CACACGGACCACAAGGAACAAACGGGCCACAGGGTGCACACGGACCACAAGGTTCTCGTGGAGCACAAGGAACAAACGGAACAAACGGAACAAACGGGACAAACGGAACAAACGGAACAAACGGAACAAACGGAACAGACGGAACAGACGGAACAGACGGAACAGACGGAACAAACGGAGCAGCAGGGCCAGCCGGAACTAACGGAACTAACGGAACTAACGGAGCAGCAGGGCCAGCCGGAACTAACGGAACTAACGGAGCAGCAGGGCCAGCCGGGCCAGCCGGAACTAACGGGACAGACGGATCGCACGGACCACAAGGACCTCAGGGGCCACAAGGACCTCAGGGGCCACAAAGCCCACAAGGAGCGCACGGACCACAAGGAGCACACGGACCACAAGGATCGCACGGGCCACAGGGTGCGCACGGACCACAAGGAGCACACGGACCACAAGGATCGCACGGACCACAAGGATCGCACGGACCACAAGGATCGCACGGACCACAAGGATCGCACGGGCCGCAAGGAGCAGTCGGAACATTTGCTAATGGTACTGCTCAGTATCAAGTTCCAGTTACAAGCTCAACTCCTTTTGCACCTGTGTATACAACAGCTACAGGAACAGGGGCTCCAGTACTAGCTACTTCGCCGACTTTAGTAACTCCAGCTTTAGGTGTAGCTTCAGTAACGACTGTAAACAAAGTAACTATAACAGCACCAGCAACCGCCTCAACCCTCACCATTGCAAATGGTGCAACATTAACAGCTTCTGCGACTGCTTCCGTATCAGGAACAAATACGGGGGATCAGACTACTATTAGCGGAAACGCAGCAACCGCAACCACAGCAACAAATATTGCGGGTGGTTTAGGTGGTTCAATTCCTTATCAGACAGGAGCAAACATAACGGGAATGTTGGCAGCGGGAACAGCGGGTCAGGTGCTACAAACTAATGGATCGGTAGCAGCACCCACATGGGCAAGTCGAGTAAATTATACCGCTAGTACTTCTGCACCTTCTAGCCCTGCAATTGGCGATCAATGGTTTGACACAAACAACGGGGCTATGCTTGTTTACATTAACGATGGAAACAGTTCGCAATGGGTAGAGGCTGGAAGCCCAAGTGTAGGTTCTTCGGCTATTCAGTCTAACGGGCGACTAACTCTTGAATCTGGTGTTCCTGTTTCTACTACGGATCAAACAGCAAAAACCGTTGTTTACTTTACCCCTTATAACGGTAATTTGATTAGCCTATACAATGGAGCAAGCTGGAATGCGTTAAGCTTTTCGGAAATATCTATAACAACCTCTGGCTTATCAGCTAATGCTAGTTACGATATATTTGCGTACGCTAATGGCACTACTGTTACTTTGGAATATAGTGCCGCTTGGACTAACGACACAACAAGAAACAATGCTTTAGTTCTACTAAATGGTGTTTATGTTAAATCATTAGATAACACCAGAAGGTACTTAGGTTCTATTAGAAGCAACGCATCCGCACAGTTTACAGATTCATTAGCGAATAGATTACTTTGGAACTTTAACAATAAAGTTTTGAGATCTCTTTATTTGGTAATATACGCTAGTAGCCACAGCTACAATGGAGGTGCACGGGAGTGGAACGGCGGAGCAAGTGTAACTCGACTGTATTTCATAAGCGGAATAAATGGTGAAACTTTTTTTGCTAACGGTTATTCTGCTATTACTTCTGGTGGTTTTGCCTGTAATGCTCTCTTCGGGGTTGATTCAACTACGGTACAGTTTGGCCCCTCAACGACAGATGCCCGTAGTGCCGGTTTTACGAGACGATCAATGTCATCAGTGGGGCAAATAAATCTTGGGTTCCACTACTTGACAGGGATACAAAGCACGGAGTCGGCTGGAACAAGTACATTTTTAGATTTTGTTGCTGGCGGTTCTTTATTTTGTTAAAGGAAATTTATGCCAATTGATTTTCCGTCATCGCCTTCAACGAATCAAATCTACTCTTACAACAGTAAGTCTTGGAAATGGAACGGTGCGTCTTGGCAGAATTATACTTTGCAAGTAAGTAACATTTACGCAGCACAAGGTAGGTTGACTTTAACTTCTGGAACGCCAGTATTAACAACAGATGTAAGCAGTTCTACTTTATACTTTACTCCTTATTCTGGGGATTTAATAAGTCTTTACGATGGATCAACTTGGGCGACTTATTCTTTTGCAGAAAGATCCTTAGCATTAAGCGGTTTAACTTCAGCAAAAAATTACGATGTGTTTATTTATAACAACTCTGGAACTTTAACTTTAGAACTTACTGCGTGGTCTACCGATACTGCAAGAGTTACTGCATTGGTTTTAACCAACGGTGTTTATTTAAAGTCAGGTGCTTTAACTAGAAGATACCTAGGAACATTTAGATCGACTTCAACCAATACCACAGCAGACAGGTTAAATAACAGATTAGTCTGGAATTTATATAATCAGGTAGAACGACCAGTTAAAATGGACACTTATACTTATTATGGTTACTCTGGTCACACATATACCACAAGTGCTTGGAGAGCGTGGAACAACGATTCAGGTTTAATAATTGGCTATGTAGTTGGGTTAGACCGTGGAATTGCTGTTGGGTTTGGTGCCGGGGGCAGTGGTTTTACTAGTACGGCTGCTGCTTGGGATGGGGCTACACCCGCGTATGATACTATTGATCTTAACGCAAGAGCCGGACGGACTTATTCAACAAGAGGTTCGGTTTTAGGTTATCATTTCGTAAGGATGATGCAGTATGGGCAGGCTTCGGCTACTTATATTCAAGGTTTTTTAGAAGGCACTTTTTGGTCTTAATACTTTTGTAAAGGAAAATTTATGCTTGTTTTACTGCACGAAAAAATAAACGCTATTACTCCAATTTCAGGAGTATCCAATAACGGAGACGGTACTTACACGGTTAGTTACATAACCGAGCCGTCTGAACCTCAGCTGCTATTAATAAATAAAGCCATAGAAGGCTTTCCATTAGAAATAGCTAAAGCTCAAAAGCTAGAACAGATAGGGTCCGAGTGGTCAGCGTTTGAAAAGGCTGGATGGGATTCTGGTCTTGGTTATTCGCTAGGAATAACCCCAGCGGATGTGGCTTTACTAGTGGGGGTGTTTGCACTTGCTAAAGAGGCCGCAGCCTTAGGACTACCAATCCCTTCTGTTATCAGTACTACCAATACAGTAATAAGCTTTACATCTATTGCCGAGATGACTATGCTGCTTTTACAATACGGTCAAGCTCGATCCACTATGGCGACGGTATATGCAGCTAGAAGAAAAGCGGTTGAAGTTGCTTTAACTGTCGAAGAACTAGTAGGAGTTTGATATGCCTGTATCTGATTCCACGGAAGATCCTTGTGACTGCGGAGATGAGCCCCCTTGCGAAGAGTGCGAGCACTATGCAACGTATACGGCATATACAAACAGTGGCGGGACATGCGGGTGCTGCTACGTATCTATTATAGTGAAACAGAGGAATGATTCTGGAGGGTACACAGGAAATTATTATTCTGCGCTTCATGACATAATAGCAGCTTACAGCTGTCCTAGCGCAAATGACCCATGTCAATCACTTACCGCAGAGTGCGAAGGCTCAAAAAGTTATTACTTTTCTTCCGGCCCCACCTGCTCAAGCCCATGCTGCGTATCGCAAATTTGCGTACAGGGGCCAGGAGGAAACTATTATTACGAAAATTATGAATACCACAGGAGTAGCGAGGAGGACTGCTACTCGCCACGCGATTCTACTATTTGTGATGCCGACCATGTCGGACACATTCTTGAGGGAAATGGTATTCAAACCACGATTGCGGAAGGGTGCCCTTCGCAAGCCTGTTCATCTGAGGCATGTAGTTGGGTTGAAGAAACTCCCTGCCCTTACGGCTGTACATCATCTCCGCCGTACCCAGACCCCACACCCCCATGTGAAGGTACCGTGGAAGTTGTATGCATAGGGACATGCTGTGACGATTAAACACCATGTGGCGGGACTTGTACATTTGAGTGCTACGAGTTTAGTGGGACTTATGGGCTACGCACAACAACTGACTGCACAGACCCAGGATGTATGTGCGTTTACAGTATTACGGACTACCCTTGCGATTCCAGTAATATAGGACAAAGCCGCACTATTTCTTGTTCGGTTAGGTAGTCGGCTTAGATATGTTATTTAGTCTTTAAACGCTACAAACCTATTGCGTACAAACAATAGGTTTGCAAAGAATCCACAAAAGGCTAAAACCAAGTAATCAGAATACATAGGTTCTTTTAGCTGCTCTAAAGGATTAATTAAAAAAGAAATTCCCAAAGAGAACCAAAAGCTGCTGCACTCATGGCAGAGCATAGCCGCTCTGATATAAGGAATTCTGGCTACTAAGTTGCGAGCCGGCGCTGACACATCTGTGTCGGTCCAAGCGTACGTAACACCTAGGCATACAGTTAGATAAATTATAAATAGTGTCATAAAAAGTATACCGTCAATTCGTTATTCTCTTTTACGACAGAAAATCCTCTAAACATTTTACCCATCAAACTTTCTTGAAAAGTCTTCCAAGATTCTGCACTGGCCCCCACTTTAAATGTTTTACCCGAAATATTGTTTTCGGCCCTCTTTAATTTTAGAAGATCCATCTCTGTCGCTATTTCTTTTGTGTGGTACTTAGTCAACAACAAAGGATCAACAACGGATTGATCGGCAAAAAACTTGCCTACCCTACCTCGGCAAGAGCAGTTAGGGTTTAACTTAAGGCTGGTCAAGTCCGCCAATAGGCTTGGGAACTCGTCTTTCATTTTTTTAAACTTGTCTTCGTCTCTTATGATTATGCTTATAAGATCCGGAAGAACCGACTGATCATAAACTATGTCGCTCATATTTTACCCTTTCGAATTTTGAATCGTAAACCACCCCACAAATATTAACTATTAATTTGAAAAAATCAAGGTTTATTATTAGGATAAGTAAAGTTATAAACACAATAAGTTTAAAGATTGGATACATTCGATGAAACAACGAGTTGCAATTCGACTAAGTATGGAAGACCCGCAAGATCTAGCTCCGCTTGAACAGGCTTATTGCGTACTTTCAGAAGTACTTATGAATCTTGAGCTGGAAGCTATTATTGTTGTGTTTAAATGTTGGCGTAATGAACAAGCATTTCTTGCCAATCGTAAATCGTTTAACACGATTCAAATACCTTTTGAGCCAGAAGAAGGTGGAAAAGAGTTTTTTCAAAATTGGAACAAGACTAGCGGCTACCTTCAGCTAAACGATTATTTAAAACAGCATTGTTTAAAGCACCCACTCTTAGCACAAGCGAAGATATGTGAATAAAACGCAACTGGTTATTAAGCATAAATGGGCATTGGGCGACACTGTGTTACTGACCGCACTCGTCCGAGATATCCATCGAGCATACCCAGAGCGTTATCAAATTCTAGTTGATACCAATTGGACAAATGTTTGGTGGAACAATCCTTATGTTTTACCTAAAAATACAACTATATCAAGCCGGGCCACGCAAGTAGAAATAGGCTGGGGCGATGCTATCCGCTGGAACTCTTACGCTAAGTACGGAGATCGGCGAGAGATGAAACACATCCTAGCTTGGTACCATTACGATTTTGAGCGCAAAACTAATATTCATATCCCAGTCACCGATCCTTGGCCGGACTTGCATATGTCCGAACAAGAGCTGATTCCTCGGATTAATGGTAATTACTGGGTCATCCTGTCAGGAGGAAAGCTTGATCTTACTGCCAAACACTGGCATGCACATCGAGCACAAGAAGTAGTGGATAAGCTCATAACCAGAGGCATCCGCTGTGTTCAAGCTGGAGCTGCCCATGCCAACCATATCCATCCACCGTTACAAAATACTACTGATATGCTAGGTAAAACTGAGAATGTAAGAGACCTGTGGAATATTATTCGTTATTCTGACGGGGTTATTTGTGGTGTAACAGGTGCAATGCACATTGCGGCTGCGTTTGAAAAGCCTTGTGTGGTTTACGCAGGCGGTCGAGAAGACCCTTGGTTTGAAGCTTATGTAAATGCGTTTCAAGCTTTTGGCCCTACCGCGAACCCAGTACGAGTAGAGCATAAGTTTTTACACACTATTGGGCTGCTGGAATGTTGCGAAATACAAGGTTGTTGGAAAAACCGAACTGTAGCTTTAGATCCGCAAGACTTGACAAAAAAGGCACATACTCTTTGCAGGCAGCCGGTACGCTCCAGCGATTCGCACCCAGTTCCAAAGTGTCAGGATTTAATTTCTTCAGACCATGTTGTGGAGGCAGTTATGGACTACTACAGGCAATCAGTATTTCCTCCTATTAAAATTCCAACTGTAAGCATAGTGCAGGTGCAAGACGGTAATCCTGTGCCAATAGCCCCGGTACAGGTCAGCAGAGAACCTTCTGTTGACAGTAAAGTACAACAACCCTATCAAAAAGTTCACCCACAAGAGCTTACAAAATCGGGAGTTGGGCAGATAAAACGAAGTCTGCCTATTATGGATAACCCGATAATAGGGGGTAAGCTGACTATCTGTGTTCTTTGTTATGGCCCTTATCCGGAATTGGCTAAAACTTGTCTATCCAGCATTTTAGCTACCGTACCCGCCGAGCGCTTAGATTTGCGGATCGGGCTTAACGATGTCCACCCAGACACATTTGCTTATGTTAAAACATTGCCAGCTACAAAGATTTACGCAAACAACCTTAACCGTTACAAGTACCCCGTTATGCGTGATATGTTTTGGGATGCGCAACGGCCTATCACCACTAATTATGTGGTGTGGTTTGATGACGACACTTGGGTAGTTACTCCAAACTGGATTACTGATCTATGCCATACCATTGTTGAAAATCATCCTAACAATTATCGTATGTTTGGGTCTTTGATGTATCACGATTTAGCTATGTACGCCAAAAACGGCAACGATCCTACTGCCTGGTTTAAAGCTGCTGACTGGTATCAAGGGCGTAACTTTAGAATGCGCGGTAGCCAGAAAGAACAGCCTAATGGCAGTGTAATTGACTTTGCGGTAGGGTGGTGCTGGGCTGTGGCAACAGAAGCCATACGCAAAGCAAACATTCCCGACATACGGCTTATGCACAACGGGGGAGACATAGCTTGCGGAGAAGCCATACATCAAGCTGGCTTTAATGTTAAAAAGTGGAATTTAGGAAAAGCTCTGGTAGCCTGCCCAAGCCGGGAACAAGGCGGGAGACGAGGATACTCTGAAAAATTCTTATGGGACAATAAAATTTAATGTTAATTTTTGATCACAACATAATGTACACATTGTGGCAGGATACGCTATTTTGGGAATGTGTTCCTTGCTTTGAAAACTACCGGGAAGAAGCCGAGGAAGTGGCGGCACAAGCGAATATTTTACAAAGTAGCCTAAAAGTAAAACATAGTTTACTGTATACTTTATGGTTGCAACTACTACAAGAGTGGGTGACAACGAAGCCCAATAACATAGAACAGCTAGTTGCCTATATTCAGAAAAAACGAAAACATTGTGTTGAAGCTATCGTACTGCCGCTTGTAGCTGGGCAAAAAGATCAAGTGTTTCTTTTTAGGAATTAATTACATGACTCGGCGCATATGCCTTACTAGATCGGCAACCACAACCACTGAGCAGGTTAATTATGGAACCTACAGACTACGCGTTGATGCCACGTTAGCGGAAGGAGCAGACCTCGACAACAACATCTTTGTATACAGGCATAATTCCCCAAGTCCGTATACTACACTACCTACGGATATATTTGAGGCGGTGGCAGGGCCACAACAGTTGGCGAATATACCAGCAGGGGCTGCCGATCCTAACCTAAGCTGGCCTTACTATCGCTTAGCCCATATCGAACTAGATGTAGCTTCCACGGCCCAGGCAGATTCGATATGGACAGAAATTAAAGCAGAAGTGCAAGCACTTCTAAAAGCCATGGATCGGCTAGAACAGCTACAAGTAATTCAAACTGTATGGTTTCCATCACCACCGCCTCCCTAGAAACAAGGAATACGAACTATGGCCGAATTAAACAAACTATTGATTTTGGAAGAGTCTGTGCTGCTAGGCATGATTAACAATCCAAACTTCGTAAAAGAATTTCCATTTCTTACTGGAGCTGAAGGCGTCATCAAGGCTAAGGCAACTGGATGCGGTCGTTGTAACCAGAACGCAGGAAGACGCATTCAAGCACTTAATGGGATTAAACAATCAATCATTTCTATGAGCGTAGAGCAGAAGCAAAAGCTTAAACAAATGGTAAATTCTGAAAAAGTCCGTGTTCTTATATCTGCCAATGGTAAGGTTACTGCACATACTTTCTAAACCTAAATAATAGGCAAATCCGTGTCATTATTATATAGAGGGAAACCTTAACTAATGTGTGTTAAGGTTGATCCTTTGTTTCTTTGTTTCTATGGGAGATACATATGTTCGATAGAATGATTATGGATTACAATACTGGTTTGACCGAGAGCATCTTGGTTAGGATCAACAAGGAATTCTACGTAGGCCTAAACGGCCTACGTCAGCTCATGGGCGGGGGTAGCATGATTACCCCAAAACTCTTGGGCCAGGTGCTAGGGTCCACCTACGGCATCTCCAGGGATCCAGCTGCCTTCTGGCACGTGTACTCGCAGTATATCGTCCAGGAAGCGGGGGATACTCCAATTTCCAAAACACAATTGGAAAGAGACCGGAAAAAGTTTATAGCGGCATTCGTCTCTTACCTACAATACTAAACATAATCCCACCAATACCCTCGGGTGTTGGTGGGCTTTTTTTTAGCTATTAGGCGTTGGCTGGGTATTTTGGGCATTTTTGGGCAAAAGCGGAAGAAGGGTCAATCCCCGATAGGATGGCACAGCACATCTCGCCGACTGGTAGTTGGGTAAGCGGCACGGGTCGCTTCTCAGTAACAATAAACCCACAAACTGCAGTGGTGTCGATCGACATAAACCGCAAGGGCTACGGCCCAGTGGTTTATGTTGAAGGAAACCTCGGGGCTATGCCCCGAGTTAAGTTAATTGGCAAATGGAAGATTCGACATCTGCAGGCAGCTAAAGCTTTGTTAGACGAACTTTTCGGGGTCGCAGGTGCTGATATTCTGTACAAGGAAGTAGAAAAATCGGATTATTTCCCGCGGGAAGAGGCTCACCCCACCTCCCGCTTTTTAAACCCCCCAATCTACAAGGCGTAAGTGCGTCATAATAGAATGATAGACATACCTGTTAGGGGTAGTTTGTAAGGCAAACGAAAGATCTCTGCAGGGGTCTGGATACTTACAAACTACACTAACTCAAATCAATGAGTTAGTTAGCGTCCCTGTATGTCTATCTCTCAGCAGACTTCCAAACCCAGCTGCCCTTCGGGGTAGTTGGGTTTATTTTTTTTAGGTATTGTCATACCTAAATAATGGGCAAATCCGTGTCATTATTATATAGAGGGAAACCTTAACTATAGCAGAGGACACCCCCTTGGGTGTAATGCACTGTGGCTTCTTAGCCACACCGGTTCCAAGTCCGGGCATTTGATTCAGCTACCTATTTTTAGTTCATTGTGAACTTTAGGGTAGCTGTAATTGTTTTATGGTTTCTACGAAGGAGATTGTATTATGTTGAGTAAAATGTTGGCTTCTGTTAAAAACTGCCGCGCCGAGCAAAAAGAATTTCAACGAGCTAGGTACGCTCGAGTTGCGGAGCGACTGAATGCGCTGGGGGATGGACTTCTCCAGTTTGAGGTAAAGGGGTGCGCTGGGCTTGACGACCCACGACATTGGGTTGAGGTCGAGTTGCCCCGCGGGGGGACTAACCACGTCCATGCCTTAAAGCTGTCCTTGACAACTGACCCCGGTTTTCTCAAGGTGACCGACCATGTCGGGACCAAGTGGGAAAAAATCGACGAAGACGAGCTGATGGGGCACATTGCACTGGATTTCACGGCTCACTTCGAGCCGGAGGAACCAGAAAAATATTGGTAACCAGTAAACCCAGCTGCCCTTCGGGGTAGTTGGGTTTATTTTTTTTAGGTATTGTCATACCTAAATAATAGGTAAATCGGTGTCATTATTATATAGAGGAAACTTTAACTATTATGTTGGTTAAGGTCGTTCCTCTATTCTTGGTTTCTATGATGGAGATATCGCTATGAGTTTTGCAAAAAATGAGCGGGTAAAAGACCCGTTCTACGGAGAATTGTCTGCCGAAGAGGCGGAACTCCTGCGGGTGCCCCACGGTACCACTGCCACCGCAGTAACAAAACTTAGAGAGATTCTAAGAATCTCTCGGCTGATCTGCACATCGGTGGCGGTGGTGTCGGCAGTGGTAATCGCAATGACTGTTGCGATTGCAATTATTTTTTAAGCAACAACCCCCTGCGTCTAGGTACAAACACAGGGGGATAATTTCAGTACCAAGGAATCGGAGTTTAAAATGGTGCAGATCGTGATTGAAAAGAGGGCGGTCGTGACGAAGACAATGTTCAGTTGGGCGGATGAAGATAATCTGCTTCACCTGCAGGACGGCATATTAAAAATCCTTACCCGAAAGGGGAAGGAACTGAAAAAGGAAAGTTCGGGGATTCCAGCCGGATTTCAGCTGGATAGTCTCGACCCTGCCGGTGTGGGCGTGATGGAGTGCGCATCAGATGCGTATACACCTGAGCAATTGGTAAAACTGTGGCCGAGAACAGTTGATCCGGACATCTGCTATTTTTATGAGGGGGACAAATCGTGTTAATACTAACCCGAAAAACCGGCGAAACCTTAGCAATAAGGTTCGATGGCAAAGAAGTGGAGGTGCACATTCTAAGCACCCACACTGGTCGAGTTTCTTTGGGGTTTATCGCCCCAAAGGAAATCACAATCGCGAGGGGCAGGATTAAAAATCCTGCCAGTATGGCGGGGGGAGTAATTGGGTAACCAATGGTCGCAGTATGCGATTTGTTTTTTGATGCTGTAAAAGCACCAATAACAAATCACATACTGCGATCTTCCTTCTTATTACTATATTGTAATAAGGAGGTTTTTCTTAGCTATTGGACAACGAGGGGTAAAAATGGACAAGTTAGAAAGAGACAATGTGTCAGATGTCTATCAAAGCTTTATGCTGCAAGTGCAGACTGTGCTAGAAGCTAACCTTGCAGCAAAAGCAAAATTAGACATCATTGCAGAAGTGGTGGAAGACTTTCAAAAGTTTCGCAAAGCATGCCGGCATGTCAAACGGGTGCTGCGAAAACAAAAATTAGAAGGTACGCATTAATTTTTAGTTCCTTTTTATAAAAGGATACAATAGAATGTCAATAATTAGTTTTACAGAAAGGAACTAAAAATGGCTGTGAAAGCATTGCAAGTAGATATTCTAGGGGACGGCAGTCGGGGAATGGTATTAATCGAAAGCGATTTACCCTCGTTTGTAGACCAGATTGAGGAGCTAGGGTCGGCTAAGGCACGAGAGTTCGTGCTGCACGCTACCATCAAGGCTGGCATCAAAGGTTTACCCGGCATAAGCCGAACCGTAGATTCAGCCTATCCTGTAAACAAAGACGGGGAAGCACTGGAAACCTTAAAGGACGAAAAAGGTAATCCAATTCCGCTTACGGATAAGCGGGCAGCCCCTAAACGCTATCGTGCCAAGTATGAAGTTACGGCACGCCAATGAGTCAAGAACTTATTATGCTCGATGAGTCGGCTAAAAAACGGCTCATTAAAGCTATTAATAGCGATCTCGAACAGCTACTGTGGTTGGCAGACTGGTTGCTCCACCTGAATATATTTTCAGACGCACAGATATACGATGTGCTAAACTTCGTAAAATCCGGAATTGAAGATTTTGCAGAAGCGCTGAAGGAACATAGGACAATAACGACTACCATCTGTGTGTGCGATTCTCGCTGGATTTCTATGTCAAACGGAGTTGGATTTTTAGACACGCAAACGGGAGAAGTGATAGATGCGTTACCTCAACCTGTCGTAACGGTTATCTTTTGCGACCTTTGCGCGTTGTTACTGCGGATGGAGCACCGAAAGAGGATGTTCAATGGAAACACAAGTGAACGACCGCCTGCTGAAAACTCTGCTCAAGCAGGCGAACAGCCAGCTGTCGAAGCCAGTACCGAAACTGCTGCAGCGAACACTACTGCTATCTGAAGATGCGTTTGCTACGCCCTTATTTCTGCTAGTTATGGACCGATACGGAGCAGAAGCCTTACACTGGGCACCAGAAACCATTCGGATGGAACTGGAAGACGATTTTCAATGTAAGCTTCCTTCCGTGTCCTTAGATAAAATTATGGCTGCGATTACAGTCGTAACCACTAATTTTTTCTACAAAGATGTGAGCAGATTCATTTCTATATGTAACATTTTTGCAGGTGACGACTTTAATCCCACGGTCTTTGACCCAGCAGATCCTGATGAGCTGTTACTTGGAATCACAGAAAGTATGCTGTTGTGGCCACCAGACGAAGATAAACAAGACACAGAATTCTCAGAAGAAATACGAGAATACATTAAGCAAACGTTAAGCGTTGAAGGTATACTTCAGCCATTCGATGTCCTGCGACTGGCGTTTCCCGCCGACCAGTCGATAAATGTTGACGCAGATTACGCCGATGATCCAGAGATGTATTCTGCCATTTATCAAGTACAGCAGGGGAAGACGGACGAAATGCGGGGCATATATCTGGATAATATATCAGCACTGGCTCAACAATTATCTGCGTTATCTTTGAAAAACGGTAGCACAGAACCTGTAGTTAAACACTTACAGGATATTGTACAAAAGGCAGGGCTGGGAGATAGACAAGAAGGAGAGTCATTATGATGACTTTGGCATTGGCATTGGCGTTTGTAACTTCTGAACCTGCAGCAAGATGCGCAGGAACTTGCAGCAATACTGCTACCGTTAAAAAGGTAGTAGTAACTAAAACGAGAACAAGAAATTGTTCAGCAAGAGCACACAGAGTAAAACGCTGTCGTTAAGTTACTTTTAACCAAACGTAAGGGCTAGCATTTTTTACAGATGCTAGCCCTTTTTTTATTACACAGAGGAGAAATAAATGATAGTCAATTTATTCTTTGATGAGCGGGGGCGAGCTTGGTCTAGAGGACCATATAACCCACTCAAAAGGAAACGCTGCCCTTTTAGCCACAACGAGAAAATCGTCGTAAAGTTGGCAGCGGCTTTAAAGAATCAGACTATGAGAGACTACATAAGGGCGACAGTCGTACCAAAAGCTTTTCAAGACGCAAAAGAAATAAACGAAATTCTTAACTTGGAGATTGGTATATGAACAAGAAAGGGAAAAAAGAATGAGTCATTTAGCAAGCGGGTTTTGTGTTACAGACATCGAGGCGTTGGCATTAACCGTGAAAGAGAAATGCCCGCAACTTGAGTTAGTACGCCAAAAAGAATATAGGACATGGGCATCAGACCATGGTGGTAGGCTGGTAGGAGATTACCCATTGCCGGGGTTGTATCAGTTGCTAATGGTGGCAGCCTTAAGAAAACAAGGCATTAATGTCCACGCTAAAGCTGCAGCACTTGGAGTTAAGCTGCCGGCTAATCTAGTAGACTTAGAAACAAAGCCTTGGGATTTAGCTCAACAACGACTATTGCTCCAAGACGAAACGTTTAAAGCTGCGTACGAGAAGATATGTACAGAAACAGTGGGCAAGGACGCTGAATTTGTTATTAGATACAAAAAACAAGAAGAAAATAACTATGCGTACGAGATAGGCCTAATACCTCATCCAGTACGCAAAGGGGAGTTCGTAATGTTGACGGACTTTTACGCCCAAGGCAACGGATTGCTAAGCGCAAAGGGTGTCGGAGTGCACACAAGCGAAGACAACAGCTGGGGCGGAGAGCTGAAACAAGCCTACGCAAGTATGGCCGCAGAAAGAGCAATTGTAACTCAGATTAAAGCGGGTAACCCCGAGTACGGTAGGTACGAAAAAACGGTACTTTCCGACGGCAAAATTAAGATCGAAGTCTTTCCAAAAGGGAGTTGAGATGAGTGATAAAAGAATTGTCGTCATCATTGACGACAAAGGCGGAGTTCAAGTAGAAGCACACGGGCATAAAGGAGGAAGTTGCAAAGAAGCAACAAGTCCTCTAGTCAAAACGCTGATTGGTGAAAAAGGAGGAGATCGGGAAAAACCCGAATTCTACCAAGGCGATTTCAAAATTAGAATTTCAGAATTTGAATAACTACTTAAAGGGAAAAAAAATGAAAATTATAGAAAAGTTGTCGGGGTACTTTGCAGCAGGCCAATCGGGATTAGTATTAACTTCGGTCGAGCCGGAAGAATGCCTGCGCGAGCTGGCCGAAATGTCTAGATTCTCGCAAGGGGCCGAGGACAAGCTAGACCTGCTGTTTTGGGACGCAGCGGATGGCGTCACGGATGCGGCAGGAGAGATGGTAAACCTAGAAGAAGAAGACAGCACAAATCAGGATATTGCAGCATTGGGGATTACCCCAACTTCCAAAAAAATAGGATTACATGATACTTTTGTGCTGGTGCTGCGCATGATCAGAGATCGAAGCTACCGAGAGGCTGCGGGCGAAAGCAGCAACGGGGATAAAAATATACGCATCTTGCTGGTGCGAAACTTTGACAGACACTTGATGCCGCAAGGGCAACAAGGACCAGTGGACGGGCTGTTGTTAGCACAAGCTCAGAAAATCATCAACGAAGGGCAAGCTGTGCAAGTATTTCTGATAATGCAAACAACTCCAGAGTTTGAGTTACCTACAGAGCTTATGGTGCATTGTGAGTATGTGGCACACGATCTACCTGCCAGCGAGGAGCGTAGTAGCATTATTACAGAGCTTGGAGTAGCCGAAGTTAGCCAAGCGGTGTTAAACGCTACGGCTGGGCTTTCTAGGGCAAAGACTGCTCAGTATGTGGCAGAAACGATGGCAAACTTTGGGTACTTGAACCCAGCTGCTATCTTTCAGAAGAAAGCGTCGCATTTGAGTCGTGCCTCAAAGCTAGATGTTTGGAGCCCAGAGTTCGTAACACAGATCAAACTTTGGCCGACGCCAGCATGCATTGAGTTGCAAGAGGCAAGCGATGTAACAATGGTGCAAGAAGAAAGCCATAGCAATAACAAGCAGCTGAAGGAAGGGGAAGTGCGAGTTCGCATCAAATATGTGAGCAGTGGAAAGAAAGCCATTGAAAAATGGCTAGACCCTATGCCCTTGTCTGACTTTGAAAATAGGTACCGACCTGAGCGAGATTTCTTTTCACTTAAATCAGTCGTGGGTTTAAGCGGTTTAAAAGAATTTCTTCGTAAAGGTTTTAGACCTGGTGTTCCAGATCGTGCCCGTATGAAGCATGTTCTAATGCTCGGTGTCCCAGGCACTGGCAAGTCGTTTACTATGCAATGCTGCTCGGGAGAGTTCAACACTCCGTTGTCTTCAATGCAGGCATCCAATCTGTATTCAAAGTGGCTTGGTGACACGGACAAGATCTTAGCTAGAATGCTAGCCACAGTTGAGATGATCGGCGGTATTCTTGCCATAGACGAGTTTCAACGATTTCTACCGACTGGCGGAAGTGGGGGCGAAAGCGGTGGTGTAGAGAGCCGGATGTTGAGCACGCTGCTTAGCTGGTTTAACAATCAGCAGAGTAATTTAGTCTTGTCCGCTGCGAATAACATCAGCAACCTACCTGACGAGATCACCAGGTCTGGTCGTGTAGATGCGTTAATGTTTGTAGGCTTCCCAGGCCGAGAGGCTAAGGACGCAGCTTGGCAGATGTACATGCAAAGACACGAGCTTGCCGAACAAGACAGGCCAGAAGATAACTACTGGACTCCAGCAGATATTATGTCTTGCTGCCGGCTAGCCGAATTACAAGGCGTATCAATCAAACACGCAAGTCGGTGGATTACACCCTCGTACGAGAAAAACCAAACGCAAATGGACGGGCTGATGGAATGGGCCGAGTCGGCGGGTTGCATATGCTCCGAAAGCGGAGAACGATTTAAGCGTATAAAAACAAGCTCAGTAACGGGGCCTAAAAAAGTCATCAGAAAAGTAAAAACAATTTCTTAAGGAGGATTCAATGTTTTCAAGTCTAATGGCAACTCTGTTAGGGCAAGAGCAAATTAATAAACTTATCAAAGAGGTGGTAGAAGAAAAGTTTAATTCAGCTTTGATGAATGAAACCATAAAAGGTTTCATAGAAGCTGAGGCAAAAAAAGTGGTTGAAGATTTAGATCTTCAATCGACTATGGCAAAAAAGTGGAAGTTGGAAGAAATTGCGGAGGCCGTTGCCGATGTCATTGATTTAGATGACTTGGCAGATAAAGTAGTTGCTAACATTGCAGTAAGCGACATAGCCAACGAATTGGATTTAGATGACTTGGCAGATAAAGTGGCTAAAAAGATAGATCTTGAAGTGGTTGCAAACAGCGTAGATACAGACGACATCGCTAAAAACATCAAGCTGGGAAAGCTTGCTCGTGAGTTTAGCCCCAGTGACATTGCGGCAGAGCTCGATTTAAAGAGCATTGCGGAAGAAATAGATCTAAACGATTTAGCAGAAAATTTAGATGTGAATGCAGTCGCCACGCGTTTTACAGCAGATTATGCTGCGTTAGCACAAGCTTTGCTGGCTCGTATTAAAAACATGGAAACAGCAGACAAATAGAACACGCAAGGGAGCAATCGTGTTGCTCCCTTTTTATTTAAAACCAATTTTTTAAGGGGAACTAGTATGACAAAAGTGCAAAAAGAAATGTTCAATGCCTCCGGAGAGGCAATAGTGAATAATAAAGCAGTGACCTATTGCACTGTAAAGTTTACGGTAGGCTGGCTCCCGGGATCGATAGGATTTACAGAGCAGGCCAAGGCTGTGTTAGCCGCCAACCTCGGCACTGACTCTAAGGTTATTAGAGGAGCGTATGCAATCTTAGGTGCGTCAAGAGATTCGCTTATCCAAGAAGGAGCAGCTCTTAGAAGATTGCTAGCCCTAATCAGGGATGGCTATACAATTCCGGAGTATACCTTGGTGTCTTCCGCTGCTTCCGATGTCTCCCACCTGAAACCAGAAAAAATCAAGGGGAGTTATTTGATCGAGTCTTGCAAAGTAGAAGAGTTTATGGAAAGGTTCAGCGACGTTCGTTTGCAGTACCTCATGTGGGGAAAACGGGTAGCTGAAACCTCTAACTACGATCGGATCAAGGACGCTGATAGAGTCAGTCTCGCCAAGGATTGGGATATTATATGCAGTAAGTACCCGACTGCTGCGCAATTGGCGGACTCGATTACATGTGATATGCCCCGCATCGAACCATTCGATGCTACATTCACATTAGCAGATGTTGCACCAGCAACCGCAAAGTACCTAAGGGAGCAAGCGGAGGCTAGGCTTAATGCATCAGTGGAAGGGGCTACAGCCGAACTCGTAGCTGAGTTCAAAGACATGGTTGAAGCTGTTTCTAAAAATTGCGGCAAGAGAATTAGGCTTCTGCCGTCTCTTACGCACAAAAACCAAGAATTGCGTTATGCGGAGGTGCAGCAGATTGTGCAGCATAGCGATGACGAAGAAGTGCCAGTAGGCAAGGTGCTAATCACCGTGCAGACGGCCAGCTTAAAAACTGGCTCTGTGGACTCGTTTGTCCAGACTGGTAAACCTATAACGATGCTTATGACAGCAACCGAATACAAGGATTTGCAACCATATGAAACTGAAGAGCATCGAGCGTTGACCCAGTCAGCATTTGAGAATCTTCAGTGGTTAGCGCAAAAGATCTCAGCAGTAAAAACAATGCTGGGAACAAGCGATCAAGTCAACGACCTAACCAGTCTGGCAGACGAGATCACCGCAACTCTAGGCCAATTAGGGGGCTCGGCAGCTGATATAACCAAACAGTTAAAGAATTCCAATTTTGCTAGGGCAACAACCAAGCAGACATTTGGCAATTTTTTCAACCGTCTTGTTACGCAAGACATTGAAATTAAAGCAAAAAGTAAAGCGGCACGCCGCATGATTAAAGTAGGGGGAATCAAGTGATCGTCTTCATAGAAAAAGACGGAACAACGAAAGGGTTAGTCAGCCCAGTTACCCAGCTACTCCGGCTGGGTAACATTAGAAGGGTCAGCCACATTGAACCTACTAACGCGGTATTGCGTTGGTTGTTCCATTGCGTTCGATATCAGGTGGCTGACACCTCTTACCTCGCAGCGTTCACTCGTTGCTGGCCTTGTCAATGGCGTGCAAACATTGTTAACGGGCCTACTATGGGCCCGTTCAGAAACCGGCAAGATGCCATCAAAGCGGAAGTTCTTTGGATTGAAACAAAATTAGGAGTTAATTATGAATAAGTTTAATGATTTGAGCATTGTGGAAGTTACTGCGCTACAGAAGCTAGCTGAAAAACAACTAAAACAACTGAAGGATGGCGGTGAAGTGGTTGACCCTGGCAACCATGCCTTTAATTTTAATGTACATCTTGATGGCAGCATTTCAAGAGAAGCCGACACAAAAGTTTTCCCGCCCTTCTCTTTAGCACAGTTTCTTAAGCCGATGTTGATTAAGTACGCTGAGGCGCTAGGGAAGGAAGAAGGTCGGCAATGGCTACAGACTTTAATGAACAGCCAAGGGGCTTTAGGTGCGGTGATTCAGTTAGGGTCTGAAGCTGTATTAATGTCGGCAGGTCCTGAGCTGACTGGCATATGGGCCATTGCCGAAGCAAAGGCCAAAGAAAAGTTTCAAGAAGTGACCCAGAAGGTTGGCAGAGCTGGAAACACAGTGGTGGTGGGTGCGCTGGAAACATTTCTAGACGTAAACACAGCTAGAGCCAAATTTACTGAGTCGGACTTTGATCCAGCTTCACTGCGCTTGCCAGATCCAGAGTATCCCCCAATAAAAGCAAAAGTTAAATCAGCCAAGAAAAAGAACTAGCCGTGCCCGTAGGCTTTAGCTAGCTCTTCTAGAGTTTTGTCGTCAATTTCTCTAAACTCTGCTGACTTGCTCAGTTGTGGATGCTGTCCAGCTTCGCTCATCAAGCGTTCAAGCAGCTCCGCATCTGGGCGAGGCAGAGTATGAGCAACTTCTGCAATTTTTTCTGGGTCTATGTCAAACCCGCGACACACTTCAGCAGCAAATTCATTGCCGAATAAACTGATCACATCTTCGCGTGCAAGCTTAGCAAATTGCGACTTGTCGTAAGCGTTACCTGTTTGTAAAGTGCACAACTTACCAATGTCTGCGGCAGCTTTAGTGTAGCTAACTTTAAAAATCACATCTTCGGCTCTTGGTATCAAATCGGTGTATTTGCCTTTAAGCCCAATATTGTGGTCAATTAGATCGACTATTGCGGCTAGCTTAATTAGCTCTTTGGGTTGCAAAGCGGTGTTGGGTGTGACACGAACAGCCGCAGCGAGTTTTGTAATTGCATCACGCTGGTCTTGTTTCTTGGCAAGTTTTGCACGATTTTCCAACATATAACAAACTTCAGCTGGGTCGGGTATTCCACGCCCTGCCTGCTTCTCAATAAAGTCGGTTATATCTTCGCCCATGTTTGCCCCATACCTAGCCGCTTTCTCCAGAATTTTATTTGAAATTATGTTGCGGTCAACGAATGGTATTCTGTCGCGATTTGATTGTAACCATTCAGCCGCAGTTTTAACTTGCAATGCATTAGTCATCGGGTAATATCGTTCTTGGCCGCCGTCCTTGCTTTGCCAAACATAGGCATAGCTGCTGTCTGGAAGTTGATCACTACCCCTCAACTCAGCAGCACGCTTGACTATTGCGTCATAGGCTGGTCGAATAGCAAAGTAGTCTGCAAACTTTTGAAACCGTTCACAAATTCGACTTTGTTCGTTAGGATGGTATTCGGCGGATTTCTCGTGAAAGTACGCGGCAGACAGCCAAGTGGCTGGTGCAGAATGACACGCGTATTTTTTATGCACTGGGTCTGCATAAGCAGTGACGGCGATAGTTTCTGGAACCATTGTGGCTTCCAGATCGGCATTCCGCACAAATTGCGGAAAATCATAACGTTGAGCAATTTTAACCAGCTCAGCTTTATTTTTGTCACTTGCAGGGTCTAAAATCACAGAAGGCGAAGGCATTGTGTCTCTCCTCGATATTCATGCAGGATTAGCATACACGGCGATTGCCCCCTTGATCGGGATGGAACCAGCCGTAGCTTACCCAATTTCAGCTAAGTGCCCGTACTGTGAGGCACAAGCTTGGTCTATTAATCAAGATACCAGAACTTTAGAAGAATGGTATTACTGTTCCCAGTGTAAAGCCACAGGAACTATCTTGGCAATGGCAGCTGCGAGATTAAATATGCTCCCAGAAGAAGCTATGCAGTATTTAGCCGAACAATTAAACCAAACCGTAAGCCCCAGCGATGTCCGATTATACCGGCGTGCTCAGGGCTTTTGTGCAAAATTACAAGAATTATGGAAACAATCTCAATTCGCTACACAACTCAAGAGTAAAGAAAATTATAGAGCGTTGGTTCGGCTGGGTTGGAATACGATTAGTCAGATGAGTCCAGAGCGTTACAAGGCTGGGCCTGGTCAGATATTAGGCATTTTATCTCCGGAACAGGTGGCTAAGTACGGGAAAGCCAATAAATTACTTAAAAAGAAAGAACCTACGGTACTAGTGCCATACTACCGGTCACCCACGCAAGTAGGAGCATTGGCCTGCTTCAACGAAGGTACTGAAGTATTCCTTAACCCAAGAACAGGGGGTGAAGTGGGCTTTGTCGGCCTGCCTTTCTTGTGGCAGATGCAGTCAGAAAATCTTGTTCTCACCTCGATGTTAACCAATATGGTGCGGCTGCATCTACGCAACTTTAACAGCTCCGAGCTGCCACTGCCCGTCCTAGCGTGGCGCCAGTTCTTGATTACGGAGCGAAAGAAGCAATGGCCGATGTTGGGAGGAAGACAACTCATTTTTTGGGAATGTCAGCCAACCGCAGCGTTACTTCACCAAGCTATGCTGGCCAACGCCTCCATAAGTTTCACTGGCCCCGAGGTTATCCGGCAACAAGCCAAAGAAGTTAATGGCGATAGATGGCATCGCTGGATGTCGGATATGCCGGCAACAGAAATCTATCAACAGATAGTTCGCACGGCTAAGCCCTACGAAAGGGCCTTACACAACTGGGCAAAATATGCTGCTCCTGCTGACAAGATTAAGTTGTTACAAGATGCGGAACAACAGAATTGCGAGCTAGCTAAATTAGTACGCTCTCATATTGCACCAAATTTGTTAACGGAAGTAGGTAGACGCATTAGAGTTCCAATAATGCAAAGAGTTGCAACCATGGGTGGAACTAATTTTATGGTAATAGTAGAAAAGAATAACAAGTGGCACGACGATGCGGGAAATGTAAGATTTCCAGGAATTGTCCGTGTGGACAAACTTGTGGTACGCCCGGACAAATCCAAAGAATACATTGGCTACCTACAGACGAACAAAGGTAAATATCCATTTCGTGTACCCGTAGAGAAAGCCAACTTAGCGTGGTTGACTGAATTTGGACTAAGCCACGGAATAATATTACAGTCTGATTCTTTTTACAACATATGGCGTAACCACTGGTTAGAAAGATTTAATCCTTTTGTGGCAGCTTGCCAGATTGAATTGCCTGAAGTGGTTAATGGGCTAGTGTCTATCGGCTGGGATGGAAGCGGGTTTCAATTTCGTAACTCTAGGTTGTGTCGAGGAGAGTTTTCTTCAAATCCGGAATTTACATTTCCGGAGGACGCACCAGGACCTAAGCAATTAATTTGTCGGCTGCGAGACGATGTAATCGCCGCAATCAGCGATGAAAGTCTAGAATTAGAAATAATCTGGGCTGTTGCTATGGCTATATGTGCACAAGTTACTGCACCTGCTGTAGATCTTCCAGCTTATGGTATATGGATAGACCAGTCTGAAAATAACTTGTTTTTACAAGAAGTATATCACAGGTTTGAAATAAAGTGCGGGTTGCCTCAAGGCTGGGTACATAAATGGCCACGAAAAATTAAAAGGTTTATTACTGCATTGACACAGGAAGATACTGGATTTTTTATTACTAGCTTTACAAAAAGGCAATGCCACAGCAACACGACTAATCTAATAAAAGTTACAAACATTCCAGAGAACCTACAACCTCGAAAGGTAACACACAGTTGTGACAAAATCGTGTTACAGTACCTAAAACAGTTTAGCAAAACAGATCATCCCCAGCCTGCAAGTTGGGAGGCGTGGAAAGATTACACCGTAACACAGATGCTGCAATTGTTTAGCTTTATAAAATCTAAAGCGCTAGACAATGCGGCAAGCCATCTGCATATAACATAACAAGTAAATATGCTGGTGCAGTACCTCTTTACAAAAAAGTGAGAATGAAAATGATAATAAAAAATAAAAGAGAATTAAAGGAATGGATAACAGAATGGAGTGATGTAGAGGAAGACGACATAGACAAAGTAATCGATAGGATTTTAAACGACAAAATGAAACCCCCGTTTGGAACAGATTATACAGCCTATCTTCATAGCCTAGGGGTATCGGCAGTAATTATTGGTGGAAGTAAAGGGGAAGGAGAATGACTCGAAAATTAATAAACCAAGCCCTAGAGGCGATGCTATCTGTTCGTGTTGTGTGCAATGATTTGAACCACAAAAGGGGAGATCAGCACCAAGACGATGAAACCTGCAAACCATTAGAGAGATGGAACGCCGCAATCGAAGCTTTGTTAAAACATAGGGAGGATAAAAATGGATGAAGAAAGCAACTATGAAAAATACAGGGGCAAATGTAAGGAGTTTAGCGTAGATGCCTGCGCTGAAGATTCAACCTTAACCTTGGTGCGCGGGCATTTTCGTTGCCCGATCACAGACAAAAGAGAACCTCACTGGTGGACGACTAGACCAGACGGTTCTATCTATGATCCAACACAAAAACAATTTGTATATTGGACAGACGATCCTAAAAATTACGAACCTTACGATGGCACTTGCCGCTGCAAAATATGCGACAAGGTTACACTAGAAGAAGACACTTGTTTCTATGGAAAAAACACTTTTTGCAGTGGTGAATGCTATGACCAATTCTGTCAATTATAAAGAAGGACGGGACAAAATTATTCTGGGTCAACTAACGCACGACCTTGCATAGCAGAGCGAACCTCGTCGCTGACGTGCATTTGCTCATAAGCGGACAAATCAGGCCAGCGCCCGTGCATTTGAAAGAGCATCATAGCCCCCATAGTGACCGCCTGCGCAAAATCGTCTGGACCTGCCGGATCTCGCAATATACGATAGTGATCTCGCCCGCTACCAGACTCGGCCTTATCTTCAATAAGGTTAAGAAAATCGTGGAGTAACCCCACATCCTCTGAACCTTTGTGATCGTATTGAAAGAACCTAATGATGTGCGACTTAATAAACTGACAGCAGTAGTTTAAAGCACGATTACGGTCCATCGTGTAATGATTTCGAGGGTGCAGCTGATTAGCCGGTTTGAAGTTAATTAATCCTCTTTTAGCCGGGCCGATGTAGGCTACTGCCAGTATATTGGCAATGTCCACACCAGACTGTACTAGTAGGGTTTCTCGGACAGTACCGGCTCCGGTGTAATCGTGTACAACATGGCTGCAATGAAATGTTTGCATAATACCAAGGATAAGCCTAGCCTCCCGCACATGATCGTGCGGAGTCAAGCTGCGTAAACCATAAATAACATCCACACGCCCATCCGGAGTTAGTCCGCAAACCGCTACCGTGGTGTAAGATTGCAAACTCATACTAGATTTGCCACGACTGACACCACCGCCGCCCCAATCGACAGAGACAAAGCGGTAGATATAATGGTCAATATTATTTTTTGCTTCGTCAACAAGACAAGCCCAAGGAAGACAAGCAGCCTGCTTTAAGTCGGTCACTGTTACTAGCTTGGAACCACTGTCCCAGGACTCCCCGCAAACTTCGTTGTAGAACACATTAATCGGAACATTGCCTTTTCCATTCAGTTTGTCTACAAGTTTTTGCCATTTTTCTGGGTCAGCGTAGTGCATAGGCATAATTAGCTGAGGAACATGATACCCAACAAACGACCACCGCCTATCTGCATGCCGATGCACCCAGCGTCCCGTGCCGCCTTGTGCAGCAGGCCGGGGATTTATAGGCTTTGCACATTTGGCACAAATTACGCCGGGCACAGTCTCGCTAATGCCGGAATGGGGAGGACCGATCATTTTGATCAGGTCATACTCTAGCGCCGGTATATTCCAGTGCCCGCAACCCGGGTGGGGACAACGGATAATCCATTCAGCCATGGACGAGTCGTTCCAAAGTTTTTCAATGGTATTGTCTAGCGTTTTGGGAGTACCGGCATATTGAATGATCCCCCAATCCCTGGAAGCCGACAATGTCTCGTGAATGATAGGTAAAAATGAAATGTCCATGTACTGGATTTCATCAATACAATTTTTGTCTGCACTTACGCCACGAATTCTTTCAGCGTCGGTGTAAGCAAAAGAAAAAAGCATTTGAGACTTGTTCTTAAACGAACGCTGCAGCACATTGTTAACCGTAGTCTCCCCGGAGAATAAGCGGCCCACAGGGCTGCTTTCTATAAAAGGAGCTACGTAGTTTTGCGAAAATCTTCGCACCATTTCAAACAATGGTGTGATATAAAGCGTTGAAAAATAAGGAATACAGTTGGCAAATAATACTCCTTGCGCTGCAAGTGAAGTGGACTTTGACACCTGTCTTCCTGTTTTTAATAAGGTAGTGCGTGGCATCCTTGTTCTAAAGAAAGGAGCGAAAGGAAAATGGTCATGTAAGTGATAAGGTTTACCTCTGATGGATAGCAGCAGGGGTAATAAAGGTTTCAAAGTTAAATAACCGGTTTTAGCCATAACATGCTGGACCATGCGTAACTGTTGAATTTGCTGAGTATCTAAAGAATTCTTCATGTAATCAGACAGCAGCGACGACTCCAGCATCGAACTAAAATCAATTTCAGTCTTTGACTCTCGTTCTTCTGCTAGCATCTGACTAGCAGTCTTTTTTATTGCGTTTATTTCATTACTCATAGTAAGGAGCTTTATATGTCAAAGCCAGAAATTAGCCAAACAATTGGCTTGTTAGTTGCCTACCCAGCACTTGTTATGGGACTAGTATGTTACTATACTGGAGCAGGCCTGACAAGTGCTGGATCTTTTTTGATAAATGCAAGCGGGCTAATACCGACTAAGGTAATAGATTAACTTAACCCAAGGGGAGGCTACCATGCCATCTCGCAGTGCCTACGCCTACCAAATCAGAAAAAGAATGCGACCGCTCGGAGGGCTGTCGCCATCGTTTTCTACTAAACAACTATTAATTCACCAATACCCAGATCCCACTGGAAAACCTTTGAGCGAATTAATAATTGGTGAAGGCACACCTCCCCCGGATCGAGTAGTATTGTCATCGTGGTCTCCTCCTAACCCGGAAGAGCCATAAAAATGGATCCAGATATTGCGCTTTGGGCGCTATGCTACGGCATAGCCGCCGTTGTTATGTTTTCCTTGGGATTATACCTTCCTGCGATACTCGCAGGGGGTATATTATATGTTGGCTTGCGTCTAGCGGGCCATTAAGGAATATTTATGCTGATTATCGTTGCGGCGTTAGCCACTTGGCAGATCGTGGAGATATGGAGACATTCAAAACTAATGGCATCGATGCGTAGTCGCACCGAAATGTGGGATAACCGGCTAGGTGAATTGCTTAGCTGCCCTTTTTGTCTATCGGTTTGGGTAAGTCTCTTTTGTCTGCTTGGTCTAGAGTTGACTGACTATGGGTTGGCGGGTTACACATTATCACTGATGATCAATGCCTTAGCGATATCTAGACTTGCCAACCTGGGCAACGATGTTTTTAAAAAGTTTTGTATGACTCCAAAAATAAATGTAAATTTCGAAGAAAAGGAAAATCAATGAGCCAAGAATCCGAAATAGAAACTAAATTTATGTTTGATGAAAAATTAAACAATAAGTTTAGAGAGGCGGCACACGCCGCGTTTTTGGAAGTACCGGAGTTGCGTAGTGTGATAGTAGTATACGATTACTACCGAAATCTAAACGACATGCCGGACATCAGCAAAGGTTTATGGCTGACTGCCGAGAATAGCGATAAAAAACCAATAGACTCAGTTGCGGGTTCGTTGGGTGCGTTATTGCAAAGTACTGCACACATCTTGGATGAAATGTTTGCCAGACATCAAGCACTGCAAACGCAACTAGTGGAACTTTCCAAACAAATCCTAGAAAAGAAAATGGAGATTTAAAAAATGAATAATACAGTCAAAGAGACTAAAAGTTTAAGACAGCGGGTTATTGTCGCTATTCTAGAACGACCGGAGGGGGTAACCGATAAAGAACTAGCTGGGCTAACTGGTGGCCAACAAGTCGCCGTTACGGCGATACGGTACAATGCAGTCCAGACTGGGCTGGTTAAGTATCACGGAACGCGAATGGGCCGAGCTGGGAGTTCAATCAAAACGTGGGTGGCGGCCAGTACCAAAGAAAAAAAATCGTTTAAGTATGCGGCAACTACATCTATCGATTCTTTGCTAGACGCAGCAACGCAGAAGCTCGCAGGACTGTTTGAGCAGCATAAAAAAACAAGTATTGATTTTGAATCTCTAAAAGTAATGCTAGCCGAGCTTAAACAAACTGCGGAAAACAGGGTTAATGAAATTTCCAAGTTACTGTAAAGAAAGGAATTGGGATGAAAAAGGAAAATTATATGGTGCCTAGCCCCGATATCGCAGCAGCTGAAACGCAAGCTTTGATCGTTCCAGTGCTTGTGGTTAGAAAAGACGGCAATGACACGAGTACGCAGTTAAGAATCAGTTGCATAGGAAATGGGTATTTAGTAAAGACGGGAAATACTCCAATTTATTACGCAACTAAAGAGGACATGGCGAAAGCTGTCTATTTGGGATTGTTAAGTCTAACCTGTGGCGTTGAAAAATGAAATACTTATCTGTGTGCTCCGGCATAGAAGCAGCCACTGTCGCATGGCATCCACTTAAATGGGTGCCAGTGGCTTTTTCTGAAATTGATAAGTTTCCTTCCGCAGTACTCAGGCACCACTACCCAACCGTGCCTAACCTTGGCGACATGACTAAGTATAAAGATTGGAAACCACATGCAGAAATCGACCTACTCGTCGGAGGAACTCCTTGCCAAAGTTTTAGCATCGCAGGATTACGCAAAGGTCTTGAAGACCCCAGAGGTAATCTTATGCTTACCTATCTTGCAATCGCTGAAAGTTACCAACCTCGGTGGCTCGTTTGGGAAAATGTCCCTGGCGTTCTGTCAAGTAACCAAGGAAGGGATTTTGGAACCTTCCTCGGAGCGCTGGGGAACTTGGGGTATGGGTTCGCCTTTAGGGTGCTGGACGCTCAATGGTTCGGAGTGGCGCAAAGACGTCGTCGTGTGTTCGTTGTCGGATGTCTTGGAGACGCAGGCCGTGCCGCCCAAGTTTTATTTGAGTCCGAAAGCGTGCGCCGGAATCCTACGCCGAGCCGCGAAAAGGGGCAAAAAATTGCCGCCACTCTTACAGATGGCTCTGGAGAGCGTGGCGTCGATGCCGATCAAATAGCCAATGGTAACTATGCAATTGGTACGGATTGTTACAACGGTTCGATCACTGGTGAGGTAGCGGCAACGCTAGGCACACCGGGTAGTAGTTCTAATGCGTCAGGTCCTACAGTTATGCAAGCCATGTGCTTTGATCGACAAAGTAGTGGAGAGTATGGGACTGCACCAGTAGCTTCGACCATGGCTGCCCGCGATCACAAAGGTGCAAGCGACATCGTGGTACATCCAATTGTTTTAATGGATCAGGGTGGCAGCGTAATGAATGTAATGACAGATGGCACAATTGGAACTTTGCGTAGAGAAACAAAAGGGCATGAACCTTCAATTCTTTGTTTTTCAACAGCAAAAAAGGCTGGAACATTGCGTGCCAACCCAGACAGTGGTTTTCAGTCAGACGGTTCTCCAGTTGAGGGGGTTGTTATTAACACATTCCCTTTGGCAGTTCGCCGTCTGACCCCTCGTGAATGCGAGCGACTTCAAGGATTTCCAGACGATTACACCGCGATTCCTTGGGGTAAAAAATCAGCAAGCGAATGTCCTGATGGTCTGCGTTACAAAGCATTAGGCAACTCAATGGCTGTGCCTGTAATGCGGTGGATTGGCGAAAGAATCGACAAGTTGAAGTAATTTTATCAATTATATTGTGTGCGTATTTGCACACCCAAAAGGAGGTTTGAATGAGGATAAAGCTAAGTGTTGTGTTGTTAACATTAGTGTTGTTAGGCAACATAGGCTGTACACGCACGCTGGAATACACCACCAGCACCGAAGTGTATCCAACCAATCCCAACGTGATACAAAAAATAAACATAAGCACAACAATTAAAACTCAATGGTAAAGAGTTAAATTTATAAAAAGGAGATTAGAAATGACACCGTATCATCATGCGGTATCCTCCGCCAGCAGATTTGGTGGTAATGCCGAGGATTATATGGAAATCCACAACTGGTTCGATGAGACCAAAGGCTTCACAGGTAATTGGACTCATCGGGCTATGCGCCACCATTCCGCAGGGGTAGAATGGGCGACACACAAATTTGGACACACCATAGTAAACAGTGATAAAATTAAAGTCCCAGTCAAATTCATTGCCGAACAGCACATAGAGGAAGACTGTGGATTTATCCCAACGATTCAAACTTGGTTAAAACCTCTCACAGAACAGCCAGAATCTTGGATGTTGAGAGTAGCTAAAAAAAGCACTAAAAGCGTTTTAAAAATCGAACAAACGCCCACAGAGGAGGAAGAAAAACAATGTTAGACCCAATAGCGTTACCAAGGGAAATTTTTGACCGAGCTCGCAAGTTTGGGATAGAAGCTATTGTACTTAATTTCGAAGGAGGAAGTGACGAAGGAAATTTACTGATAAACTTAAAAAGAAAGGGCAACCAGCCTCACAAAAACTTCGATACATTTGAATCCGAGATAGAAGACTGGGCATGGTCTGCCTATGTGTACAGCGGAGCCGGCGACGGCTCGGCTTATGGAGACGATATCACTTATGATCTCATGAATATGGAAGTGGACACAGCAGAATGGTATTGCCAAAGAGTCGAGGGCGACGGTGCCTCTGTTGCATTAGAAATAGAATAAATAAAAAAAAACTAAGGAGAAAAATTAATGAATGCTAATGATTTAGAAATAGAAAATTACGGAGCAACCTGCTTAGATTTGTTAGAAACCAAAATGTACCGACATTTGTTTTCTCTGGCAGAACACTGGAAGAACTACGCATATTTCACCCCCCAAGGTGGAGCCCGCCTAGGATCCATTGCGGGGTACATCACCGCATTAAAGCATCTTGGCAAGCAAGAACTTGCGGAACAAATGGCAGAAGATTTTATAACTAAAATGGCGTGGTTAACTCGAGTTAACTACAACTCAAACTCTATCGTAATAAATCATCAAGAATCCATGATAGAGACCCAACTTTTATTTTCAGCCGAAGATACTTCTCCGGTTAACATAAGAGTGCCAAGGCAAAAAGTTATCTTACACGATGATGGTTGCCTCCATAGTTTCAATTTTGTTGTGTATTTTCCGTTAGACTATAAACTATACTGGGAATGTTTTAAAAAGCACGCAGAGGAAAAGCAAAATCCGCATCAAAGCGTAGTGGAGGAGTTGAAGATAGAAACAGGGATTCGTAACCACGAAGGATACGAACAATTAATCAATGAACATGCGTACAAAAATGGGTATAAATATACGCAGTATTACACCTACGGTTACAACGGCGGGCTTATTTATCATGGGCCAGATGCGGGAGAAACATTTTCGGTGTGCGTGCAAAAAAATGTTTTGTGGAGCATTCACACTTAATTAGGAAGGGAACTTATGAAAAACAAAGGTTACGAAGCGTGGGCGTCTCGGCTGCAATTCTTTAATGGAGAATTTGGTTTTGGCCCCCTTAAACTAATCAAAAACGAAGACGGTAGGCTGCACTGTGACAACGGTCCAGCTTACATTAGTCTTACCAGAGTAATCTGGTACAAAAACGGCCAACTACACGGCATGGATGCGGATAAATTTGGTAGTATTTTATACTATTACGAAGGAGTGAGGATTCCTCCCCACTTTTTCACAAAGCCTAAATCCGTTACACTAAAGGAGGTATTGCAAAATCCGAATGCGGAAGTAAGATATGTGGGGATAAAGATCATTGGGCTGGATAATATTATGGCTTTGCCGACCACACTGGTGATCCACAAAGATGTGGATCAGTTTGGAAGAGAAAGAATTTTATTTGAAATCCCAAAAGTGTTTGACGAACCTACCTTGTATGTAAAGGTAGTTAATTCAACGGCAGAACCCGATGGTACTTATAAGAATTATTTCTTGTGCGTACCACCAACGATGAAGACCTGTTTAGAGGCGGTGGCGTGGACCAACTACATGAAGGCAGATGAATACTGTCCTTCGCAAGAATCTTAGGAGTTATATCATGAAGAAGTTTCAAGCGCGGCAAGGTGATATCTTTTTTACGGTAGTAGCTAAACCAAAGAATTTACACGGTATGAAAATACACGACTCCCGAATTCTAGCGTTCGGTGAGGTGACTGGTCACAGTCACGCCCTCAAAGAAGGGTCAGCAGTGCAGCGTTATGTTAATGCGGGAGGAGATATTTATTTATTCTCCGAGGAAGAAACCAGCGTTGGGCACGACGAGCATTCCGATATAAAACTTCCAGCCAACAAATGGATCAAGGTTACACGACAACGGGAATTTGATCCACTGGCTGCTAACCGACAGCGTACAGTTGCAGATTAAGTTTTAGTCTAGTTTACCCGTCGAACCAAGGGAGCAAGTGTTTGCTCCCTTTTTTATTTGAATTGATAGTTTTTATTTTAAGGAATTAATGTTATGGAAAAAGTAAAAAGTCAGTCGTCTTTAGTAAACCCTACTGGCAGCCCCGCTCTAAGCCTGAGCGAAGTGGCACAACAATACATAGGGCAGCAATGTGCTGTACTCTGTGCACGGTACAACTACCGTGGAATTATGAGCGCCGTAGGTTCAGATTTCATAATATTGGCACAAGCTCGTGCCGTGGAAACTTCAGGGGCATCCTCACTGGAAGAACCGCAAACAGAAGATATCATCACTTCGAGCATAGTAATCAGCCTAGGTGCGATAGAAATCATTTATCAGCCACGCTGGTGCTTTGCACCGTTGGATAAATAATAATGCGTAAAATCGTAGATATAAGGGCTAGAGCATCGCTCTAGCCCCGTGGGCGTGTTTTAGCACAATGAAACCTTCACACATAAAAGGAGTGATGCAATGATAAGAAGGTCTGTTAGCACAACGCATAAATCTGAATCTTGGTTTAGGTGTGTATCTTGGTCTAAACTTTTACGGCAGACTTGGTCTGCGTCTTGGTCTACTGCCCAACAAGAATCGTACAATGTAACAAGAGTCGCACGGCGGTAGATCAATAATGATAATGAACTTTGGCCTAACCCCAAGACTTGCTATAAGTCTTGGGCACTCATCCATAGACTTCATGGTTTTTCTAAAAACGCTAAATAATGGAGACATAAAAAATGATAAGACTAGCATTCAGACCACGCCTTGTCGCCAAATCAAGATGTTGGTCTGTGCCTACCCCTTGGTCTAGTAATTGGGCCAAGTTTAGATCTGTATCTTGGAGTTGGGGTCGTTCTATATCTTTACATTATTGGCGTACTTGTTATCCTTACAGCCAAAGTTGGCACAAACCAATAAGGTAAAATTCACTTTAGGAGTTATCAATGATAATGAAAACAATTGATTTTAATACAGCCAGATCCCATGGGTGGTCTAGGCGACTTTATAAGTCTCGATCTTGGACTGCATATTGGGACCGGTCTAGAGGCCCGAGCGCGTCTTTATCTATGCTGTTTTCTACCTCTAAGTTTATAAGCCAACGACAGTAGTATTGAGTCTTGGTCTAGGTCTAGGTCTGTGTCTTGGACTAAAAACAAAACTAGGAGTGCTAAATGATAAGAAAAGTAACCATATGTCACCCAGATACTATGTCTGTGTCTTGGTCTAAGTCTTGGCCTGGGTCTGGGTCTGCGTCTCGGTTTGGGTCTTGGTCTGGGTCTTGGTCTGGGTCTTGGCCTGGGTCTGGGCCTTGGTCTGGGTCTTGGTCTGGGTCTTGGTTTTGGTCTTGGTCTTGGTCTCGGTCTCGGTTTGGGCCTGTGTCTTGGTCTAAAAACAAAACTAGGAGTGCTAAATGATAAGAAAAGTAACCGTATGTCACCCAGCTATGTCTGTGTCTTGGTCTGGGTCTTGGTCTCGGTCTCGGTCTGCGTCTTGGCCTGGGTCTTGGCCTGGGTTTGGGTCTTGGTCTGAGTCTCGGTTTGGGTCTTGGTCTTGGGCTGAAAACAAAACCAGAAGTGCTAAATGATAAGAAAAGTAACCTTATGTAACCAGGATGCTCTGTCTTGGTCTGGGTCTCGGTCTAGGTCTGGGTCTGGGTCTTGGTCTGGGTCTTGGCCTGGGTCTGGGCCTGGGTCTGGGTCTTGGTCTGGGTCTTGGTTTTGGTCTTGGTCTTGGACTAGGTCTCGGTTTGGGTCTATGTCTTGGGCTAAAAGCAAAACCAGGAGTGCTAAATGATAAGAAAAGTAACCATATGCCACCCAGATACTATGTCTTGGTCTTGGTCTAAGTCTTGGCCTGGGTCTGGGTCTGCGTCTCGGTTTGGGTCTTGGTCTGGGTCTTGGTCTGGGTCTTGGCCTGTGTCTCGGCCTGGGTCTCGGTCTCGGTTTAGGTCTGGGTCTTGGTCTGAGTCTCGGTTTGGGTCTAAAAACGAAACCAGGAGTGCTAAATGATAAGAAAAGTAACCTTATGTAACCAAGATACTATGTCTGGGTCTTGGCCTGGGTCTTGGCCTGTGTCTAGGTCTGGGTCTGGGTTTTGGTCTTGGTCTATATCTATGTCTTGGTCTGGGTCTTGGCCTGTGTCTCGGCCTGGGTCTCGGTCTCGGTTTAGGTCTGGGTCTTGGTCTGGGTCTAGGTTGGGGTCTCAGTCTTGGTCTGACATATATCTACCGACAGGAGTAACTTATGATGAAGATTAAGATAAAAAAACACGGGAACCCGGACTACGGGCAAAACCCCAACAAAACAGAAAAGGAAGAGCTTACTGCAACCACGATTGCAGAACTACGTGCAAAGGTGCGAGAATGGCAATTACAAACTAATTGTGGTGGAGGTAACTGGGGAGTATGCTCTGTGCATATAAACGACAAAATTGTAGGGTATATGTCCTACAATGGTCGAATTTGGAAAGAAAAGAAGTGGAATCCTAGTTGCATTGAAATAAATGATGATAATCTAATCGTATGTGAGTAATAACAAAGTCAACTCGTTGTTACACTTATGCTTGAATCTTTTTATTTTAAAGGTGACAAATGGAACTACACGGCGGTCCGTTCAAACGTAGACGAAGAAAACCTCCAGATCAAATCTGGATGCAATTTATGTCTGACGACGAAAAAGAGAAAATGAAAATAGAACAATGTCAGACCGTATCTTTGTCGGATGTCGGACTGCCGGTACGCGTAGCTAACACGTTAGAAAATTATGGTTTATTGACCATAGGGGACTTGGCTAAAATAACGATAGAGGATCTAGAAAGCATTCAAAACCTTGGCGAGATAACCATAGCTCGCTGTGTTAGACTGCTGGATGAAATGTGCCTACCCCATAAATTACGCAAAAAATAAGCATATGTTAATATAGGTAAGAGTTACAAGGTAACTTGCCCCTAGGGGCAAGTTACCATATTCTACTATCTTCGATAGTATCGAGTCGCGCACACAAACCACACTTTTAAAGGGGGCAAAAAAAATGGCTGTTAAATTTCTCAAACTAGGGAAACTGGTCGTAGATTGCGGCGATGTCGTTTGTTTCAGCATGGATAGCGTTATCGGATTAGCAGAAGAATGTGGTTACGACATCACTAAACTGCAAGAATTCATCAAACGATGGAAGGGCGTAGAATGCGATTTACGCAGCGATGGCATCTACACTGTAGATCGAGTAACGGCGGTAGATCAAGAAGGTTCAACCTATAGTGCCATCATCATTGGTGCCGATGTTCCAGAAATAAAACGGTTTTTACTAACAAACGAAGAAGAGTTTTCAGATTTTTATAAACGACACCCTAAAGCCGTAGAAGTTAGAAAAGGCAAATCTTTTAATCGTGATTTATTTTCTGAGATTAACGATGAGTACGTAGGGGCAATAATGAAAAACCCAACCAACCTTCAAGCTGAACCAACTAAACGCAAGGATGGGGCTAATTTCGACGCAGAACACACAGCTACGACTGACAAAAAGAATCTTCAAGTAGAGCTAGACAAACACATAAAAGGAGGAAGTTAAAATAGGTAAGTAGTACTTTGTTTGACTCTTGTCAGCGGCAGCCAACTTTTGTCTGTCGTGTATTTATAGTTTTTAAACCGGAGGTATAGCAGATGACAAACGAAAATGGACCTTTTATCTCGTTCATAAGTGGCGAACTTGGTGAAGAAACCTAGACACTGGAAGAGTGGCAGCAACATTACACAAATTATGTTGCTGTGTTAAAAAGCAGATTAACAAAAACTAGTGAAAGTCAAAAAAGTTACAGTAAAATGCTTAACGCAAAGGGCAGATACTATGCCCAAGACCACAATGCTAGGTTCTATTTAGGCAGGCACGAAAATCAGACTTTAGAACTTGCTAAAGCTGAGGAAGAACTTGGTTGGATAGTGGCGGAACAAAAGAGAAAACTTTTAAATCCAGAGAATGTATCGCATGAACAGTTAGAGAATTTTCTGATCCACGGTCTTTACGAATCAGACTTCCCCTTAACGGGTATGGACGAAATATTGGGTGTAGATGAAGCGGTTGCGATGCTAGTTTCAATAACTAATGACGAATATCATTTAGCAGAGTTTAGAAAAGATGTTTTAAACCACAAAATTGTTTAACACAAAAATGACACATTCTGGTCATTTCGTATACTATCGAAGATAGTAGAATATGGTAACTTGCCCCTAGGGGCAAGTTACCATGTAACTCTTACCTATATTAACAAAGGACACAAAAATGTCTCATTTACAGCAGCTAGCCTACGTAGAATCAATTAAAGCTATTTACCCGAAATATTTTTTAAGCTCAAAAGTTTTAGAAATTGGCAGCTTAGATGTAAACGGGACAATAAGACAATTTTTTGAAAATTGCGATTATACCGGAGTTGATCTAGGTGCTGGGGCAATGGTTGATGTTATAGGTGAAGGTCAAAAGTTGAATTATGCTGATAACTCGTTCGACACAACGGCATCTTGCGAATGCTTTGAGCATAATCCATACTGGAAAGAGACCTTTGAGAATATGTACAGGATGACTAAAAAAGACGGGCTTCTGTTTTTTACTTGTGCAACAACAGGAAGACCGGAACACGGAACAAAAAATAACTTTCCGGACGCTGCCCCGTTACTTATCTGGGATTATTACAAAAATTTAACGGAAGAAGACTTTACTGGCGATCTGGACATAAAAAAAATGTTTAAGGAATATGAATTTAAACTGGAGATTAGTAGCTGTGATTTGTATTTTTACGGGATCAAAGTGTAACTCTTACCCATCTTAGCAAAGGAATAAAAATGGCTAAACTTAAAGAAGAAGAAAAGTTGTTTAATCGCGTTAAACGATTTGCTTCAGCGTACGAAGATACGCATGTGTTCACTGCCGCTCAGTGGGCTATTAAAGAAGAAGAAAATTTATTTGGCGAGGTGGTGTTAGTCGCTGAAGGAGAGCTGTATCATTTGCTTAATGTAACTAACTCCCGCACGGCTGTCCGCAATAAAATGCGGAAAAAATTGAATAAGATACTTGAAAAATATGACTATTATGTGGAACAAGGTTTTCACTGGTCTTGGCATTTTTGTAAAAAGCAAGGAGTTTGATATGCGTGATTTTAAAAGTCTGAATTATTTGACAATGCCGGTCGATGCGGGTCAGATCGTGGTGGTGGCGTATGCAATCGATGCCACATATTTGTATCGTCGATCATGCGATCAGAGCGACAATACCGCTAGCTACAGCCGTGCAACTTTAGATTTGGAGTCTAATGGGAATTTTGAGCCACAGAACAATTCGCTACCCATAATTGGAGATTGGGAGGAGTATGTCACCAGATTTCACCTGAGTGACGATGGCAGCTCTGAGGAAATTGAGTCCGACGATATGGACTCGGCAAAAGAAGAGGCCGAAGAACTGTGGAAGGGTGGCGATTGGGATGAAAAATGCCGCATATCGGTGCGGATACAGGAGATAGATTGGGACGATAACGACGTTGGTGACCCAGAGTGGATTGCGGTCGAGTGCGGAGAGGACCCTGCATCACCAGACTGTGACGAGGACGACCACGAGTGGGAGACACCTCATGCGGTGGTAGGCGGCCTAGACTCAAATCCTGGATGTTGGTCTACCGGTGGCACTAGCATGAAATTTAAGTCAGTTTGCAAACATTGTGGAATTTACAGAATCGAACACCATACCGGCGCACAGTACAATCCAGGTGAAGTGGATACGGTCGAGTATGAGGACGCTGACGAAGATTCGTTGAAATTTGTTGAGGAAAATAAGTAATGGTTTAGTTTTTCCCGCAGGGTGTTCCTGCGGGCGTTCAGTAGAAATAAGTTAAGGAGATAAGAAAATGGCTATAAATATTCAACTTTTTGAACCACCTCAACCAACCAACCCAGCGGTTCCAGCAGTGGTGGTTGAGACTAGGGAGGGTCGGTTTTTGGTCTCATCGCCTGGAGGGTGGGAGGCGAAGGTTCCTTACGCCGGCGCAGTTCGAAGAGATTCTAGTGGATCGTGTTTGCGTGGGCTCGCCTGGGCGTTGTCGGTGCCAGGCAGTAAAGATGCCTACGGATGAAGAAGTAACAAATCTTATTACTAAAATCAAAGGAAGATTAAAATGAAGTATTTTATCGCGGAGATCAAAGAACGAAACGGAGAACTGGAGTATGACACAGATTATTTGTTTCAAACGGAGGGTGACCCAATTATCTACTCCGACACGGTGGCAAGGGGTTGGAGGGGCGACGATGAAGACAAAGACAAAGCCGCTGGAGGGTATTGGTGTGATGGAACATTAATCTTTGACAAGGGAAGGCAGGAAATACCAAAAGAAGATTTTGATATCTTAAAAAAGTATCTAGTTGTTTTGTAAATTACAGCAACGATAATTTATGTCAAAGATGAAAGTTAAAATGAAAGTTAAAATGAACAAACAATTAGATGAAAATTTTTTTAATCTTAATTACATATCTTTGTTGTACAACGATAAATTAATAAACAATCGGCTGGGTTACCACACGGAGCTGGCCGGCCTCTTAAAAATTTGGAATGAAGAATTAAAACAATTCTGCAAACACGTAGCTGCAAATAAATTTCCAGTTGGTTATGCAATTTTTGTTCCTGATTTTTTCGGCATAAACTTCGGTAAAAATCAAATAAGACAGCAAAAGGAGATAGATTTTCTTTACCGAAGCGTGCTTGCTGTTCGTAAAGTTTTAGCGTTTCAAGCACAACAAAACCAAGTAAGATCTATTTTAATTTATAAACCTTACCCTGGTACACTGTTTATCTGGTAACAAGAGAAAGGCTTATTGTGGTCAAGCAAATAAATAAGTTAAAAGGCACGGTGCAGCACAAGCTTCGATTTAAAGACGAAAACACCTCGTTGTTACTTTTGCGACATTGTGTTTTGCAAGCATTGGGTATGTCGCAAGGTTCTGATGTATTCCGCGTACAGATATTGCAACAAAAGCTTAGATATCAGTATTATCGTGCAATAAGCAAAGACGAGGCTAAGCGGTATGCCCATACTTACAGCTTAAACTGTTGCCCTGTTGGGTTTTCTGTGAAGCCAAAGACACGATTTTGTAACAATCCAAAAGTGTGTCCTTGGTGCTTTGTGCGCTGCTGGCTGTATCCTACCTATTCGGCTTTATCTGTCGTTCCAAAGGCCGTTCGCCAAACTTTCAAAGTTATCGTTTGGCAACGAGTAGTAAATTTCAATTTACAAGAATTACCTTTTTTTCGTGCAAATAAAGGTCCGCATCAGTGGTGTTCTGCTTTGGCTACTGTTCAGCTGTGTGTGCCGTTTGTGTCGGCGGAGAACAATGACTTACAGCTAAAACATATCGGGCTTCAGCTTGTACCTGCCGACTGTGACTTTGTTAAACAACTTTCGCGCCGTGCTGTTTTTCCTGGCTTAAGTTTTGCAAGCTTTGACCGAGGTACCAACACAAACATTATGCGGGCGATGGCTACGGTTTTGCGACTTCCGTGGGCAAATTTATTCGCGCTTAACAATTTGCAAAATTTTCAATTGCTGTTAAACGGGGTTCAAAAAACTCGTTTATTGCGGATTACTAACTACAAACAACAACAGACAACAAGGAGATATTGATGGAAATCGATTCACCGCCGTACCCGAAAAATAATAGCTCTCCTAGCGACTTGTTTAACAGTCTAGTAGAGTTATATCAATGGGTAGCAACACAGTTTGAGTGGGTAAACACGGAGGCAGCCCGACTGGGGGCTCCTTCTGCCCCTTTCATTAAAAGCTTGGGGGTTGAGCCGTTACCTAACAAAAATTCGATTAATCGGTTTACTCGGTTAGCCGTTCCGGATATGTTTATGTCTTGGCAAGCTTTAAGGCGTATCCGTGAAAAGCATGATTCGATTATTCGTAACTACGAGAATGCAGAAGATTGGAATTCGGATGGGTGCATTTTTCACCGGATTTCACTTGTTAGATCGGCTATAACGCTACTCTCGATATCGTTTCTGGACTTCGAAAGGCGAGAAGCAAAGGGGATGGACGCGGCTAGGAAAACGCGTAAAGAATTTTTTAAGTATACTAAAGGAGCATTCTACGAGTTGAACGGAGGAGAAGAAGATGAAGAAGTTGATTTCGACGCTTTCCCCGCCGAGGAAGCTTAGGCCAAGCATCTGTAGGATACACGTGGCTAGAGCAGATTTGCGGGATAACATAAAGAACAATACGGACAATCCTGTAATTGGGGTGCATAGGCGGGGACGCAACTTGCGAGGCAACTCGGTAATTATTTACGACAAGCTCGGAAACGAAGTAGCTAGGATTGTGCAAAGCATGCACAAGCCTTTGAAATGCGGAGCTCGTGTGTGGATTGAAACATATGGAACTGTAATGATAGCTTATAATGAGGGCGAAACAGTAAGGTCAGAAGTGCTGGAAAGCTGACTAATGTGGTTCATCTTGCAATCGCTAAACTCGGGCTGCCCGGCTAGCAAAGTAATTTCATTTTTAATGGAAACTCTGACGCAGTTTAAATTCCGTATTTGAACAGCTCGTTTTCCAATCTCGGCTAACCCGAGTTCGTTGTCTAGGCCTTTGCGTATGTCGTGTTCTGCGTCCCATATTTGTCCGTTGATGTCCAGTAAATCCGATACCAATTTGCAAAGATTGGGTAAGGTGTAGTCAACTCCGCTCTCGTAATGTGTGATTTGTTTTTGCAACAAATCTTTGTTTAATTCGCCAAGGGGCAGTCGTTGCATTTTTAATTTTGCAATGGTAAGTCGATCGCACACTTCGCAGACTGGCATAGAAACTAGTTGTGTATTATTTTTAAACATAAAAGGAGTATCCTGTGAAAATATTAGTGTCAAGTGATTTACATCTGAGTAATCGTATTTGGAATCATCGTACCATCGAAGGTGACAGTTACTGGTCTTGGAAACAGATTGTGTCTCAGGCCATTAAACATAAGGTAGAAGCCGTAATATTGGCTGGAGATATACTAGACAAACAAGTAAATTCGTCTGAGCCAATACAGCACCTTTTAGCAGGAGTAAGCGAATTAGCCAAAAACAATATACCTGTGTATTATACGCAAGGGCAGCACGAGTTTCAAGAAACTCCTTGGTTAAAGGCTGCCGCTGGAGCCGTTTGGTTACACGAGCAAACGGTGCAGTTTCGTAATTGGCAAATTGCGGGTTGTGACTACCAGAACAACGCAGAAAAATTGTTGCAATTTTTAAAAAGCGAAAAAGCATTTACTTCTCAAATACTCGTGTGTCATCAAGTGTGGGAAGACTTCATGGGGGAGCTGGCTAAACCACAAGGGTGTTTTGGGGATATTCCATTTAATGTGAAGTATCTTATCACTGGTGATTACCACAAAAATCTTATACACAAGCACGGTAATCTAACCGTATTAAGCCCCGGCAGCACACATATGCGCAACATTACAGAACCGGAGGATAAAGCAATTTTTTTAATTGAAGACGATCCCCTTGCTTTTGAACACCAATTAACAATAAAAACTTTGCCCTTGTTAACCAGAAGAAAAATAGTTGTATCCACAATTGATTGTTTTCACAAATGGGATGTCGTAAAAAGTGCAACAGCTGCTTTGATGAGGAAAGCTGCTGAATATGCGACAGCAGCTAACTTACCTGCTGAATTAATTATGCCTTTAATTTATCTAGTATACACACCGGCTGACACGGAGCTAGTGGATAGGTTTAAACAAACTTTTGAACAAAAAGGGCATTTGTTTTTTAAGCAAATAGAATCGAAACAAGCAGAAGATCAAGCACAAGAACAAATTCTTGCTACGGACCGCATAAGTATGCTGCAGTGCGTAGACAACTATGTAAACAAAGCGGAACAACCGTTAGTTTACGACTTGATTGTAACTTTGTTGCAAAGTCCAGATTCTAACCAAGCATTGAAGTTATGGGTTAATTCTAACATTTAAGGAGTTACACGTGTACATAGAACAAGTGGAGTTAAAAAACATTGGGCCTCACCTCAGTTTAACGGTTAAGTTTGATTGTGGCTTAGTGGGTATCGTTGGAGCCAACGGGGCTGGTAAATCTACATTAGTTAATGCAATTTACGCTGCACTAACTAACGACTTTAGCCGGCTTGGAAGTGTTAAGACTGACATTATTACGAACGGGGTTAAAGGAGAAAGCTACATACGCGTAGAGGGAAAACATCAAAATCAATCTTTTGTTATAACTAGGTGGCTTCATCCCAATAAGAATGAGTTTAAAATCGGGAAAGCCGTATTTGAAAAAACAACAGATGTTAATGAAGCGGTAATGACTTACCTGAATATTAGCAAAACTGTAATTGATAAGTATGTATTCGTAGCACAATGGGAAATGTTTAATTTTCTAGACCAAACGGCGAGCGAGCGGGCAAAGACCTTTCAGTACTTGTGTGGTACGGAGTCAGCTTCTAGCCTGCACAAAACCTGTTTAGACTATGTGACGAAGCAGCAAGGAATTGAGGTAATAGACAACCGCAACGAACTGGAAGAGTCATTAAACGAAGCCCAAGTGGCCATAGCACGGCATCGCGCAACAGGGCAAGCAGCTAAAGTGCATATAATGGCAGAAGAAAAGTTAGAAGCGGGAAAAAAGTTGTTAGCGAGTTACGGGTTAGGCAAAGAAGCTCAAACCCAATTGGTTAAGACTATTATAAAAATTGAGGCATTGGAAAACTGTTTAGCTCGGTTTCAAAAAAGTCAATCTAAAGTTAAATTTGTCCGGCGCAAAGACTGGCAAGCCAAATTTAAAGGCAGGGTAATTGCTGCCCAGCAATTGTTAACTAGATTTGAAGATCATAGACTTGCACACATAGAATTTTTAGAAAAAGCTAAAGAGTACAAAGTCTATGCGCATGGAGTTGAAATCCTACAAAGGCGTAAACCGTTAGCTCCCCCGCATTATGTTGGTTTAGAAGAACAAAAACTTCTTACTAAACAGCGGCATGGACTTGAGTTTCAATTAAAACAAATTGTAAGTTTGGATTCGCATGAACGCTATTGCACGCAGTGTCACCAAGCGATACCGGAAGAACACATCGCAAACATTAAAGCTAGTAATGAAAAAAGAAAAAGCGATCTTGCTCACGTTGTGCACATTTTAGACATTTGTGAATCGCACGATACCCGCATGTCTGAGTATTTAGTCGGGATGAAAGCATGCGAGAATATTTGTGCTAGGGTGCAAAATGAATTAACTGTTGCAAAAGAAACGATGGATTTGATTGTTGCAGATTTAAAAGGATTTAATGCAGAACACAAAGACGAGGCAACAAGATTAAGAGCTAAGAATTCTATTGTAGAACAGCAATTAGTTCATTACGGTGCAGAGGTCAATAAAGAAGAACAACGCATTCTAGGCCTACAGGGTGAGCTTAAAAGCAACTTAGAGCAGCAAGTTGTGTTACAACAACAAGTAAATAGGATGCCGAGTGTTACGAAAGTAGCAGGTATGACTGCAGAATTAGGTAAACACGAAGAATCTTTGCTTGTATGGCAGCAAGCATTAGGTGGTCATCAAGAAGCCAAACGGTCTAAGTTCCGCATTTTAGCGAATTTAGAGCAGCTTACAGCTAGGCTAGCAGCGCACGAAAAAACTCGTAAATTGTTAGACATTGTTAGTACAGCCGGTGATGTGTTTCATTGGAACAACTTACCTAAAATGGTTTCTCAGGCTAACCTTCAACTTTTAGTTGGAGACATTAATTCTAATCTGCAGTTGTTTAGCAACCCGTTTTTTGTGGAAGCGGATGAAGATTTAACCTTTAAAGTTTTCTTCGCAGGGCAAGAAGCAGTTAAAGCGAAGCAGCTTAGTGGCGGGCAAAAAGTTATTCTTTCTATAGCTTTTCGTGCTGCTTTAGACCGAGTTTTTGGGCATAATATTGGTATGATGTTCTTAGATGAACCGACTTCGGGCCTAGATTCGGACAACGTGAGTTTCTTTAAAGAAGCATTACAGCGCTTAACACAGAAAGTCGGAAAAGAACATCAGCTGATTGTAATTACGCACGTTCAAGAACTAGGAAAAGTTTTTGACCAGTTGATCGAGATAAAAAAAGGATAAGTTTTGTTACAGCAATTTAATACTTGTTTTCATGTGGATTGTGATGGAACTACTTGGGTTACTACTCCAGAAGGTATACCTACGCAAGTGCTTGATACATATCGGCCTAGTAACTTAGTGGCTACTATTTATCGTGTTGTAGGTATACCTCGTAATTACAAACTTATTATTTCTTTATATTTGTCTTTAGTTAACAAAGAAATAAAAGGTAGTTTGCTGGTAGGGCATCCTCGAATATGCCATCGGTATCAAGACTCAAGTTTACAATTGTTAAATTGCATTTCTGTAATTAATCCGCACGACAATTTACCCCATACTTGGCACAGCGTAGACAGTACAAGTTATCGTAATTTTTTGTTACTGCAGCTTAAGCAAGATCCGCTTTGCGACTCATCTGCAAAATTGCGGGATAGGTTACAACACTGTTATTTTCTTCATATTACTTACCCATTTTGGCGGTTTTTAAAAATAGACACTTGTGTTGATTTAGTATTAGGAATAATTTCTGCAATAGCTGACCCTCGTTGGTACTTTAATGTAGATCATCCGAACAGATTAACACGGCTAGACGATTATTTCGGTTTATTGGTTTTTGCAAAGTTTTGGAATTTGTACGAAAGAAAAGAAATAAAAAAATTCAGCAAGGAAGAAAGTCGAACATATTTATTAGCGGAAGCAATAAAAGCACTACCTTCCGATAGCCCAATTTTGTTGGATTTAACTTGTGATAGAGCCAATATGCAAGACATGCGGCGTGCTTGTCGAATGCTACTACACTTTATTGTTCGCAACTGGTTGGCGGGCAGTAGGCAGCACGCTGAGTTTGACCCGCATATGTTTTTTCAAAACAAGGCAGTTAAAGATAGTTTTTTAAAGCAATTTGGAGAATAGTTATGCGCGAATTGTCTGTTCGTATCAGGTTTACAACCCCGAGTTTAGGTAATGAAAAAGAAAAAGAAACAGGTCGTTTTCAGTTTCAAAGAAGCCACGGAAAAGACGGTAAAATTTTATTTTTAGCTACCTGGCATCATTCTAATATGAAGTTGGCCGCAGAAATGCTAGGGAGGCATCAAGAATTAGTTAAACAGATTTGTTGGGACATAGGGCTTGATGCTGAGATTCGAGATAAATGTTTAACTCGTTGTTTTTACCAGAAATCTGTAAATGGGCGGGAGCGCTGGTCGTTGCATGAATCAATTATGGCCAACCAGACGGTTGTGATTAACTGTGTAGTGCCCTCTGCAATTGACGAACAAGATTTTTGGACGTTGATGCAAATTGCGGGTAAGTATAAAGGTTTGTCTCCGTGGCAGCCGGGCAAATACGGGCACTATGAGGTTGTAAGCATACAGCAACGAAGGCATACTCAAACAAACATTTTAGACGATTAATAAAACCACCGGCTAGGTGCGGAATTCCAGCCGGTGGCGACGTGTAGCGGGTGCGATTGCTTCGCCAACCCACAGTCGCATTCTACTTAATCAATACATAAATGCAACACAATAAGGAGTTAATGTGCAAGAAAAAATTGTTACGTTGTACAAAAATGGGAATACTATTTACATAGACCCAACTAGCGATTACATGTTTGAATTGCTTAAACCAGTTTTAAGCTTTACCGAACGCAAATGTTATTTCGGTTACGAGGCAACACAACGCAAGCAGCAAAATTTAGCAGTTTTTGAATTACAGAATCATTCTCTTTTGGATGTCGATCACAAGCAGCGTATTGTAACTTTTTATGGCTTTTTTGCTTTAATTAGACAGACGCTTACTAAAGCGGGTTACACCGTGAAGTTTAAAGATCTTTCCCCCATGGCGGCTGAAAAACTAGAACCGCGATGGAAAAACATTAGTTCGTACAAATTACGGGCAAACCAAAATGAATTTTTGCAAAAGATTTTAGCTAATCGTTGTGGTAGATTTGATTGTCCCCCGGGCTTCGGTAAATCTTTTATGATTGGTTTAATCGCTGCATTGCTGCCCAAGGCAACAATTGATGTGGTCACGAGACGAGTATCCGTGCTGCGCGACAGAATTTATCCAGAGCTGTGTCAGATGGTAGGCGATGTAGGAATTGTCGGGGGCAGCAAAAATGTAAGAAACAAACGGGTGATGTGTTACACTGTCGGTTCCCTTGGGCATAGTCCTGCTACTTCGGACTTTCTGATCGGGGACGAGTGTCACGAACTCTCTGCGGACAAAGCGGCTGGAGAATTAGTTCGGTGGCAAAACAGTCGAAATTTCGGGTTATCCGCTAGCCATGATCTTCGTTGGGATGGCAAAGATTTTAGAAATCTCGGTTTGTTCGGTCCCGTCATCTTTAAAGTAAATTACGCGCAAGCACAATCTGCAAATATGGTAGTCCCCATCCATGTGAAATGGACATCTGTAGTAATGGACCAAGACCCTTGCATGGATGCCGCAGATATACAGAAGAAACGACAAGGTATCTGGTGTAATGATTATCGGAATCGACGAATAGCCGAAGATGCCCAGCGTTACGATGATAACACTCAAGTTTTAATTACGGTAGAGACTATAGAGCACGCATTAAACCTAAAAAAACAATTACCTAATTTTACTTTAGTGTACATGGAAAACGGGTTAAGCAAAAAAGATATAGAATATTACGCCCGCCGTGGGTTTTGCAAAGAAGATGAACCTTTAATGGATTTAGACCGCAGACAAAAATTAACTCAAGATTTTGAAAAAGGCGTATTAAAAAAAGTAATTTGTACCACAGTATGGAATGTTGGTGTATCGTTTAATAGCTTGGCCGTTTTAATCCGAGCTGACGGCGGTGGTAGCCCTATTAACGACATTCAAATCCCAGGCCGTGTGTCTAGAATTTCTGCAGACAAGCCTTACGGGCAAATCCACGATTATCTGGACCAGTTTAACTATACATTTAAAACTCGAGCAAAAAATCGTAGTACTTCGTATGCGCTTAATAACTGGCAACAAGATTTTCCTTCTGCTGGCTTGCAAAAGGAATACCACAGAATAACTCCAGCATTTTAGAAAATCGGGCAAACGCATTAACAGAAAGAGGGGGAAAACATGGAAAACAAGAATTTTAAGTTTAGTCGCCCTCCTATCCCAAATTTAAACTCGCGGCCTTCTGCTGATAGTTTTAACGAGCTTCCGGCAGAGGTACGGCTTTTTAAAGATACCTACATACAGGAAAGACGAGTTTTGGAACGTTTTAGACAGGGTAGCAGTGTGAGTGTTTACCAACCTGCTTCAAGTTTAGATGGGAAATCTAAATTTGATTCGTTGGAAGAAAGAAAAACTACAAATCAATGGCAAGCTGTGCATAAAAAGCTAGGGCTGCTTCAGCATTTAAAGCCAACAAATTATGTACGCATTCTTTTTTATATCTTGAGAGGCAGCGCACTGACCGTACCTACTTTGAATCAGTTAGCTGCCCCTAAAACAATTGAAATGGTTCTTGATAGTTTTCAAAAAATAGAAGATGATTTACGCTGGCAGTTCATTGCAGAGAGCCAGCGAATCAAAACGGCTATCGTAATTTACCAAAAAGGCGATGGTTACTCGTTGAGCTTGGCTGTTTACTATGCACTGGCGGACAATAGGCTAGAATTGTCTCCGTTATTTAAATATTGTATTGCTACTTCTACCTGCGAGCGTCTTCTGCAAAGCGATAAAAAAGACCCACACATTAAAAAGTTAAATAAAATAGCGAAACAATTTGAATTTTTGGCGGCGATGGATTACACTCTTTTTCCCCAACTTTATACTGCGGTGCTGGGGAAGATAATTCCAGCGGATTTTTGTGTAGCGGCGGCTGGTATAGTATCGGCTGCTCGGTGACGATAAAGTAATTTTGTGCTAGAAAGGATGCACATGCCAACCAACCGACAAGACAGTCGGCTGTCAGCTGCTCATCTGCGTTTATTTGTTGCAATTCTAATACAGAATGAAACAATATTTGCGCATTTTAAAAACAAGCTGACTGTCGCTCATTTTTCCGAAGAAAGCTATCAACTGCTTTATCGGGTGTTATTAAATTTTTATACTGAAAATAATAATTTGCCTAGTTTTGCCGAAATATGGGCAGATCTAGAATCAATGTTTGAGCAAGACTCTGAAATTATTTCTGACGAGAATCGTGAAGAACTTGAAGATTTTTTATATTATGCGGCAGACCCAGACGTCTTTAGTGGGGCGCCTGCTCAAGATAAGAAGTTAGAAAACTTTGCTTTTAAGGCAGGGAAGCGTGTGCTTTTACAGGCACATTCTCGTGATTTACAATTAGCTTTACAACAAGGCGTAAAGTTGGAAGATTTGCCTTTTGTTTTGCAGCAATCCCAGTTGGAACTGGAGATTCTGAAGACGATGGGTGTTAAGAACAAGAGTGCTTTAACTTTTGATCATAATTGGGATAAACGCGATCCTAAAATTATTCGTACCACAGGTATCGGTTTTTTAGACAAGTATCTTAATGGCGGTACTTCCGCGGGTGAAGTGTACGGGCTTATGGCTCCGTACGGTACTTGCAAAACGACTTTGGCTGTTATGTTATGGTGCACGGCGGCACGCCATTGCTACGAAGAAACGCTAAATGGGGCTACGGGCAAGCATGGTATTTCCGTTTTAGTTACTTACGAAGCACCTAAGTCTCCTGAGCTTTTGCACCGTGCTTTAATGTACGCAGCAAGAGTTAGTCGTCAAAGTTTAGATAAAATGGGGGCGGATGGGCTGAGTGCACTGCTTAACGATCCGACAGCTCCTTTGGATTACGAACGAAAGCGATTTGCAAAAGAGATTGCCGATGGCGTATTTGAGCCGGAACAAGTTAGGGTAGAAAAGTCTATAGCTTGGTTAAACAAGCATACTTTGTGTTTAGATTTTTCTGGCAGCGACGTCGAATTTCCCACAGCTGGCACAGGCGGCATTGCTGAGATTGTTCATCGCATTAAACTGGAGCTTAGGGCTCGTGATTCTTCTTGTTATTTGCATAGTGTAATCGTGGATTATCTTGGGTTGATGGTAGACCGGGATATAACATTAGCAACAAAAGCAGGTTCGAAAGACGAAGATCATAAGACATATTCAACTGCTGTTTCCAGACTTGGGAATGAACTTTGCAAACCATTTAAATGCCACAGTTGGGTTTTTCACCAGCTTAGCGGTCTGGCTAATTCAATGCTTAGTCCTACGAAAGTTTTGCACCATACTGATGCACAAGGCAGCAAAAGCTTTGGTGCCAATCTAGATTTTTCTTTTGTAATAGGTAATCTGAACGCAGATTCAATGGGACAGATCGCCTGCACAAAGCACAGGCGTAACCGTAGAATGATTCCCAGCATTATACGGGTAGACGGTGAATTTAATTTGGTGACGGCACCTGACAATTATCACATAGATAGTCGGGGAGAAATCGTAGAAAAATCTACTTTATCAGACGCAGGTGGCGGCGGAAATGTCAGTTCGCATGGTGACATTCCAGCTCAACTGAGTTTGCCAGTTGCAGCCGGCTCTGAAAACATAGACATGGATGAATACTAATTTACAACATTAACGAGGAGCCAATGGACAATGCTGAAAAGAACGCATTAAATCGTGCTTTGTTTCGTAGGTGTAAAGCCGTTTTTGGTAATGTGCGTATTGCACATTCCGGAGAAAAACAATTACGAAAATCAAGTGTTGATTTGATCACGGGAAAACCGATAGAAGTGATTACACATTCTGGTGAATACTATGCCGTATGCTGCCCTTTTTGTAACGATACTCGCTTTCGTTGTTACATAAATCACAGATACGGCACAGATAATAGTTGGGGTCGCCCTCAATTAAATCTTGCTATCTGTTTTAACGGAGGTTGTCCCCTCTCGCTTAAGGAGGCGGAGACTTATCAAAAGTTAGAACAAATGCTGGTAGGTCATCACTTACTAGATTTACGCAAGGTTCAAATAAAGGAAGGAAAACCAGTTGATTTAACTAAAATAAGAACAAGTTGGCCGGGTAAAGTTACTCGAATTGATAAACTGCCTTCCAGTCACGAAGCCAACCTGTATCTAGAAAGTCGAGGTTTTGACCCCGAGAAGATTGGTAGGTTTTACAATGTGCATTGGTGTTACGAAAGCGATAAGTACATTTGTAGAAATCGATTAATTATTCCCATTTATCACGACATGCAGATGGTTGGTTGGCAAGCTAGGGCTGCTTTTGAAACAGATTGGAAAAAATCTAGTTTGCCTAAGTATTACACAGCGCCGGGAACTCCAAAACGAAATATTCTTTACAACTTGGGAAATGCAGAGCAGTACGAAGTAGGTATTATTGTGGAAGGTGTAACGGATGTTTGGCGTGTAGGGCCGCAAGCTGTATGTACTCTCGGTGCTAGCTTAACGGCAGGGCAACAAACTTTGTTTAGGCAACGTTTTAAAGATTATGCGGGAGTATTGGTTTTTGACCCGGATGTTAAAGACAAACTCGCATTAAAAGTAAAAGAGATAGAAACAGATTTGAACGAACATTTAAAATCCGGATTTTGCAGCGTGCAACTTCCTACCGGTACTGACCCTGGTTCCTTAGACCGAGCAATGCTTCGTGAGTATATTACAAAGCAGGCAAAGGATAAGGGCGTAATTATTTCTTGGAGGAAAAGGTAGAAATGGTACATCGCAAGATAAAGATAAAAGGAAATACAATTGCTTCCGTTACTTCAATTTCCTCCGTGGCTGTCGAGAAAGTACACAAACAGCGGTTATACGCGGTGCAAAAAAATGGAGCAATATACCCTTTAGACGCCCCTGGGTTACCTGCGTTACCGCCTAATTCTGCATTTCTTCGTCATGCTTTAGCATTAGGCGACATAGAGTCTAAACTGGTAGAAGAAACAAAAGAAAACGCAGAGGGTAAAAAAATCAAAGAACGCCGGTTAATCTACGGCGATGAGTTAATGCAACTGGTTCAGTCGGCGCTACGAATTACGCCTTTCACTCTAGGTGTCGAGATCGGACCTCACTATTACAAAGAAGCAGAGTTTGTCCTTGGTCATTTGCAGGGGGCAGCCACTGCAACTGGACCAGTGCCCGCCGACGTAATGATTATCGGGCGTAATCCTTGGGTAGAAGAAGTCAAAGCGGCAAGGTGTATGGAGGGGGCAGACGGCCAACTGCTAATCGAAACATTTCGTAAATTAAAAGCACTCGATTTAGCTAAATTCTATTTAACAAATTTAGTTAAATTTAGACCTCCAGATTGGAAGGTTAATTTAAAAGCGGTGTGGATAAAAGATTGTATGCATTTGCTGTATCAAGAAATAAAGATCGTACAGCCTAAATACATTCTTTGTTTAGGGGCAGACGTCAGTAAAGCTTTGCTTGGGGGTAAAGCGGGTGTAACCGAAATGGAAGGTAGGATAGAAAAGATAAAGTACAATACTGCGTTCATAGGTAGAGACCAAGAACAGTGTTGGAAAGAAGCACAAGTTATGACTGTAGTACATCCACGCCAAGTTATTCGAGACCAGTCGGCAGGAAGGCAGCTGGAGAATGGAATAGCCCGATTCGTGGCTTTAACAAAAGGAGTTGTAACCGGTTCTTCTGAAACAATAGATCACAGGGTAGTCGATAACCACTGGGATCTGTTGCAGCAGCTTATCAGCGTCGAGTACGACACAGACAAAAGAGATAATGTAATTGCAGTTGATGCAGAATGGCACGGTAAGCACCCAATTAATAAAAATGCTTATATGCGAACGATGCAGCTATCTTGGTGTGAAAAGAAAGCACTTGGCATTAAGTTTCACGAGGCGGGCGGGGAAATGGCAGTTGGCTTCGCTTCAGGTATGCCTAGGCAGCTACTCCAAAAAACGCTAAAACTTTTAAATGTTTTCTTTCTTGGTGGTGTCTTTAAATACAAAGATGCAGAAGAAGTTAAAGAAATTAAGTTTAGGCGCAAACGGGTTATTGGTCATTTCTTTAACGCAGATTTGGAGTGGTTGTTAGATTACGGTATTAACATCCAAGATTGTTTTTCTTGCCGGTTGTATGACTACGAGATGAAACCAGAAAATGTCGATAAGAAGTTGTTCAAGGCGTACCAAAGCGAAGGGTTTAAAGCGGAAGAAATTGTGCCGGCGTGGTATCGTACTAAGTTTGAAGGAGGGGCAGACACAGGGTTAATGGCCCACGCTATTGAAGAAACAGCCAGTTATAAACTGGAAACTTTGGCGATGCGCTACACGGCAGCTCCAAGATACGATCGGGAGCTGCAGCGGTGGAAAGTATCTTACTGTAAGATTCAAGGGATAACGAATTCCGATTTAGAGGGGTATGGCGAATGCCCTGACGATATCTTGTTGCCTTATGGTATGTACGATGCCGATGTTACCTTGCGCCTTTTTTACAGATTGTCAGTATTATTGGACGAGGATTACGAGGGCAATAACTGTCGGGAAGCTTTTTGGGAGTCTCAAATTGCAACTCCTGCTGTGCTGGAAATACATCGTAATGGTATTACCGTAGACAAAGAACGAATTGATTTTTTAACTAAAAGTTTTATGCAGGCTAAAGCTGCGCTAGAAATTAACTTGCGTGAAAAAATTCGCTGGCCTACCTTCAATCTCAGGTCTACGCAGCATGTTCGAGAATTACTTTACGGGCACGCACTCAATGGGCATAAAGATAAAAAAACCGGAGAAATGCTTAGGCTACGCCCGCCCGATGCCGTCAGTTTAAATCTTGAACCATTATTTGACACAGGCAAACCACCTAAAGCATGGGGTGAGATTAAAAGGGGAGGAAGAATGAATGAACATTCCCCCTCTACTAACAAATTAATTTTATCTTTGCTGGCCCAGTCGGCGGCTACAGAGACTAAAGCTAAATTAATAAATCAATTAAGAGACTATCGTTTTTTAGACCAAGTGCTTAAAACGGTACTTCATCCGCCTGACGAGGATGGTCCCACCGGTGAATCAATCTACAACGAGGAGGGTAATTTAGAATATTCTGACGGGCTTGCTTCTCTTTGCTGTGACGATGGCAAAGTGCGTACTCATGTTTACCAAACCAAGGAAACCGGAAGGTGGTCCAGTGCTCGCCCCAACTTGCAAAATATCAGCAAACAGCGAGACCCGGACTACAAGAGATTGCTTGGGGAGGAAAACTATAAATACAGTTTGCGCAGTATTTTAAAAGCTTCACCTGGTCATGTGCTTGTGGAAGCGGATTATGTTGGGGCGGAACTATTTGGCATGGCGGTGATGGCTGGTGACGAGAATATGATTAAGCATGCGTTAAGAAACCAGCTACCTGAGTCCCACCCGGAATACTACGATATACACAGCAATGTGGCATGCTATGCGTTTAAACTAGCTTGTCCTCCAACAAAAAGTGGGTTAGCTGCTATAGGTAAAAAAAATCTTAGAATGGTGGCCAAATCTGTGATTTTTGGGATCGCGTACGGTAGGGGAGCTAATGCGATTGCGATAGCGGCAAAAGAGCAGGGCATTGATATTAGCTTAGAGGAAGCCCGCAAACTTATTGATGCAATTTTTACCATGTATCCAAGGCTTCATCCATTTTTTTATGAATGTGTTGCGCGTGCTACTGGGGAATACATTGACCCAGTAACTGGCAGCAAAGTTGCAGCCCGCTATTTGTGTAATTGTTATGGTAGATTTCGGCGCTTCCCGGCTTCAAATAACGATACAGCATTAGCTGCGGAATTTGGAAGGCAGGCTATGAATTATCCAATTCAATCAATGATTGCCTCTGCAGTTAGCCGTGCGTTGGCCCATATTCACACCTATAAAGCGAAGCAGCTGTGTGCTGGTGTGGACATGTTTAAAATTCTGCTGCAGATTCACGATGCTGTACTTCTTGAAGTTCCTTACCGGTATGTTAAGCATGTATGTGAATGGGTGCTACCGAAGTTTATGCGTGATGCGGTTCCTATCTATCCTTCTAGTTTAGATGGCGTGCCAACTGGTGCTGGTCCGTATTATCTAGGCATCGAAGTGGAGGTGATGAAACACTGGGGGGAAGGGCTAAAAGAAAGTGAAGCGCTTGAGTTAGATCTTCCCACCGGGATAGGCGGAGTGGAAAGCTGTGTTGTAAATTACAGCAAGGCTAATAAAATATAAAGAGCAAGGTAATGTTTGTAGGTAGCACCGGGGTGGGTTGCAATTAGGTTTACGCGGCTAACCCAGCTTAGCCACGGTATTAAAAGCGATGAGGCGGGCATAGCCGCTCGTTATACCCTATCAGTACTGTGCTATTCTGTCGCAAAGGCAGAGAAAGGAGAACGCAGTGAGACCTCAAAACATTTTGTTAGACTAGGGTATGCCTTATGGAGAATGCCAGTGCCTAACATAATATTTTTTTAACATTCCGATATTTTTTGCAATTAAAAATATTGCACAAAAAAATATTCATGGGTACACTACTAAACCTAAAGATCTTCATGAAGAAGATGAAGTTTATCTTGAAAAAGTCAGATCTTTCTACTTAGCGGATTTAATGGATTATCATCCGATAACTGGTTTTGAGCTGCTTGATTGTGTGGTTTGTTTTCAACTTTTGTCGATTGCGGTAATCGACAATGAAATACAAACACATGTTGTTTTTTTGAAAGGTAATTATCAATGCGTAAGCAAAGAAGTTTAGTTCCTCGGACTATGGCATCGATCACTCGTCAGATGGATCCGACAAAAGACGACGTCGGTAGGCGGGGTATCCCAGCCGGGAACATCTGTATTAACTCAAATCTAACTAATGTCAGACTTGAAGGTTTACGGTCCTATACTGGGGGCAGAACAGTGTTGCGGGTATGGCCGATGTTGGATCCTGAAGACCCAAGTAACAAGCTGCTAAACGGGAGAATATCTCCATATGATATGTCGGGTCTTGGCGGTATGTCAATTTCGGAACCGGCGTATTGTGCGTCATACGCAGGTATAAAGAAGGACACTCTTCACTTTGGAGGTTCTGGGGATTTTGTTCCATGTAGCTACATCATAGCTAGAAATAAAAACTCAGTATGTGAGGGTGTTACATTTTGGGATGAGCCGTATGTAAAACTGTACATGACAGTTAAAAAAGCGTTCGAGGGAAAAGATTTTGGATATGGTGGTATTTATGACCCGCGCTGGAATAGTCTGATGAGCACAAAAATGCCAGCGCTTGGGGCATTTAGACAACAATATTTTGTTGTTGCTAGTGTTTACGAGAACGGCCAAAACCTTGATCTTGTCCGCGAGCATATTGCGTATAAGCAGCAAGGGAAAGATATCACGAAAGACATACCTAGAAACGGTGTGCCGTTGGGGGAGGACGAGAAAGATTCTTTGGTAGTCGTGCCATTGTCCGTGTCCGCCGGTAGGAATATGCTAAAGTTATGCTGCATTGAAAAAGCGGATTGGACTGGGGATGAAAATGCAAACCCCTCCATTATGTACAAGTATGGTGATCCTACTGGAATCTATGATGCAAAAACTAACACCGTTAAAGGTGGATTGTTTTTCACTATTTATAACCCAACTAAGGAAACAATAGATAAACACACCTCCTATTCCGGTGGGGGCAGCAAGGCTGCGGTTGAGTACGAAGTAGCTGTCAGCACTAAATACGTAGGGCCGAATGGAACAATTCTTACTGATCTAAACAGTCAACAAGTTGACAATGTTTTAAGTAAGAATGTGTTCTTGTGGAAAGAGAACGCAAGTGATCCTTCTGACTCCTATTTGCTGCATGAGCCAACGATGGAGGAAAGGTGCGTGTTGATTGCAAGGGCATTTCGCCAAGTACCAAAACTTCTTGAGTTTGGCTGGATGAGCCACCCGGAGTATCTAAATTACGAAGCAGTAGCTACCATACTTAACCGCAAAGTAACCTCGGTGGTTACCCCTGTGGAAGAGGAAGACAGCGAGGATGAAATGTCGTCAAAACCACAGGCTCCTGTGGCTAAGACAAAAGTGATTGCAGCTAAGGCGGGTGTTTCCAACAGCCCCAACCGAAGTAAATCACTTAGTGACAAAAAGACTTCGGCTGAACTCGCAGATGAATTCGACGCTGAATTCGACGAGGAAAAGTTGGAAAACAAGGAGACGGACGATGAATTTGATGAAACCCCTGCCGAGAATGTCAAAGTCGGCAAAAGCAAGCTCAAAAGCAAAGACGACTTCGATGACGAAGAAATCGACGAAGACGAGCTTGAAGACACCAAAGAAGACGAGTCCGAAGAAGACGAGTCCGAAGACGAGTCCGAAGAAGACGAGTCCGAAGAAGACGAGTCCAAAGATTTCAAAGCCGACGAAGCGCTAACGAGCCAGCTGAATAACAGTTTGGCACGTGCAAAAGCGGTGGCACGAAGCCGTAAACGAAGTTCGCCTGAAGAAGAAATGAATGAAATTCATATCCCTTCGCCGGCTAAGAAAAAGCGTTCTCGTTAATTGGCAACAATGTTAATTTAATTAAGAGTGGAGGTAATATTCCACTCTTATGTTTTAAAGGAAGGAATAATTATGCTAGACGATACGGACGACTTGGCTGAATCAATTCTAAATCCACCCGAAAAAGCTAAAAAAAATTTAAAAAACGAGGCAAAAGAAAAACCGGTTGAAACTACAGAACCTAAGAAAAAAACCGCAAGCCTATCCGGAGGAGTTAAGCTAACTAACAAGACTAAAAGTAGTGTACGCTCTCGTTGGTCAGAGGAAAATAGCGGGGAAAGCCGTGACTCTATGATGATCAAGTTACGATCAAATGCCAGAGATAAATTTGGAGCGGATCGAGTGTTCGTCACGCGAGAAGACTTGGGTAAGCTTGCAATTGGTATTCCAACTCCTTCATTGGCGTTTGAATATTTAGTCGCAAATGATGTATTTCCTTTAGCTAGCGTCGTAATGCTTGCAGGCAGCTGGGGCAGCTGTAAGTCGGCGTTGTCCTATGAGTTTTTTCGGTGGTTTTACGAGCAGAAAGGAATGGCAATACACATTGACACAGAAGATAAATTCGATGCCGATTTTGCATGCGATATTATGCGGGTAGGCCAGAATGTAGTGCCATTCATATCCAATCGGGCGAATTCCCTAGAAAACATGCAAAAAATTCTTACATTTCATTTGGGAGAAATGCAGTCGCTGCTCTTGGGTACGGCGGCTGACCCGGGCCCGGGTAAAACTAGACCAGTTTGTTTTTGTATTGACAGCCTTGCGGGTGCAACCTCGGAGGAAATTCAAGAAAAAATTATTAAAGAAGGTAGTGCGGGCCGAACTCATCCTGTTAATGCTTTAAAAAATACTATTTATTTATCCGGCATTAAAAAGGAATTTGAAAATTGGCCCTTTACTTTATTGATCGTAAATCATCTAAAAGAAAAGTTAGACGACAGAGGTAACGCGCATCAGTACACATTAGGGGGTCAAAGTTATAACTTTCACGAAAGTTTAGAGTTGAGAAATTCGATCTGGAGAACAAAGTTTAAAAATCAACAATTTGAAGGATTAGGAGTTAAAATACAATGTGCTAAAAATTCATTTGGGCCCACGGGGCGTTCGCTTAAGACGAGGTTCCTGTGGTGGATTGAAGATGACCCTATAACAGGAAGTCCTCGCGATGTGTTTTTGTGGGATTGGAATTGGGCACTCTGCACTTTACTGAATGAAATGGATGGCATGCACAAAAATAGGTTGACCGACCGTGACTTAACCATTAAATGCAAATCACCAGCAGCTGATGTCGAATGTCTGGCAAACTTTAGAGCGGTGGGGATGGGTAAAGATGAATATCTGCCTTTTCAGGAAGTCGGACAGCTTATCCAAGACAATCCTAAAGTGTGCGACAGCATTAGAGATGCCTTAAACATAAAACGGAGATATCGGCTCGATAAGCCATACGATACAATTGTCGAAGAGCACGTAAAGTCCTTGGAGTAACCTATGGCCAAGAAAGTAAATCCATTGCACCCTTTGTTAAGCAAAATCGCCAAGTTTGAACAAGGCGATGTGCAGGGTAAACAATGGGAATCAAGTCGAGTCGAGTGGACGCTACGAAGGTTAAAGTTAGAACAAAAAAGAAAGGAAATTTTACAAAATGCGGTAGGTTCAAAATATTCTTTTGAAGCCTTTAATCAGATAGCTAATTTTCCGATGTATCTGTTTGCGGAACCTCTAATAGGTGCTCCGCCAATTCATCGTGATCCTAAATCTATTCACCCGTTTTGGTTTAAAGCTTTTCGCGGTCTACCCATTGTGGAGCGTTACGAAGAGCAACTCGAGGCTATGCTGGAGAAATATACAGATCGTCCAATCGGTATGGTTTTTCCTAGGAAAGGTTTTTTAGAGGGACTCTTAATTCACAACGGGAGCTGGGAAATGTTTGCCCCGTTTCAGGCCGGCACTCATGTGTTTAGAAGTAGCAGGGAAAAAGCGGCGACGCTGACTGTGCAACCGTACAGCGGGTTTGTCGATCACGTGCGAGATGTTCTTGCATGGTACGATTAGTTTTAAAATCTAGATTTTAAGGAAAATAACATGAATGAGCTAATTTCACTGTCAAATCAAAAAGAAAATAAAGAAGGTATTTTTCTTGCTATGGATAAAGTAACGCAAGCAATTGCGTTAGAGGGAGCAAAGAAAATGCAAACTGGATTTCAAGTTACGCTGTTAGTTCAATACGACCTTGGCACTATTATTAATGAACTGTTTAGCGTGGAGCATATAAATGAAGTACAAAGGAAGCAGGAAATAAAAAAGTTAGCAACTTATTGGAATTTATCCAATTTAAACATCATTTACGACCTGGTGAATGTGTCAACTTCTTTCACGCGTGACTTCATAAAGGCGCAGGTTGAGGAGCAGATGACGAATGGTAATTTTCTAAGCTGGAACCATTTTAAAGAATTGCAAAAAATTGGCAGCGAGAAGAGACAATTACTTCTGCTCAAGCAGGTACGAAGACATTGCTGGTCGGCTAACGAACTTTCCTTGGAGATGCAAGGCAACAAGGAAGCCGAAATTAAGCGGGTGGGTGGACGAAAACCAAAATTGCCAAAGACACCAGTGGCGATGTTGCAAAAAATTTACACAACTGTACAGCAAACTGACAATTATCTAGAGGCGATGGCCGAACCTTTATCGGGCATGTTTTTAGAAATCGCTCCTAGTGATGTGTCAGAACAGTTCGTGTGTAACATTGAAAACACCATGGCTAGAATTACTAACGCACGAAATCAGCTTTCAAACACATTTGACGCGCTTTCGACTGTTTTAACTCGTTCAAAGGTGGTTTTGTCCCAGCAGGTTAAACCGGTTGGAACGGCGTCCGCCGCTAAAAAATCAGTTACTTTGCCTGATATGCCACAAGTGGCTGTATCGTCGCCTGCGGTTGTTTTACCTGCGACAAGAAGACAGTTAAAAAATCGGTCTGGCCTCTAACTTGGTTTAACCCAGAAGCCCGCAGTTGTATTACTGCGGGCTTTTTTTTAACTATTACGCAAAGAGTTCATCTATGTTTTCAATCTGTGCAATTTTTTATGGCGATTATTTGGCATTAGCCGAGAAGTTGTTAACATCTTTAAAGATTACGGCACATATTCAAGACGTTAGGCTTGGTTTAAACGCAGTTAGCCCGCAAGTTCGAAATTATGTGAATAGCTGGGCGTTGCAACAAATGTCGGCATACCCCGTGTATATTTACGAAGACGAGTGCAGCAATAATTTAGGTAAGTACCCGCTAATGCGCCAAATGTTTAAAGATAAAAAATTAGCAGCAAAGATCATGTGGTTTGACGATGACAGTTTTTTAGACGAAGTTTCTGTCGATTGGTGGGATACGGCTTTGATGCTTGGGCAACAATATACACAGGTTGGGGCATTGCACAGCATCGGACAAAAGCGGAAACAATATGAAGGCATCGCACAGCAATCTTGGTTTACAGGAAAACCAGTTAATGGGTACCATCGTTATAAGTTCGCCACGGGAGGCTGGTGGATTGCGGATACAGATTTTTTAACTAAATGGGATTATCCTTTTGTCGTGCTACACCACAATGGGGGAGATTCTATACTGGGCGAATTGATAAGGCAGCAAGGAGGCAGTTTAGGGGAATTTTCTGCCGGTGTACAGTGTCATTGCGAAGGTTGTCTTAAAAATAAAATAAAGTTAAATTCAGTAGTTAGAATCAACGTGGGCGGTAGGAAGGGTAGGCGCGGGCTGGGTACCCTTGTCGAGCACTACCCTTGGGAAGATGGAAATGCAAATTCACCGATTAATTATCAAACATTTGGTCTAAAAATAGCCAGATATGTCAGCTGTAATAAGGAAAAAATATGAGCACGATGGAAAAGCATCCTCCGTTGCCGGGATTGTCAATTAAGCGGATTCTGGCACACAGAGATAAGTTAGTAAGTAAGTTAGTTTCGTTTGTAGGCGGAAAGCTAGAAGGCGCTCTATTCCATTCTTTTGTGGATAGTCTTCACGAGGCCTTGCCTGACGATATTCTTAAAACTACAGTACACAATAGCATTAAAAATTTGCTAACTGAAGAATTAACGCAAGCGCTACTGTTGGAAACTTGTTGGCGGATGGCTGGTAATATCCCTACTTTAATGAGACACCGTCCTGCCACTAGGTGGTTGTTTCAAAGTGATTTTGAATGGATACCTGCTAGCGTATCTGCTGTTTTTACTTTTAAACAGCATAAACAATTAGTAAATACATTTACTTTTCAAAGTTTAGCTGGAACTTTAGTTCCTAGAAAATTAATGCAAACATGGTCTTTAAAAAAAACACATTATCTGGCAACTTATCGAAACGAAAAAGGTCTTGGATTTGGGTTTTGTCGTTCACACATAAACTCAAGAGGAGAACAGCGCAATAAAAATTTATTTTCGAATGTGCAGCAGTTTTATGGGTTGCAATGTTTTTTACTGATTGACCCAGAACGATCGCAGCAGGATCCTTTTATAGTAGAAATTGGGCATAGCTATGCTACAGTGTTACATAATCGGAAGTTGATCGCATCCAGAGATAGGCAACAGACACCTTGTTTGAAAGGATTTCCTGAAACACATGAATGTTTTTGTTGCCCTTATGGCGTGGATAGGTGTGAGCTAGCCACGCATAATTTGACTTATATTAAAAGCAAATGTAAATGTTGTGAAAAGTTAAGTTTCTTAAATACAGAAGAAACGGATTATCTTGGATTTTGCACGGTGTGTGCTACCACTAAAAGGATGTTATGACGCTACAAGCACGGATGAACGCAGACGATCGCAGACTTTATAACCCTAGTCGGGATGTTGCTCATAACTTTCAACAAGTTATGGAACTAGTAGCAGCCCGGCTTGAGGATCAGAGTTGGCCGGAGCTAGCTGCAATATTGCAGCATGAGAAAGTAAGCATGGATGATTTAGGAGAAGCTTGTGCTTGCTACTGCAATTACATAGCTAGTGCCGCAACTTCTCCTACTTTAGTCATGGTTGCTAGTTTAGAGCAAAGCGGATTTTTTAATTGCAAACCCGGGGCACAGGTAGCCGTGTTGGCTATGATTGGGACATGTTACGCTGGAATTCAATATGCTGGGGTGAGAGAAGCTACAATTGCGGGCGAAGGCCCGTTACAAACTGTGGGTGACCTGGTTAGAAGTGCTGAAAAGTTGCGTAGTTACATTGGTGTACCCAAATGGAAACGCTGGTTGCGCAAATGGAAGATTCGATTAAAAGATATTTTTGTGGTTTTATCCAAGTAAGGAAATGATTATAAATGATTATTAACGCATGGGGATCGGAGTTTACGGCAAAGTACGGGGACACTTTACCTAGAAGTTATTTGTGTTTCGACACGGAGTTTACGGGCAGCAGTGAAGAGACTGATTTGATTGTGGAGATTGGACACACTCTGGTCGAAGATGGTAAAGTTGTAGACCAACTAAGCCTCATCTTAAATTGGTACGAGCATCCATCTATCTCGAGAAGTTGGTTGGATTACAAGCTAAATATGATGCGATCGGTCATAGGGGAAGGTTGGCGGTTAATGCCAGACAGGGTGCAGAAAGAAGGTATAGACCCTATGCAAGTGTTGCAATTTTATTACAAGTTGTTTCAAACTTGGAAAAATAGGAGTTTGCCGTTTGTGGCACAAAACGGGCAAAATGCCGACGAGCGCTTGCTTCGAGGTAACTTTAATCGTTTTTTAAACAAAAACTTTGAATTGCCTCCTGACAATTACTTCGATACTGGTGGCATTTATAAAGCCACACAGGTCTGGGAGTCGTCTAATCCAAATTGTACTAATCTGCGTATGGCTATGCTCCCGCATAGATCAGATAACTTAAAAAGCTATTTTAACCGAGTAATTGGTACAAGAGTAGCGGGGATTAAATGGTCTTTAGCTTTAATTATGGAGCAATATGGGTTAATGGCTAAGCACAATGTTTCTTTAGATCAAATGCACAGTGCCGGATTTGATTCGTTATGTCTGCATTGGATTATGGAAGAGTTTAGAGAACAGATACAAAACAAGATGGATTTAAAATCTAAATCTGTAATTGCTACAAACACACAACTTGTTCCGGTGTCTGCCGGTGAAAAACGGCGGCAACGCTTACTGTAGAAAGGAAGATAAAATGGCGAAGCGTAAAAACTCACGGCAAAAGGGGGCGGTTGGCGAACGAGAATTGGCAGCAGAGTTAAATCGTTTATTTGGCACAACAGCTAGAAGAGGGCAGCAGTATAGCGGGCTAGAGGGTGAAGACGTTGTTGGGCTGGGTAATATACACATAGAAAGCAAACGGGTGGAAAAATTAAATATTTATGACGCGGTAGAGCAAGCCGTTACGGATGCAAAATCCATCAAGATACCCGCAGTTTTTCACCGAAGAAACCATAAACCTTGGTTAGTTACGGTGCGCTTGGATGACATAGAAGCTTTTGCTGCCGCACTTCAAGAAGTGTTATCTAGGCGAATTGTGTTGCCACCAGCATCGGTTTCTTAGTTTATTTTAAATTCCAGATTTTAGAAAGGATTACAATGTCAGAAGAAAATATCGATCAACCAGTTAAAGAAGTTGATCCTGAGTTCGTCAAAGACATAGAACTAGTAGCAGATGTGGCTAATCACTTAGCCAGAAACAATTCTGATTTTAAGCAGGTGATTGCAAGCATGCTTGCGGCTAGACAGCTGTATGGTATGTGTCTGTTTGAGTTAGAGTGGCTTTGCCACCATACTGACTTTTCTAAAATTGGTGAGACCATCCCGATTACAACTGAGTCTATGACCGAGCAGCAACAGATTATGTTTAAAGAAGTACTAATTAATGCCGCAGCAATGCAGGCACAGCAACCTTTCGACGAAAAGGTATTGTTTGATGGTATGACCAATACTGTTTTCCCTTGGATGCGGGCTGTAGTCACCAAGCATAGTGCTTGGCAAAATGCAGAGAAAGAAAAACCGAACGAAAAGGAAAATTTATGAACGTATTTGTTAGTTGGGCGACGGTAACACAAGCTGAAGCTGGCTCTGATAATTTTTTTCAACAAGCATTTCCACCAAGTAAGAAGGGTGCTACTACTGTTGCTGCGGATGCTCCTGTACATATTTTGCATAGATCCAAGGTAAAATTATATCTTCCTGAATATTCTGAATATTTAGAAATTAAACAAAAGACGCTTGATGAATTAGATTTAATTAATGCGGATATACTTGCAATTCAATTTGTTATCCCAGCTTTAGAAAAAGTAGTAACTTACCAGTTGGCTAAGCGAGTACCGGGCGATAATAGATTATCAGTAAGTTTGGCAGCTAGGTCCTTTTTATTAAACACTTTTTCCGGCGAATGGGATAACGAAAACAATTCCAAACGTGTCGTATTTATAGGTTTAGCCGGTTTAAAGGGTTTTATGCAAAAATTTGCTTATGCCTGTGCTGTGTTGGGTCAAGCTCTCCCTTTAAGTTTATGGCGCAACAATTCGCAAATAATTGAGCTTATAGACCAATTACCGGCAGCGGGTTTTATTAACGCTTGTGCTAATAATGCAAAACTGACAGATGCTGGCGTAGAATATTACAAATTAGTCGAAGAGTTTGAAACGGTGGGAATAGGGGCTAGTGCGGCACGAGACAGCTCAATATTACTGGCTATCGCGTTTAAACTAGGATTTGGCGGTTAAATATGGATAAGTTTCCCAGGCCAGAAAATGATAAATTTTATGAATTTAAGCCATTTCGTGTACCGAAATACCGAGTAGAATTTCAACGAGCAGTCAAGCTCGAAGATGTTCCAGGTTATGTTTGGTACACTCCTGCTGCTTTATACCTGTGGGGAAGATACAGTGAAAACAATTTGGCGGATTTAGTACAGCGCCATAGTTTGCAAATATTCTGGTACAAGTTCGATAAACCAATTTTCAATGGATTTATTGTTAATGCCGACCCCAGCTGGAATCACACACTGTGGGCAGTGCGGGCGGATCAGTGGGATAAGTTCGTAGATGGAATTCTAGAAACGGTTCAATTTGATATTCCAAACGCAAAACTTTATCAATATGCTTTGCAGCAATTAACCATATACGATCCTTTGTCCGTAGATGTACAAAGGATCGTATCTAGTGCTACAGCTATTGTGAAAATTAATGCTTTTGCCGTGCTAAGTAACGAGCAACAATATGCGTTTGATACTCGTAAAAAAGATGTGCAATTAATCCCCTATATTTCTAGTTTCAAACCTAACCCTCTACATGTGTCAGCTGCTCGCCAGTTATTTTCTTCTGCCAATATGACGCAAGATAAAGCATTTAGTCGGTATAAAGAAATTTTAACAAGTGAGCAGGATTCAGCTTATCAACAAAAAAACTTAAAAGGAAATAAACGATGAGTAAGGACAAGCCCGCAAATAACGAAAAATGGAAAGCGTACAGAGCAGCTATCCCGGGGTTGGAGGCCAGGCTAAAGCCTAAGCTTACTGTGCCTTCTGACGGCGATTTAGAATACAATTTATGCGTGGATAAGGTGCCTTCTGACATACGGGCACAGATGCGAGATATCAAACAAGAAAGCGGGGAACACAAATGGGGGGAAAGTATTCAACATCATTGGTGTTTATGTGACATGCAAGAAGGTGATTTTCCTAGGGTGTATATGTATCCAAATTTGCAAGGGTTGACGGAAGCAATTGCGAAGAGGGAGGGGAAGGAGACAGCTGTTTGGGCTATGTACGGTGTACCGTTGCAGCTGACCAAGCCGATCATTAAATCCAACGGGAATAAACAGCGTTATTTGTTGTTACCTAACCAGATGGCTGTTACTGTAGGCAGCGAGGAGGACTGTGTTTTATTGGAACAAGCGGCATTACCGGCTATAACTTTAGAGGAAACTGGTTGGTTGGGTAATCCTTTATATCTAGAATCACAGCAATTCTATACCCCTGGGTTTGTGGATGATGATCAGTTTGCGGAAGAACAAGACGAAGAGTAGACACTTATAAACTAATTCTTTTTTTAGCTATTGGAGGGCAGTTATGGCAGATAGTTCAGTTAGAGCCGATACACCAGACCCAACGCGTTACCACGTCAACCGCTCTGATATGCCTGGAACTATGATACCTCGGGCGGGAGCGGACGGGCAATCGTTAGGATTTGACCCGAATCGCCCGCAGGCTGTAATAGTAGACCCTGGGGTGGAAGGTGGTGGTTTTGTTTTAGATTTAAAAGCATTAATTGAGTTGAATCCTAATTTTAATGCGGAAGCCAAGCGTAGCGGTGTGGTTGACGATGTTCATTCCTTCTACAAAGGGCTAAGCCGGCAGACTGTAGTGGGAAGAAATATAAATGGCACAGAAAAGGAGCAGTTTATGTCTGAACCGAGCGAACCAACCGAACCAACCGAACCAACCGAACCAACCGAACCAGTAAACTCTAAAATGGGTAAAATGGAGGAGGCGATTAGAGGTTTACTTGATGAGCAATTTCCCAAGTTAGAAAATACAAAAAAGCAGGTTAAAAAGCATAAGTTGGCAACCGAGGCTGCAGTTGCAGCCATGTCTGCTGCGGATTCACAAAATCGTGCGCAGCAAGACCAACTTTTAAATGCTTTAGTTAATAGAGTAAATCGGCTTAGCGGTGGCTCGTCGGAACAAAAAGAAATACCAGATTCAGTTCAAAATGCCTTTTCTAAATTACAAATTCCGTTTCTTTCTGGCATTAAACCAGAACGCCCGCAATATGAAGTCTATTTTGAAATGGCAAAGTTGGGTACAATGTCTGCACGGTATCACGCAGTAATTGCTAGCGATGCCTGCGTCGCATTGATTTACGACACTAGATTTGAAGACGGGTTTCAATATTTACCGCCTAATTTGAGGGAGGAGCAGATCGTGGTTTCTGTGCCTAAAACCAAAGAAACTTATACTTGTTCGTCACTTGGGTTGCATTGGTCGCTTGGTTGTTTGGATGTTGTTATTCTTATTCGTTACAAAGAGGATTAATACGATGGAAAAGAATGGGGCTATCACGGCAAATACACCTAGTTGCGGTAACGGCTGTAATGGCTGTTGTCGTGGGAATTGCAGCTGCAAAGTTAAAAGGGCAAATGCACAAAGTAGTGCGAAGCAGCCTTTGCTATTTCCAGAAACAAAGGAAGCTGCCGACACCATGGAACAGGATCTAATTAAACGGGCAGTTGAAGTAGTTCAAGAAAGAAGTAAACCTACCCACTAGGTGTAGTAGTTTATACTGAGGGAGAACCAGTAATGTCAATGATGTCTGCGGGTAATACTTACTTTAATCAAGGCACCAGCAATACTGGTTTTTCTGACCCTTTTAACGATATTGCCACCTCGCATATGCCGACTACGATGAAAACGGCGTTGTGGTGGTCTGAATACATCTGGACGATGCAGGGTACTTACCGCATGGCGATGGAGCGCATTGTCAGTTATTTTATTACAGAAATTGAAATAGGGGGCGAAGCTAACGACGAAGAAAAAGTTAAGTATTCTGATTTTTTAAAAAACCAATTGCATGTTTTAGATTTTCTTAACCAAGTTATGCGAGATCGTCTTTGTTATGGCAATTCTTTTGCAAGCGTGGTCGTCCCGTTTCGCCGATTTTTACGAAATCCAAAAACTGGTGATATTTATCCGCTTAAATTTGTGTATGAAAATTTTGATTTTAAATTTACAGAAAAGTTTGAATTTGAAGCAACTTGTCCAAAAACAAAATGGCGAGGTCCTTGGGTTGTAGAAGACAAAGCGAGAGAAGAGTCTAAACATTTAATTTTAAAACGCTGGAGCCCTCACGAAATCGAAATTTTGCATGATCCATATACCGATGAAGTTTCATACTTATGGCGCATACCTGAGTACTATAAAAAAATGGTTAAAGATGGGAATCTTTTTCATTTAGAACGGGCAAGTAAGCAAGTTCTTGAAACCATAAGAACGGATAAGTTATTTAGGTTTAATCCTGCTGCTATCTTTCACATGAAAGAACAAACTTTAGCTGGAATACGAAACCTTGGGTGGGGGTTACCCCGAAGTTTAATAAACTATCGTCAAATATGGTATGTGCAAGTTTTGCGCAGATACAACGAAGCTATCGCGTTGGATTATGTGATCCCCTTCCGTTTGATTACACCCGCAGCACGCAGTGGTGGGTCTAATGCGGGTAACATCGCAACGCAAGACCCTATGTCTATTTATTCAGCTGGTGATTTTAGATCACAAGTTAGACAAATGATTAACAGAAGAAGGCGGGATCCAGCTGCGTGGCAGCTTCTGCCTTTCCCTGTTAATTACCAGATTCTTGGCGGAGATGCCAAACAACTGGCACCTACGGAATTGATTCAGCAGGGCACCGAAGAATTGCTGAACGAATGCGGTACCCCTGTTGAATTTTATCAAGGTTCGTTGTCGTTACAAGCCGCGCCTGTTGCTCTTCGTCTTTTTGAAAGCACGCATCGTCAATTAGTAACAGATGCAAACTCTTTCTTGCAGTGGATGTGTAATTCTATTAGCCAAATTATGTCCTGGGAACTTGTGGATTGTAGTTTACAGCGAGTTACTACTGCCGATGATATGCAGAAACAAATGGCTGCATTACAATTAATGATGGGTCAGCAGTTATCCGGTACAACTGGGCTTCGTGCGATGGGATACAGCTGGGATACGGAACAAAAATTGCTTGCTGCTGAGGCAAGTAAGCAGCAAAAAATGCAAGCGAGACAAGCGGAAGAAGCCGAACAGTCTGGATTCGCTGCCCAAATTTCTAAAGGTGTTAATCCAAGTGCGGGTGGTGCCCCTCCTGCAGGTGGGCCTGCAGGTGGTCCTCCTGCCGGTGGCGGTGCCCCACCTGCAGGTGGCGGTGGTGCTCCTCCGTCTGGCGGGGGTGCTACCGCAGGTGGTATCCCAACTCCTGTTACTAACTATTTGCAGTCAATGGGGCCAAACTCTGCTATTACTCCAAATGATCTACAAGCGGCTGCGGAGCAGTTATCTCAAGAATTACTCGGTATACCTGAAGCTATTAAAGATTCTGAACTGCGTAAACTTAAAGCAAATAACCCGACACTGCATTCAGTTGTTCGCACCAAGTTAGACGAAGCACGCAGTAAGCTGCGGCTGCAAGGTGGTGCGATGTTGCAACAACAGATGCAGCAGGGTGGAGGGGGTTAGTTACAATGCTTAAAATTGGTTTTATCTGCCCTATCTATACTGCAGAAGTTTTTGCAAATTATACGCAAAAAGCTTTAGAATCTTTTTTTGCCACTACCCCCGGTGGTACAGCCATCATTGTAAATGACGGGTCGACTGGCTGGAGTAGCGATTACGAACAATCTTTACTCGGTTTAAAAAACAATTACTCTGATGTTTCATTGCATTTGTTAAACTTTCCCCAACTTGGCGGATTAACACGGAGTTGGAATGCGGGGCTGGCTAAAGCGGAGGAACTTGGTTTGGACTACGCCATTGCGGGTAACAACGACATAATATTTTCGAATAACTGGTATGAAGGTATGTTACTGGCGTTAGCTAATGGCTACGAGCTGGTGGGTCCAATCTCTAATGCTCCCGGTATAACTGCCGGAGGTAAACAAAATGTTGAGCTATATTCGCCCGACTATACCCTTACCGATAATTTAGATGAGGTGAATAAAGTTGCGGAACACGTACATAAAACTTATTTTGGTAAAACAATAGAAAGCAAAGTTAATGGATTTTTTTTAATGGCGACTTTAAAGTCGTGGATAAAAGGAAAATTTGACGAACATAATTTTTTCAGACCTAAAAATTCGCATTACTCCACGGGATGGCTTAACCCGACACCGTTAATGACAGCAAATGAAGACGAGCTACAAGGGCGATGGGCTGAAAAAGATATGAAATCAGGTATCGTTTTAAGCACATTTATATTTCATTATCGATCTGTCTCCCGAGGTAATGGCTATAAGCTAGGAAAATGGTATCGGCAAGCATGAGCAAAATATTAGTTTACAGCTGTGTCGCTGGAAATTACGATGATGTTACGAAGGGATTGTTATCTTCGCTCGCACCGGCAGAGCACGATGTTTCGTATGTCTTATACACAGACCAGCCAATTAAAGATTCAATAAAAATAAGTCAAGACTGTTTTCATTACCAAGCACCTGGAGGTAATATTACTTGGCAAATACGCCCTTTGGTGTGGGAACATCCTCTGTGTAAGCGGCGTACAGCTCGTTTCTGCAAAATTAACCCTCACATTTTTTGCGATAATTCGACAACCCACGACATATGGATAGACGGCAATCAAATCATTAAACAAGATGTTAGGCTGGTTGAAAGTTTGCTCCCTTACTTAAAAAACAATTTTATTGCCACTTTCAAGCATCCTGACCGTATCTGTATTTATCAGGAGTTGCCGCAATGCATACAATGGGAAAAAGACAATTCTACATTAATGCGGCGACAAGTCGATAATTACCGCAAAGAGGGTTATCCTGCCTATGTTGGATTGGTAGAGACATCTTGTCTTGTGCGAAAGCAGGGAAAAGAATCAGCTGATTTTAACAAACAGTGGTGGGATGAGATTAGTCGCAATAGCTATCGAGATCAGTTAAGTTTTAACTACGTGGTATGGAAACAAAAGCAAAAATATGGTTTACTCGTAGGGCACAGAACAAAATCTTCTTTTTTTCATTACGCTCCGCATTATGCCTAAACGACACTAGCCCTGGAGTCTTGGTGTTAAAAGTTGGAATTTTTGCTCCGTATGTTCGAAACGAAACTACGCTAGCTGCCGTACAAATAGCAGATTGGCTGGTTCGTTGCGGGATTAAAGTAGAATTTCTTTCAGATGGTAAGGTTTCAAAAGGCATTCATCCCATTTGGGATCACAAAGTTAAGCGTGCAAACGAAGATTCAATTCATCCTTGGGCGTTTCAAGCTACGCATTTGTGCTGGTTCAGTGCAAATGATTGGGCGTTAGCCGAAGCTAAATTAGTAAATTCGTTCAGCCCTAAATACCGAACTATGCATTATTATTTTCCGCACTGGGGGGAATGGAATTCGACTAATTCAAATTTCTTAAATGCGGCAGATCGTATCATTTGTTTAAGCCACGATTTAGCTACTTGGCTGGATAAACAACAAAGAAGAGTTTTACCTACCCGCACTTGGGCTAATTTAGTAGTGGCGGACAAGCTGTTAATCCCGAAGATTGGCTGGGTGCGCCCTGGCATTAAACAATTTTTAGTCATACTGGCAAAGTCAATTGAATTAGATCTAGGCCCAGAATTGTTTGAAATATTTTATCCACTTTTAAACAATTATGATGTTATTCGATTTACTTTTTTGTTAGAACATTCTATGCCCAGAGCGTATCGCGTTGGCCTAAAGAAGCTGCAGCAGTGTTATCCTGATAGAGTTTCGATTGTTACTAGCCCCGCTTATTGCGATTATGCTAACTTAGCCAGGCAGCACGATTGGGTGTATCTGGCTGGTACTCGTTTTACTTATGGTGCAGTTATGGCATGCATTGTTAGCAGTTCTTCAATCCTGGTTTGCCACGACATTCCTCCGGTGGGTGCCCATGTGGTAGATGATTTAAATGGTAAATTAATCGTATGCGGACTAAGTGATAAACCAGCACCTGCGGCTTTAGTGGGCTTAGCGGACGTAGAAACGGTATTATCTGGATTAGCGGAAGCATCTACGAAAACACTGGAAGCCATGCAACGGGTCTCGGCTGACTATTTGCGTAAAAAACAGAAAGCTTTTGAATGGTTCATCCACAACGAATTTGCGTAAATGATCATGTGCTAGTCGCAGGTACTCCTGGCGCTTTTATTCACCATGTGGCGGCACGCTTGCACAGTTTCGGGTGGGCAGTTCTTTGGCCGAATCAAGACATAGAAACGACTAATGTTCGTTTTTATTTTGAACACAACTATCAAAACTTTGAAACACAACGCATACACCGATCAATTTACGCACAAAATAGCGACAGCAAACTAGTTAGTAAGCCCCCTGTGTATTATGATCCACCTTTTCCAGGACCAGCTGAGTTTATTGCTCAGTTTGACACGCCTGCGGTTATTTCCTGCGTTATGCTTGCTCCTTTCTTAGACTTGTGGGCCAGTGTAGCCGATGTTGTAATAGACATACAAGCCACAGAAGAAGAAGACGAGGCGACGCTTGCACGCTGGGCAAAGAATTTGTACCCGTTGGATTATGTAAAAGATGTCTGCAATTGCCAGCGAATGCGGTATAATAAGCACTTGAAATTGTTCGGTAGAATTTGCACAATAACAAACGCCGAGGTCAAAGATAAGAATTTTGACAAGCTAGATAAGTTTCTTGCTTCTATCTGTAATTTTTAAACAAGGAAATTCCAATGAGCGATTCTGACAATCCTGTTGAGAGCAAAATGAAAGTTTCGTTGAATAAGGTTGCGGGTATATCCCCAATCGCTACTCCTTCGATATCCCCGCCTGCCTCAGTTACCGGAGTTGTAAACATAGGCAATATAGCTGCTGCGTTGCACCCTTCGTCGCACAAGCAGGCAGCAACTCAAGTCATAGTAAATGATGCCTTCAATTACGATGTTGCATTTAATATGGCATTTTTGGGGTCCGGGCAGGGTGGGGCACGGTTAGCTTCTAGTTTTTGGTCTTTAGGTTACAGGCGTGTATCGTTGTTCAACACTGCCGAGAGTGACTTCCAAGGTTTACCGGATGAGATTCAAAGGCACACCTTGCAGTTAGGCGGAGCTGCAAAAGATGCAAGGTTTGCGGAGCAAGCAATAACGGGGCACGAGGAAGAGATTTGGGATTTGTTACAGCGTTCGTGGGGTAACGATGTGGATTATGGTTTGATTTGTGTAGGGTTGGGTGGTGGGACTGGGTCTGGTACTAGTGGCAAGCTGGTGCAGATTGCTAGGGATTATCTGGATTCCAAGGGTAAACCACCTAGGGTTGGTGTAATAGCTTCAATTCCGGCTTTTACCGAAGGCCAGCAAGTATGTCGTAATGCAGTTACATCGTTTCAACGGTTACTGGAGTTAAAGGTTAGCCCATTGATTTTAATTGACAACGCACGCATTAATCAGTTATATAGGCCGGGTATGGCTCAGTTGTACAGTGTGGCCAATAGCACGGTAAGTCAGTTGTTCCATTTGTTTAATCAGTTGGCAGCAGTACACAGCCCGTTAATAACCTTTGACCGCAGCGAGCTGGCCCAGTTGTTGGATCATGGTATTTGTGTAATGGGAGCTGCTAGCTTGCAAAACATTACAAGTCCTGCGGATATCTCTGCTGCTATTAGGGATCAGCTTACTAACAATGTGCTGGCAGAAGTTGATTTAAAGCAGGGCACGAAGGGGGCTTGTTTGTTTGTAGGAGATCAGCATCATTTGGATAATCTTGGTCTAGAGTACTTCGATGCGGGTTTTACACAGATGAATCGCACTTTGAAAGGGGGAAATAGCGTTGTGCATAGGGGTGTATACATTGGCTCTTCTCCTGGTTTACAGGCCTATGCAATGATCAGCGATCTTAAGCCGCCTTTTGCTACATTGGCAAAGCTAGCAAAAGAGGCAAACATTTCTAAAAGTCAGTTGACGAGTGGGTTGGCTCAGTTTCTAGGTGTGAACGATTAAACCAAAGAAAGGGATTAAAATGTCACCAAATCTTATTGCAGGCGAACTTCCAGACCTTTTGGAGTTTTTAAAAACAGCGTACAGGGAAAAAATCAAAATTCCCAACGGTGTCTCAGACCCTTCGGATATTTTTATCAGTTGGGCACAAGATTACCTTGCGCAGCATAGACCTAGCGAGGTATTTGCTGTGGATAGTAACTATGGCGTGCAGTTGACCAACGGGCAGCGAGTGCAACTTAGTCCTAGTCAAACTGGAGCTAAAGAAGTTGCGGGTCAAATGGCTAGTCCAGACTCCTCTGTGGCTATCTTTAATAGGTAGGTTTGCCTTGTTAATAGTAAAGGTGAAGCTATTCATCCCTTGGTTTTATTAGGGATATCGTTGCGTAAGCGGTATGAACTACTAACCGGTTTAAGGAGAGCTTGGTTATGAGATTTTGGAAGCCTCGAACGAACATACCTAGTGCAGCCAAGATTGGCATATCTTTAGTGACATACAATCAAACGGATTGCTTGGCTGCCTTGGTCTACGCACTTAAGGCTCAAACCTTTAGAAACTTCAAGGTATACATAATACACGATGGGCCTTGGTTGCCAGAGGCACATAGGGTTTGTTTAGTCGCCATAGATGGGGATGATAGATTTTCTATGTCGTGCACAGAGGAGAGGGCTAATGCGTACGGGCACAACCTAAGGCAGATAGGATTTGACAAGGCTTATGCAGCTGGGTGTGATTGGATAGGAACGATGAACGGGGACGGCTTGTACGCCCCTGTTTATTTTGAGTGGATGTTAAGTGAGGCAGAAACTGCGAAGGCCAACTTCGTATGCTGCAATATGATACACAGTCACAAACAGTGGCATGCTCTTGTAACTGGCTTAGTCAGAGCACGGATAGATGCAGGGAGTTGGCTGGCTCGGTCGAGTATTGCTTCGTTAAGCAAGTGGACCAGCTTAGCGTTCGAGGGGGATTGGGTATACATTCACGGGCTTACGCAGGCTCCTGGCTTTGTACCTGCTAAGGTTAATGGTTTTTTGTTTGTGCATAACTAGCTTGGAGGTTATATGAGTGACAAATCGGCTATAGTTTCGATGCGGGCGGAAGGAAGAATGGCTGGTGGCCTGCAAGATATGATAGCGCATATCAACAGCATATCCCCAACGAAGGATATGCGTTTAATCGAGATAGGTGCATATGCGGGGGAATCAACTGCTATTTTTTGTCAAAACTTTAAAGCTGTAGTTACGATAGACCCGTTTTTAAACGGCTATGACTCCGGGGATTCGGCTAGCCATGCTGCTCCGTTCTCGCAGGTTTACGCTGTTTTTTGCAAAAGAATGCAGAAGTATGCCAATTACACATTAATACAGAAAACCTCGGATGACGCAGTTAAAGAGCTAATGGACCAACCAGTAGTGCATTGTTTTGATGTTGTGTACATAGATGGCATGCATCGGTATGAACAAGTAAAAAAAGACATTTTAAATTACAGCAAAATTGTAAAAATAGACGGGTTTATTACTGGGCATGATTATGTCAGTGGCTGGGGAGAAGTGGTTAGGGCAGTAAACGAGTTCTGTGTAAAACCAGATATGGTTTTTCGTGACGGTAGCTGGTTAGTGCGAAAAGTTAGCTGAAATGAATTGTTTTTTGCGTTAAGTAGAAAATAGGCTTAAAACATTGATTCTACGCGATAAACAGCAGAATGGGTTTAAATCTCCAACAGAAAAGGTACAACAATGGCTAATTTATACGGCGATTTAGCGGATATAATTGCAGAACATTTAGGTGTAGCTTCTGACCGCATTCACAGCAGCGATTCGTTCCACACACTGGGGCTAGACAGCCTTAGCACTATGGAATTGTGGTTTGAAATTGAAACTCGATGGGGGGTCGACAAGGAGTTGCTAGACAACGGTACGCATCAACCTTTTGGGGAGCTGGCAAAGCAGATAGAGCAGCGAGTAAAAAAACCAGCATTTATCGAGTAAGTTACACATTTTAAAATCCGGATTTTAACCGGCAAGGATGCGTGTATGTGGTTTGCACTGTCGGACGGAGGGGAGCTGAACAAAAACGAATTCTTGCAAGAACTAAGAATCAATCGTGTTTGTCCCCTGCTCGTGTATCATAAAGACGATCAACCAATCGTTCCTATTTTTTCAAGCCACGATCTTGCTGTTCGGTTTGCTCAGCGCAATACTTTAAAAGCCTGGTCGATTGGCTGTATGGAGGCGGTAGAGGAAGACATCCAAAAGTTGTGCAAAGAAGGATTTATTGTGGAGCAGCTGCATTGGCCCAGTAAGCGAGATGTTTCGGTACATATGCTTTGGCTAGAAAGAGAGGTAGACCCGATAACAAAAGGTTTTCGTAATAACATTGGATAGTGTTACTTTAAAAGTTTACGAAAGGATTTCACATGTTTTGTTACTTATTTTTAATTGTGTTACCGTTGCAAGGGGCTGATCCAGTTTCCTTTCCTTACGCTGGGCAGTATCAGTATCTGCCGTTAGCAAAGCAACAAGAGATATATAAAATCTGGCCTACGCCACTTGTGCTACCAGACAAATTGCATTTCTATGCCCGCTCAGGTTACAGCCAAAGGTTAACTATCACCAATGGGCTGGATCACCATATTTGGATGCCAACCTCGCAGGATGATTCTCTTGGGGCTCAAAACCCAAATCGCAAGTCTCCATGGGTTGTATCCGGTGGCGCGGATGGTTTAACAGACTTTGTATCGTATGTGGGGGTTGCGTTCCCCAAGGATGCAACAGTAAACATCTACAGTGAGAGCGTAGACGCGGGGGCTAGACGGCTATTACCTATGCACAAGTGGAGTTGGCCTAAGGGTTCCATCTTCATAGACATGCTGACGCATAAAAACCACACCTTTGAGGTGCGACAGCGAGAGAAGGTAGGGGAAGTTGACTGGGTTTCTAGTGTTATCTTCCACGATGCTCAGAAAGCTCCCAAAGAGTTTAAAGGTGCAGGGCAATCCTGTATATCGTGCCACGGTAAGGTAGGAAGTCAAGATGGCTATGGCATTCGTATACGGGGCGGAGATACAGTGTTTTCTCTGACCCCTATTAGTTTACTACCCGGTAGATAATAGCGGGTTTTGGGGTGGCATGTAGCGAGGGGTGGGGGATTTTCTCCGCCCCTTTTTTTTTGTCGGCACAGTTAAAAAATTAGTTATATTTGCTTAGATGCTGTGTACTTGCAGGGGGTACCATGCTTAAACTTATCTTATGCACATAGATAAGTCGCACAACTACGATCAGAGGCAACAAAAACCTTTTCGGCACCAGCAAAAAGGTGGCGGGAAAGCGAGTTACGTTATGCCAGCTAAGACTATTCCTAAGATTTCCGTAGATTCGGCGTTTGCAGGGGCATGGCCCGTGTCCTTGCAAGTAAGCCGGCGTAGGCAGCAGATCATTCTGAGCGATATGAGTTCACACCCGTTGGCTGACCTTTGCTGCGGGCAATGGGAATGTGTTTTAAATCCGGAATTTAACTCTTTGTTTTTAAGCCCAGCAAAAGGTCAGAACAGGTTCTTACGCTACTGGGCAAAGAAGTTTGGTATGCTGGGTCATACTCATTGCTTGGCGGTGCAACTGCCCAAGTCCCAAGTGATACTGTATCGCCCCGTGTGTGTGCAGGCAGATGGTGACCGTATTTGTTTTCAGTACTTAAACCGAGTTCCTAGTTTAACCAAGGTTGCCAATGCTGGATAATATTGCAAAACTGCGTTTGATGCTGTTAGGGCGAAAAACAGCTTCAGCAGCCACTGGTTTTGAGCAGATAGATTCCTTGGCCAAATTAGCCGTAGATGCCATAACTCGACAAAAAATTAATAAAATAAACAGCTACGCTTGCCAAACTCCACAAACAAAACTTGCTGGGGCTACTTGGCGTACTCCTGAGAATCTTGCGAAGATTCTCAGACAGGCGTGGGGGTCGTCATCACCCGTTGTGGGCGATATGACCCAAGGTTTCAACAGAAACCAAGTTTTACAGGCAATTTCTGACCGTTTTGGGATGGGTAAGACCATAGCAAAAGGCTATCAAGATTTTACGGATAAGTTGAATTGGAGACCGCTACCTGAAAAGATCCAAAACAGCGTTTTGAAGACAATATTTGATCAGGCTACACCTAAATACATATTCAGAGGTACTACCCCAGGTAAAAACATAAATAACCCCTTTGCGGTCGACAACGCTGGGCTTGCAGCTAATTTCGTGCACGGTTCGCCTAGCCCTTTTATTTCAGATTACTATGCCAAACAATTTGGGGGTGGTAGGGCATTTCAAATGTTCAAGCCTACCAGAGCTCAAGGGTATATGCCCGACTTTCGCGCTCAGTACTATATTGATAAGAATACTGGAACTTTAAAGGAAGATATAAAAAACCGTACATGGGCCAAGATATCTCCGGATTTTAAAACCAATATGAGCACGGAAGACTTCTTGCACCCAGGTATGCTTAACAAGGAGGAATTAGCACATAAGGCTATTGGGCAAACTGTTTACGAAACACCAGTTATGCCGGCTAATAAGGTTTTTGGCACATTCTTGGCTAGAAGAAAATCGCAACAATATCATCCCGGAGTACAAAACTTTGACTACATGCCGTCTTTTCCGCGAGCTAGGGCATCCGATATACTTAAGTATACTGAGATAGCTAGCGTTCCAAACCATCTTAATAATAAGTTTGTTCAAATGAGTTTAGAAAAGCAAAGAAAGCTACCTACAGATTCATCAGGGAGGCTGCTCGCATCACCTATTCCTAAGCCACCTATTGCTGCGCCACCTATTGCCGCACCACCTATTGCCGCACCACCTATTCCTAAGCCACCTAATGCTGCGCCACCTATTGCTGCGCCACCTATTGCTGCTCATGCCCCAAATACGCTAGGGACTGCAGGGGACTACCCAGTACCACCTACCGGATTTTTAGCTAGTATGCAACAGTATCTACTTAGCTTCATGGGTGGTGGTGTTAAGCAAGGAAGTACAGCTTGGGTTAGAGCATTCCGAGCTGGAAAACTAAGTCCTGAATCTTTAGGGCGCATAGCGGCAAGGTTACCCGAAGGTACTAACCGTTTTGTTAGACCTCTTGGCAAAGGTATAAATATGCAGGCTGACCTAATGGTTGGCAACCTTGGCGGACAAGTTGGACAAGTTGTTCGTAAGCTGCCCATCCACGCAATTCCTCCAAAGGCGCTTGCTGCGGAAGCAGGCAACCTTCAACTGGCTCAGACTATTATTTCAAAGTTGTTGAAAGGGAGTAACAAATGATAAGACGTGCGACATCTAACAGTATGTCCAACACTTGGGGCACGGGTCTAAGGTATTCCTGTCGCACGCAGTTAAGAATGTGGTCAAAAGTATTTAGTGACAGCCACTCGGCGTCAAGAGCATCACATTACAGGTACAACTCGCTAAGTTGGAAATCCGATGTAGTTTTGTCAAAGTAACGAGCTACTGTTGTATTAACTGTTCGTAGTATTTAAACTAAGTTTGTTCGAACTTAACCTTAAGGAGTTTATCGTGCACAAACAATCAGGCATTCGTTCCGCTTTAGTTGGTACTGGTATTGGTGGCGTTCTGGGAGGGCTGCTTGGTCGATTTACTGGCTATAATGCTGGCAATAAAGAAGGGTACAGAAGTGGTAGTGAGTCCGGCTATAATGCTGGCAATAAAGAAGGGTACAGAAGTGGTAGTGAGTCCGGGGGTAGAGATACCTTGTTAAATCTACTTCGGGGTATGACTGATGTTGTAGATCAAGGGCGTAGAAGCGATGTAGATTTAAAACAATTGCTTATGCCACTAGAAGGGGGCGCTTCTCCGGCTATGTCCTCAGTAGCGGTTAAAACCGCAAAACTACGAAGAATGTTTGCCCGCATAGAAAAGAAAGCTGAAGAAAAACAATCAGGCATTCGTTCCGCTTTAGTTGGTACTGGTATTGGTGGCGTTCTGGGAGGGCTGCTTGGTCGATTTACTGGCTATAATGCTGGCAATAAAGAAGGGTACAGAAGTGGTAGTGAGTCCGGCTATAATGCTGGCAATAAAGAAGGGTACAGAAGTGGTAGTGAGTCCGGGGGTAGAGATACCTTGTTAAATCTACTTCGGGGTATGACTGATGTTGTAGATCAAGGGCGTAGAAGCGATGTAGATTTAAAACAATTGCTTATGCCACTAGAAGGGGGCGCTTCTCCGGCTATGTCCTCAGTAGCGGTTAAAACCGCAAAACTACGAAGAATGTTTGCCCGCATAGAAAAACAAGCTATTGCTAGTTTAAGCAGAAAGTTATTTGGGCCTGACAGATACGGCGCATAATTTCATCTTGGCTTACAGAGATGGGGCGACCAAGTGGCAGTTTAGAACAATATTCAAATAAGTGGAATGAAATTGCACCAAGCACATATCAGCCTTTCCCAGCTTCGCCTAGCTGGCGAAGCCCATAACCAGCTGCGATTGCCAAACAGAGTAAATAAAGTTAGAGTATCAGTTACCTTTATAATTTCTGGGGAGCACTATGTACGAGTACACGGAAAAAGCGGGCGATGCTGCAGCTAAGACTGAGAAGACAGCGGCATTAGAAGATACGAAACTCGGCATACCGATTAGTGCTGCAATCGCGGGTGGACTGGGTGGAGGGCTTTACGGAGGGCTTAAAGGTTTAATATCTCCCGGCGAATATGAAACGACAGACGAGGAAGGGCAGAAGGTTAAAAAAAAGCGTAATAGGCTAATAGCAGCTTTACAAGGTTCTTTGTACTCTGGTGCTTTGGGGGCCGGAGCTGGGGCGTTAGGTGGGACGGCGTTTAATGCGGCCACTTCCGCCGACCCACAAAGAACTCCTTACACCGATGCTTACCGCAGTCTGCTTGTAGGTCAGGGCTTGGCTAACAATTATAAGTCGGCAGAGGCGGGACAAGACAGCAAACCTTCAGCAATGTCTTACATTCCCGGGATTGGCGGATTCCTTAGCGGAATAGCTAATCCTATGGTTCGCAAAAGTGATATAGGTATAGATTCCCTTGCAGGTATTCTGAAACCCATAGCGGCACCCATAGCGGCAGTGAATGAAGGCGTGGCTGGATTAATTGGGGGTATGGCAGGCGGCTTAGGTGGTGGCATGATTGGCCGTTTAGGGGGCAAGGCCCTTAAGACGCTTTTAAGTAAGCTTACAAAAAATTCGCTAAAGCCGACTGTGCTTACGAAGCTTAATCCAGGCGAATTCCGAAGTATACCGAGAGTGCCAACTGGTGCGGCGGAAGGGGTTCACAAATTAGTTGATAAATTTGACGATAATTCCGGTATCCTTGGGTTCCTTGGTGGAGCTTCTTTGGGTACACATGGCGGTGCCAGTGCTTACCGCAGTCTGAAGGACTGGGCTATCAATTACGCGGATAAACTAAAACCTAAACTTGAGGATACGATTACAATGCCTGAGAAAATTGCAGAATGGGCTTCAGCTCCTAGCTTTTCGGCTAATGTGCCATTACCGCAGAAACTTAATCCGCTGGTTGCCGGTAGAAAATCATCAACAACCAAAGCGGACGCTAATGGAGTTCGAGAAGCACTTGCCAAGCTTGGTGCGTATGACAGCGCTTCACTTGCTGTTTCGGCAGCCGGGGATAGCAAAGGGTCTAAATATAAACAACAAGATGAAGATCACGCAACTGGTGCAGCTGCGTTTGATTCGCTTGATAAGTATCGAAGGATGACTAAGAAAGCAGGCATGACTCAGTTCCAGACTAAATTCTTTGAACGCTTTATTTTAGAAGGTAAAAGTGCACAACAGCTACAAGCTGTGGTTAAGCAAGCAGGAGAACAGTTTGGATCTAAGATAGGTAAAGAATTAGCACGTGGGTTTAAAAAGCTTGCTTCTGCGGGGTTAGCCGGTGCCCGCTGGTTTGCTCGGGCTACCGGCAGCCCGACCGGTGCGGCTGCGCAGCGCCCAAGCCAGCAAGGACTCCCTTCAGCTGGCGGGTTTGGCTTTTCTCAACTTCCGGCAGCGATGACTAATTTTGGTAAGCGGGTTGGAGAAGCATTCCCCGGATCAAAAGACTACATGGGCATGGGGGGTGCTGCGTTTGATGGTGTTAAAGGAGCGTTACCTGGAATGGGCCAACAGCTTCAACAAGCAGCAACCAAAGGAGTAGAAGGCTGGGTTAAGCAACCCGGTGTCTTTACTAACCCTGCGGAAGTATGGAGGCGTAGAAACCAAGCTCAAGGTGTTCAGAAGACTTTAGGGGATATAACGACTGGCATGGGTAAGCTTATGGGCAAGCAGTCTAGTGAAAAGCGAGGGGCTAACTGGGCTGCGCTTGGGAAAGGGGCATTAAAATATATGGGAATGGGTGCGGGAAAACCCGGGGCAGAAGTAGCAAATACTTTTAGGCATGCTATGGGCACGGCGGGAACGACTGCAGGAGGTGCAGCTTTAAAAGTATTGAAAAATCCTGTTCTGCAAGGGCGAGCAGGTACTGGGGCTGTGACTGGTGCAATAAACCCTATGACTGGTTTACTTTCCCAAGATGAAAATAGAAGCTGGGGTGACTATCTTACTAGTGCGGGTCTTAGCGGCTTAGCTGGTGCTGGTGCAGGTGTTTTAGGGGGCAAAGGCACGCAAAAGATGATGGGGCGTATGCAAGCAGGCGGAAACTTAGGTTTTATGGGTGATATGGCAGCAGATTTAGCTGGGTATGACACAGGTGGTCGGTTAGGGCAAATTGGATTTTTAGGCGGAGCTGCATTGCCCGCAAAGGTGCCTCAATGGTTAGGGCAAAAGGCGACACAGATGGGAGGTGGCCGTGTCGGCACGAATATTCCCGGAAGGGCAGGAGACACTGCAAAACTTATGAATAGTGTGGATTATTTAAGCAAGGGGCAGAACTGGGTACTCGGTAAAGGTAGGCAAGGTGCAGGCTTAGGCTATCAAGCAGCTAAAGCTAATCCGTTGATGGCAGCTGGTCTAGGTACTGCGGGACTTGGCGGTACCTACGGGTTACACCAACTTGGTAGAGCGGCAGACGCAGCTGAGGGCATGCGTGGTGATGCGAATGCACAGATGAGTGCTCTTAGGCAGCAAGTTGCTGGCATGGGTGGCATGGGTGGCATGGGTCAGTTCTTTAATGAAAATAAGCATTGGTTAATGCCTGCGTTGTTAGCTGGTGGGGGTGCTTTGGCCGGGGGTGCAATGGGTGGTGGTGGTGGTGCTGCACTGGGTGGCCTCGGCTTGCCAGCCCTTTATGCGATGCATCAAAGTGGTATGTTTGGCGGCGGAGGCGGCGGAGGCGGCGGAGGCGGCGGAGGCGGAGGCGTTGATCTTTATCGACCTGAGTCAAACGGGGGCCGTGACTTAATACAACTTCAGTTCCAAAATGCACAAGAAGATACAAATAGACAAATTGTCGCTCGGACAAGAGATCCGAGAATAGCTGTACCTAAAACAGCCAGTGCTAATGCAGTACGGCTTATGCATCGAATAGAAAAGAAAGCCGAAGAAAAGCAAGCTATAGCCGCTCTTGTTAAAGCTTTGTCCGTGAGCGGGGCAAAAGCTTTAATGTCACGATTAGAAAGTTACGCAGGGCAACGATGACCTCTACAGAGCACGATCTGGGGGAATACCAAGCTGTGTGTTGAGTAAGTAGCTGTGTAGGTCGCAAGGCGGATTGGAAAGATCCGACTCATGCCTAACAGCTAGGTGCATTTATGCTAAAGAATAAATGTACAGAACGCTGCTGGGACAAACCCTTGCGGACAGTGTTTCGGGCAGTTGGAATGGTGGCAGTTTTTCGAGGGTCCTCGGCTCCCAGGCTTCCTTTCACCCTCCCACCGTACAACTTGAGACCGCTGGCACCGCGCAGAGTGTCACGTTTCTACGAGGAAAGGCGGAAACGCTAGACCGGGTGCGACTGCCTAGCTCGACTTAAATTCTGGATTTTAAAAGGTGGTTAAGAATGAGACACGCAAGTTTACCTTACCACCTTTATCTGAATGTGGACAATAGCTATCTTGGTCCTGATATGCCAAAAGGCATGACACTTTGTATATGGCACGCTTCTTACGGCAGGCTTGGGCAAATGTTGATGTGCCATGTTTTATTAGAATCTGGGGCACACTGGAGTGGGTTACCGCTGCATGCACTATCCAACACTACTAATTTTTCTCTTTTACCTGAACAAGTAATGCCTTGGGCAGCTATGGGGGAATCCCTAGAGATTGAACTCTTCCCGCTGTTGGAAGGTTTGCAAACAAAGATTATGCAGCCGTTTAGCGGAGAGGGAAGACATACTGGTATGATCTTCGACTGGAAAGACGGTTACAGCCGTTATCCCCAAGAGCATAAGCCCCTCAACCTAATACAGACCGACGATGGGCAACTAGCTTTGTTGCCAAACAATTTTATACTCTTAAGTGATAAGCATTTTGTGTCAGAAGACGCAAAGCTAAACCTTAAAAATTATAAACGCGGGGCTATAACGCATTGGGGGACTTGATAAAATAACGCCTTGCTACTATGGTGCGGTTGGCTATAGAAGGTATAATGCCTTTTGCTGCTAAGTTGGTGCAGCTATTCTCTCTTCACGGATGAAGGAGGTCGGCATGAATACTTTTGTGAAAGGTAGGTGATCCGTATCTCGGTCGGGCTTGTCCCGGAGATACGAATTTCTGGGATGGGCTCGATTTGTTTAACAGCACGGGTCTGTTGACATAAAGTAATAAGGTTAGTTATTATTAATGTTTGATCATACAAGACAATAACAAGGAGTAGTGGTATGTCATTAGCAAAAGTAGCCAGTTATTACAGAATTAAAGTGGCTCGTCATTTGATTAATATCGTTTCGTTGCGGCAAGAGCTGGGTACTTACAATGTAAACGGGCTGTTAAAAGCTGCGTCTGCGGGGCAGAGCAAAGAAGCTTGTTTGCGCTATGCGGGATTACACACGGCTATACTTTTTGAGCAGCGAGAGCTGGAGAAGCTCGGAGCAGTGGGCGGGTATAACTCGCAAATGCGAAAAGTGGCCGTTGGCAACTATGGCAGCATACCACCTGGAGGATTCAAAGATTACCCGAAGCCAGCAACTCCAGCCCCTGATGCGATAAGAGCACAGGCAAGTAAGCCCGTCTCTAGTTATACACCGGATGCGATAAGAGCACAGGCAAGTAAGCCCGCACCTAGTTACACGCCTGGGCAAATTGACGATGGTGGTAGGGGTTTTGAGATGGACCGCCTAAATAAGACGGATACAGGCAATCGGCAACAAGCAGTACTTGACGCAAATCGGGCTGGTCGCCAAAACTTGCCCTCTGGTATGCTAGATCTTAATGCTAATATGCTGGGGAATCACAGCAAACTTCCAGACGCCCCAACCAGAGGTCAGCTTGCTGATGATGTCGCAGGGACAAGCACAGCAGCTCGGAGGGCAGCAATGGCACAAGCCGGTACAAATGTCGGGGGTGGCTTCCCTGTAGGCACAAATGGTAGAGTGGCGGGCACAAATGTCGGGGGCGGGCCGGCGGAAGGATTTGCAGCGGCGCAAGCGGCACAAGCGGTGGCAGCTGCCCCAGCTACATCCGTTCCTGCATCTGTGATTCCTAAGCCGGAGCAGGGCACTGCAAATGCAACGAGTGGATTAGGCTATGATCCGACAGGGTCCGGCAGCGCAGGAAGGTATTCCGAAACAGCAGACCCCGTAGAGGAGGCTTACACTAGGAGTCTAGGGGCATCGGGTTATGCGGGGCATGTCAGCGACACTGAAACACAACCCGAAGCACAACCCGAAGCACAACCCGTGTCACAAGTGCAACAGGGGCGTGGTAGGCGCGGTGGGCGTGGTGGTCCAATACGCAATATGATAGGTAATGTGCAGCAAGGCCAAGGGCTATTTGGTAGGCGAGGCCGGTAATTAAAATTGAACTTAGCTGATATTTTTATGTTGAGGTGAATTATGTCGAAGTATGCAATGGAAAAACAAGCTTTTCACGCTAACCGCTTGTCTAGCTTAAACGCAGAAATAGCCCGTTACAACCCAGCCAGTTTGTTGAAGCAAGCGTCAACTTACCCAACTACACATAACAAGCAGTTGTGTACTTATTACCTTGCATTAACTAAGCAGGCAGCCTTTGAGAAGAAAGCATTTCTAAAGGCAATTTTAAAAGCTTTGATGAAACCAAAGATTAGTCTACTTCCTGCCGCTGGTCTACTGGGGGCATATAGCTACGGGCCAAGTGCAATCAAGGCGACTGGTAGTGCAATTGGTGGTGCTGCAGATGCTGCTGTGGAAGGAACACAAAATCTTCTACACAGAGCTGGAAGAGGATGGCAAGGGCTGTGGTCAGATCCGACGAGTGATATGTCAAGCAAAGGTATAAATAAAAAAGTAGAAGAAAGTCTTAAGCCTGTGACTAAACCTACCGGGATACAGCTAGCGCCAAAAACCCGTTGGGTGCAGGTAGACGATGACTCATTAAGTCCGGAGCAGAGACGCAGATATTATACTGAGGGTGCCAACACTGGATTTGAAGATTATCAAATTAGCCCAGCAACACGTGGGCAAGTGCCTTATAGAAGGCCTCCTACTTATCCTGGGTATTATAGTGGTAATCATTAGTTTTTTGTTAAAAATGTTGACAATTATTTAGCTTAACCAAATCACATCTTGCTTCATTTGTGCGATTGTTATAGGCTCGTTTAAAGTCAAATAAGCTCTGTTTGCTAACTTTCACCAGCGTCGCACCGTCATGGAGGATTTGCGTATGTCGGTTAAGCTTAAGCAGAATATCCACATCCAAGTCATACCCCCTTGTTCCGTGCTTGGGTGACACCTAGCGTTTTGAGGTGTCTAATGAAACTTTTTTGGGCTGGTTTATTCTTGTTCGCTGGCCTAGTCGTGTGGGGAATTTTTCCCGACCCATCCTCAAATGTATTTATACCCCCTGAGCCACCTTCGCAAATTGCGGAAATGGTATCACATCACCACGCAATATTTGAAGGGCCTCGCTCGGGCAAGTGGCCAACGGTTAGGCAGCGGTTTATTGCAGTGCACTCTCGTTGTGCGGCGTGTGGTAGCCCCCTTAACTTAAATGTCCATCATTTGATTAGTTTTCACGAACAACCAGAGTTGGAGTTAGATCCAGATAACTTAATTACTTTATGCCGCTTGCACCATTTTTTGCTGGGGCATTCCAGTAACTGGTCAGACACTAACGAAAACTGCAAGGAAGCAGTTAAAGTTTATCGTCGTTTGCATCCGTGGAAATAGGCTGTTAATTACCAAGGAGGGTGATATGGCTAATAGAATAGATAAACGAAATACAAAGTTTCATGATGTTTTGCGAATGCTACGCAAAGAGTGTAAAGTAGCTAGACCTATAAAGGTAGTAAGTAAGGATTTAAACAAGGAAAAGTTATGTGGCTGCTGCATAGCCTATTTAGACAAGTATGGCGGGGTAAGTCGTTTCGTCATTGAAGTTGATAACAATCTTGCTCCGGTTACCGCGATCGACACGCTTTTACACGAATGGGCGCATGCGTTAAACCAAGTGGCTAATGGAGTCACAGGTGAACCACACAGTGGCAGCTGGGGTAAATGTTACGCACGTGTGTGGCGTTCTTATGTCACAAAAATAATTGATTAATTTATTTGACTATGCCCTTTTAAATAGGTACAAATTATCTGCTTTAGGCTGCCTATGTACTAAATCCAAGGAGGGTATATGGCTTGGTACAATCGAGAAGACAAAGAAATTATTAATTTTATGGTTCTTGGAAATCAACACTCTGGGTATGGTTTATTACAATCTTCCTTAGCCGCGCATCCTGATATAGTATGCCACGGTGATTTACTTCACGACGACGAAAAGATTAGAAAAATTGAGCATTCCATGTACTTTGGAACGGCGGATAAGGTCACTGATCACTTTGATCCATCACATCTTAGTGTAGAACAATACTTTAATAACAAAATTTTTGATAACATTTTTCACGGCGAAAAAGCCGTAGGTGTAAAGGTAAGCTACGATCATTTACGCCGCTACGATTTGTGGGAGTACATTGATCAGCGATGCCGCCAAGGTGATTTCTGTCTGGTGCATGTTGTCCGTAACCCGATTTCTTGCTATGTGGCCTGGAAACAGCAACACGTACTTAGCCGAGTTGAAAGCGGCAGCCGAGAACGATTGCCGGCTATTTGGGTGGACGCAGCAGAATTGACACAATTTGTACGGGAGCATGCGGCCACCGCAGCAAAAATAAATCGACTTTGTCCTGATCGCGCAATTATTCCTTACCACGAATTGATTTTAGATTTTCGCGGCGTGTTGGAAAAGTTGCTAGAATTCTTAGAATTGAAGTTTAGCTCAGTGTGTTTGCCTAACCAAAAGCGGGCACAGTGTAAGGATATACGCAGCCGGGTGACGAATTGGACAGATTTAAAAAATACAGTTCCTCGTGATGTTCTTGAATATGCGGATAGCCCGACTTTATTTTAAAAGGAGTAAGTGTGGCCGAGAACAATAAAGCAGAAAAACAAAGGGTGTGCATTGTTTGTATTGCCAAGGACGAGGACAGAACCATACAAGAATGGGTGGATTACCACCTCAAATTAGGCTTTGATAAAATTTTTATTTACCAAAACGACTGGACTTGCCCCATTGAATGTGCCCAGCTTGTGAAACTGCGCGCGGATGGAAATGAGCGGCAGATGCCGGCGTACAATCATTGGCTTTCATCCGGATACCGAAACGATTTTGATTGGGTAGCAATTATCGACTGTGACGAGTTTATTGTGTTGCACAAACACAAAACCATATCGGAATTTATTTCTGAATTTGATGTAACCAGTACGGCTGGCGTGTCCGCAAATTGGGTTATGTTCGGTAGCGGGGGCCAACAATTACCAACCCCAAACCCAGAAAGTCTTATTAAAAGATTTACATTCAGACAAAAAGACCCATATGCGGTTGTAAAGCCGATACTTAATTTAAAAATGAAATTCAGCATACCTAATCCACATTATCCAAGCCTACCCACCATTGATACTAATCACAGAAAATTTGTAGGGGCATACAACCCAGATGGTCCAATTGATATCATTCAGATAAATCATTACCAACATAAATCCAGACAAGAATGGATTGAAAGGATTCAGCGTGGGTCGGCTGACGGGCGTCCCAAGCAAATGGATAATTGGGACAAAGAAAGCCATAGTTATCACGATGTCGAAGATTTAAAAGCATTAAATTTCCTTTATGGGGGGCATTAAGCATGATCAAGTTAGACCGAGCAACTATCTTGTACGGCGAAAAACAATGGAAGCAATATCAAAAGGATATGCTCCTTGTGTTAATGGAAGCTAATGCGGGTCAGAATATTACACTGCAGGTTCCCGTTCCAGAGTCATATCCATGCCTAGTTTATTTGCCGCATACGCCAACAGCTATTTCAGACACATTAACCATTAATTGCTGTTACATTTACACCGAGGAGCCAGAAAAACTGCTAGAGAAGTTAAAAACGGAGGGCACACTCGATCTTACCTCGCTTGCCCGTAAACTTAGATGTTACGGTTACGTAGCGCCTCAAGCTAGTTTAGATGCGTCCGACGAAGCCGACGAAGTTGTTTTTGATGATGACAATTATCAGCCAACTGAAGATTCTTTTGAAAGTGACGCTGCCGAGCTTCAAGATGAATTCAGGGATAAGCCGGCTGTCGCAAAATCTTATGTCCCCACATCGGCGGCTGTGCTACTGTTGTCCTTAGTTGTCGAGTTACGCAGCATAGGTGCTTTACGCCTAGACCACATGCTAGACACAGTAAAAGAAATAGAACAATGGATGACAGCCAATCAAGAAGAAAACTCGCAGCTTAATGCACTGGAATTATTAAAAAGGCTATGGGACGAACAGACTGATCGATAAGATTATTGCTCAGCGCGGTATTCTACTGTATTTCCTACTCTTGTCGTTGCGACACCTATCCCGGTATAATCAGCTTAAGTGGCTTTATCGCAGGTGCCGATAGGTTAGGAGATGCAACACAGCTAGGATAGACGTGATTTGCATCGGGATAGCTGGGCGAGTGAAAAACAGCCAGCTGGTGGAGTTTCAGTCGCACCTTATGACTGTTACAGGCGGAACGCTTCCGCACCGGGCTTGAGGGAGGGGATCTCAAGGGGTCACTTCACTATTTTTATGTAAGGATGCCGCTAAGCATGACAAGTACGCAATATCAAGTTTTAACTAATGTACAAGAACGGCTAATGCAGCAGACAGCCTCAATTGATACTACCCTGGGGCATATGAGCCAAGATATTAATATTTTGTGTAAGTTGGTGCGCGACGGGAACGGACAGCCTTCCATTTTGCAGCGATTAACTCAAGCCGAAATAGTCCTTGCGGGGCAGATTAAATCACTGGAAGAAATTGGCCGGCATGCTAATTCTATAACGGCATCTCGCATGCTGACACACACCCAGTTAATAGTAGGATTATCAGGTATGATTCTTACTGTGCTGCTCTCCTCATTTTCGGTTTATGCCGCATTTATAAAATAAGTTAGGAGTTTTTATGAGTTTGCTTTTTACAGTGGACATTCCAGATTATAGACATTTGCTGTTGTACGATGTCGTAAGTTGTCCCGAGAAGCGAGCTGAAGTAAAAATGACTGGGTTGTTACAGGTTACTAGTTCTGGTTATCTAATTATTGGTGTGCCTACTGCCTTAGTTCGTGGAATTTTTGATGCTATGCACGAGCCTGGTATTTCTTTGCCCAATGCGGTAGACGAAGGAGCTTTGCGTGCCGGGATCGTGGTGATGACCCCTGCCGAGCTTGAGCAGGCAGGCGGTTCTGATTACATTAGCGAAAGAGGCAAGAACTTTACTTACTATCTTGGCGGGCTTAAAGAGACACAAGCCATAGGTTGGCCCGGTGTCTCCACTTGTTGGCACATGAAAATAAAGTCGCCAGATTTAGGTAAATTACGCCGAAGCTACGGGCTGCCCACTAAAGTCGAAGGAGACTCCGACTTTTCTATTGTGGTGGCGGTACGAAAAACCGGTGTACTGGCTGGCAATGCTGCGAGTAAAGTTATGAAGCAGAAGGATTCGCAGAAGCTTCCAAGTTGGACGCTGCCTTAAGCTTATCTTGGATTAACTTGGCTATCTCGTGGCGGTGTACTACAATTTCTCGTGGAGCTTTTATCCCAATTTGAATTTTGTCCCCACGGATGCCGACAATGGTAATGGAGATGTTATCACTAATTTGAATACTTTCGCCTTTTTTTCTACTTAACACTAGCATTTGAGGTATCCTTCCTTAGAACGGGAATGCCGAGAATTTTACTACATTACTTATTTAGCAAGAAGAAGTCAAGTAAGGAGTTGCCATGGAAGCTTTTCTTCAGAGGTTGCGTACTGATGCAAACTTAGCTTACAAAGCGGCGGCTAGCCACAATGGTTGGTATATCGGCGACTCGCATATAAAAGGTAAAGGTATTTTTGCCTCCAAGGATTTTAATGAAGGTGCTCAGATTGGGCAAGGCGGTGCGGCGGGCGGTGAAGATGAATTTGGGTCTAAAATCTGGAATTTAACGGAGTTGGCCCGTTATTGTAACCATCAGTGGAAATCGAACGTTGACATAAAGAAAAATAATGATCAGCTTGATTTAATCGCTAATAAAAAAATTAATAAAGATGAGGAAATTGTGGCGGATTATTCACAAATTTCTCGGGCGCTCGGAGCTAGATCCCGCATGCTGTGGCAGGGTAAAGATGTTCCTACTACAGATTTTTCGGACTATACTGAGAAAGACGCGCGTAATTAATAAGTAAACCTGTCTCGACAATAACAACATTTAACTAGGAGATATCCGTGCAAATCGCTTCATTTAAAAAGGATTCTACTTCACAAAAGCGTAATGGTCTAACAGTCAAAAAGCGAAACGGCAAAGTGGTAAATTTTGATCAAGCTCGCATTTATACCGCATTACATCGATGTTTAGTAAGTGAGTTAAAGTATGATGAGGCTGAGGCGGTGCGCATTAGCAAAATGGTTGGTGAGCAGGTATACAATATCGTGGGTAGCGACAATAAGATAGTTGGTGTCGAAGAGATACAAAATTTAGTTGAAACTCAATTGATGGCTAATGGGCTGTACCTTGTGGCCAAACAATATATTCTCTTTAGAGAAGTAAAGAGACAGCAACGAGAAAACGCACCATTACCCGAGGCAGTTGTTGCCGCATTTCAAGAGAATGACACTTATTTTAGTAATGAATTACAGAAGTTTCAAGCTTTGGACAAGTTTGCACGCTTTGTGCCAGAGCTAGGGCGGAGGGAGACTTGGCCTGAAACAGTAGACCGAGTTAATCAATTTTTTCAAGCACATTGTAAGCGTGAAAATTATACTGTAACTGACGAAGAGTGGGAAAACCTTAAACAAGGTCTTTTGCGTCTAGAGTCTGCACCTTCCATGCGCTGCGTGCAGATGGCTGGACCTGCGCTAGAGAGATGCCATGTCGGTGTGTATAATTGCTCGTTCCAAATATTACAAGATACAACGGACATGGCTGAAGAACTGTATGTCTTAATGCAGGGCACAGGTGTTGGTTTTTCAGTGGAAGAAGAATTTAGCGTAGAAAAGTTTCCGCGCGTTAAGCGACAAAAGAAGCACAGTGAGCTTCTTACCTATGTGATCGAGGACAGCACTGAAGGTTGGTGTGATGCCTACAAGGCAGGGCTAGATGCGTGGTGGGCCGGTGAAGATATTCATTTTGATTACAGCCGGATACGGGCGAAAGGCACGCCACTTAAGATTAAGGGGGGGAGGGCGTCGGGTCCTGGGCCATTAAAGGATTTACTGGAGTTTGCCAAGGCAAGAATTACGGCAAGGCAGGGGCGTTATCTCTCTAGTCTAGACCTACATGACATTAATTGTTTTGCCCATAGGATTGTGCGGATGGGAGGGGTGCGCAGAGCGAGTGGCATCTCGTTGTCAGATTTACAAGACCGAGAAATGCGTGATTGCAAGCAGCAAGGTTTTTGGACCACCAACGAGCAGCGCAATCAGGCTAACAATTCAGCCGTATATAACGAAAAACCGGATCAGCTGGTGTGGATGGAGGAGTGGTTATCTATAGCTAACTCGGGGACAGGAGAACGGGGTATTTTCAATAGGGGCGGGTTAAAGAATCAATTCCCTAAACGGCGTAAGCATCAGGGCCATTTTTTCGGGACCAACCCCTGCGGAGAGATTATTTTAAGGCACAAACAATTTTGTAACTTGTCTATTGCCGTTATTCGCACTACGGATTCGTACGAAGACATCGCACGAAAAGTAGAATTAGCTACAATTTGGGGGACATTGCAAGCCACTATGACTCGCTTTAATTACATAGGTGAAGAATGGAAAAAGAATAGCGAGGAAGAACGATTACTAGGAGTAGATTTGCTTGGTTTTCTTGATCATCCGCTATTTCAGGATAACGCAAAAGCTGGTGTAATCCTGGCTAAATTGTTATGTTTAGTCAATGAAGTTAACGCCAAATGGTCGGCTCGTTTGGGTATTAACATCTCTGCTGCTACTACATGTATTAAGCCGTCAGGGGATAGTAGCGTGTTCTTTAACACAGCAGCCGGGTTTAAAGGGCATCACGGAAAGTGGTACGTTAGACGCGTTAGAGCAAACACCACTAACCCTGTGGCACAGATGCTAAAAGATGAAGGCGTACCTTGCCTCGACGATTACGATGGCAGCGGTTTGGTATTGGAGTTTCCTATGCAGGCACCCGAAGGTGGTGTGTTGTTAGAAACGCAAACAGTTTTGAGCCAGCTAGAGAAATGGAAAACGTTTAAGCTGCATTGGACCGAGCACAATCCTAGTGTCACGATATATATTCGTCCTTCCGAGTGGCTGGACGCGGGCAAATGGGTTTACGATAACTGGGATATTGTTGGAGGTTTAAGCTTCCTGCCTTACGACGGGGGTATATACCATTTAGCCCCGTATGAAGCAATTTCGGAGGAGGAGTACGATCGCAGGGTTGCGGCTATGCCTACGATCAACTGGGCTAAGCTGATTCGTTACGAGAAATCAGATATGACTGATTTGCACCAGCAGACGGCCTGCACGGGTGGGGCTTGCGCTGTTTAAGCTCAGCTTAGTCTAGCTATGCGTGGCATAAATCAAGTAAGATAGTCAGGTGTATGCCGTTTTGGAATATGACTTTGCACCCGTAACTTAATGGATGAGACTGTGGTACACGCTAGCGAGCTACCTAACTTAAATGTCGAACAAACTCTAGACTTAGGGCTGTACGCTGATTTTCCGGGCACTATTGACTATCTGGCAGAAAAATGTGCATCGCCCGCTAGGTACATTCGACGGATAATCTCGCCGCTGTATACAAAAACGGATATAGGTATTTATTGGAATCCCGCAGTTGAAAAAGCCGGAATGTATGTTCGACCGGTATTTAATCAAGAAGAGTTTGGCTGGTGTTTGCAACTTTTGACGGAAAAGCTTGGGGCGGAGCATGTGCAAACGGAGCCACTTACCCCTTATGCCTTGCAAGATTGGTGGGTAAAGGTGGCTTATTCTCCGACGCTTAGACGTTTGGGTGAATTAGCTCAATTTTTTCCCAGTAAAGATATTCCTGGTTTTGGTGGTCGTCCTATTGCAACTATGGTTGCTAGCGGTCTTTTGGGAGCAGGGCTTGGATATGGAGCTGGTTATTTAGGTGAGAAGATATTACCAAATAGTTTGCAAACAAAAGGTACATTGCGTAAACGGCTGGCTTTGATGGGCGGGGCAGGTGGTGCTTTAATGGGGACAATACCGGGTTTAGTCAATTGGCACGATGGCCGAGATTTTAATGACCCTGCGCTTTGGCAAGGTGGGCCAGAAGATGGGTTTGAATCTGATATCCCTACTTCTGCCAAATATAAAGAAGCCGTTGCACATTTTATTGAAAAACAAGCTGAAGCGGAGTTCGGCACTATAGGTGGTCCGTCTTTTACTGAAATGCCACTAATACGAACAAATGAGTTGGGCCAAGTGCTGTGGGGAACAAATGCTAGTCCTCAAACTACCGCCATGACTATGGGAGCGGTTTACGGGGCGGGGCAAATGTCTGATCCTAATGCGAGCCCAGGTATAGTAACACCACACCAAGTTGGATTGTTTGGGATGGCGATGGGGGCGGCAGGTGGCGGGATTAAAGGCTATATTACAGGGCGTACAATCGGGTATGGTCTAGGTCTATTGACTGGAATGCCCGCAGGAACACAGAATACATTAGGGCAAACCGGGGCAACCCTAGGTGTGATTAACAGTTTAGTGCCTCGACTTTTTAACTAAGGAGATAGTATTATGTCCGTACAAGATCAACTAGACCAAGCTGTGCTTGCACTAACGACGCATTACAAGGAATACACAGCAGATGGAAAATTAACTTACAAAGAAGTGCTTTCGTTGCTATGCAACGGGGCTGCTACCCTTATTCGAGTAGTGGAGATATTTGGGGGAGGTAGCCGTGAAGACAACAAAAAGTTAGTGTTAGGCGGGCTTAGCACATTTTACGATAATGTAATTGCCCCAATAGACATTGTTGGCATCCCGAATATCATTGAGCCTGCGGTAGACGCGTCCATAAAATCGCTATTACTTGTTACGGTGGAGGGGGCTGCTGATTCATTATTCAATGTATTTGAAAAGATGGGTTGGTTGCACGCAGCTACACCACAAGCTCTGCGGTTAATGGGCGCAACCGCTAAAGCGCAACCTGTTATGCTTTTTTAAATTCTAGATTTTAAGGTTTGCTATGACTATATTACTTGGGATGGATCATGGAGTTGTTTTTTTTGGCCCACGGGCTAACCCAAAAGCGGTACGCTGGTGGGCAGAACGTGGACAACTGCATTGGGAGGATTCCCGCGACAATGCTTATGGCACGGTTGCGTTGCGGGAATTCCTTCTGCGTTTACAAGGTATCAATGATATGGTATCTAATGGGCGTACTAAAGAAAATGAAGGGTTTATGCACGCAGACGAATTGGAACGTCATATGAGATTTATTGAACAAGCATTAGGATTAGTGCACAAGGCAAAAGAACAAGGTGCACCGGATGACCCTGTGGCACAGAGGCATAAGGCGATGAGTCTGCCAGTTACAGTGGCTATGCCATCGTGTTTGACTAACGATAAAAAGGCTGAACTCTAGGAGGTTATACAATGCAGGTACAGGAAGCATTTAAAATTGGTTTCTTGTCTAGATGTGTCGAAGAAGGTTTAAGCTCAGAGAACACACACAAGCTGGCTAAGATGGCTGCGACCTTATTTGAAAAGGAAGCGCTTATTAACGTTAGTCCGACGGGAGAGGCGCGTAACGCTGTTGGGATACTGAGAGATGTCGCCCCTTACCTGCTGGCTGGTTTGGCTGTCCCTCCTGCGCTCGGCGGGGCTGCGGCCTATCTGTCTAACACGGCGATGGAAACCGGTGGTGGGGCTGCCCACGGTGTTGAAAATGTTAAACGGGAAGAGTTGCAGACAACTTACGACAGGCTTACAGCTCAGCTGCAAAGACAGAAAGAATTACGAGATTACAAGTCAAAGCGTAAAAGCACTGGACGAGTTTTTCTATAGGGTGAAGGAATAAAAATGGCTACTAGTTTAATAAAGTTCGCAAGTCAAAAAGAAGGAAACGAGCGTGGTCGCTTGTTTTGGGACCGGGCAGACGTCGATGGTTTGCCTTTTCGAGGGCACCAAGCCCCGGCATACCGTAACGAGGAATATGAAGATAGACTTGTACGCATAGCCGATCCAAAAAATGCGACTTTCTACACAGGGGATCCTGTACAAAATCAAGCGTATTTAAAAGTTATGGATGGCGTGTCAAACTCGTGGTACCAGCTCTCCTTTATCGAGCGTTGGCGTGAAGTTAAAGATATACATCATTACATCTACGTAGAATGGCTCGAATACTTTTTAGAAGACGGTAATCCTTGTTTAATTCCTTCTCCATCTGCTCTATAGGGATACTCACATGAATAAGACAAATGCACAAAAATTATTAAAACGAATTCGAGCCGAAAAATCTGCTGAGTTAGGTGATTCACTTGGTGACACACTTAGGCAGCAGGTCAATCAGCAAATGCAAAATGATGCAATTAAAACCATTCTTAAAACAGTAGCATTGTCTGCCGGAGCGGGTGCTGCATTCCGCGGAGCTATGGGATTTTCCGACTTCTCACAAGTTAGTAAAAAAGGGCCACGAGTAGTTGAAATGCCGGTAATATACCCTAAAGAAAAAGACAAAACCTTGCCGAAACCAGAGAAAACCGCAATAGATTCTAACGCTAGAGCAACTGCTCCGCATGGTTTGGACTATTATTTGCCTAGTTTACTTGTGGGGGCGCCGCTAGCCGCTTACGGTGGGTGGAAAGGCGTAGACTTTATTTTAAGTAACGCACGAGAGCAAGAAAGTAAAGCAAAGCTTGAAGCTTCTAAAAAGAAATACGAAGAAGCACTGCTTGGTTCGTACAAAACAGCAACTGACGGTTATTTAGATCGTGCGTTTGTTGGATATGCTCAAAAAGTTGCGTTTGACCCAATTGGGGCTACATCTGCTGCATTCAATTCTACTTTTCCAAACGCTTCTGGGCTTGGTAAAGGTTTGGCTTTAACTTATCTGCTAGCGAGTGTTCCTGCTGGGTATTTTCTAGTAAATAAGGCTATGAAGAAAAATAGCAGGAATAAAATACTGGAAGAGGCTGTTGCGGAAAGAGCGCGACGACAAGCGATAGCACAACCTCCTGAACTTTACGCTGTGCCGCACAGCATATAATTTTGGCTGGAGTTTTACAAATGCTTCCGTTTTCTTCTAATTTGTTTAATCCCGACGCTATGTCCTTGTTGAGTAACGTGCCACAACCGTTGCCAGAAGCTCCCGTGGTTCCATCGTTTCCAGCGGTTCCGTCGTTTCACGAATTTCATGATACTAATAAAGTTAGATCGCTCATTTACGACAAAGTGCTGAATGCGGCGCAGCAGGTGCAGCCTATCTCCAACGATCGGCACACGCTGAGGTTATCTGATATAAATTATCGAGATGGTGACAAGTTTAGTAAGCAAGATCAAAAATCTTCCATTCTCAATGGGAGGACTCAAGGGCGTAGGCTAGAAGGAACTTGGGAGCTCTTGGATAATGCGACACAGCAAGTAATAGACTCCAAGAAGTCAGTGCTGGCGACTGTTCCGCACTTGACTGATCGTGGCACGTTTATAAATAACGGTACCGAGTATATTTTACGAAATCAACAGCGGTTATTGCCAGGAGTTTATACCCGGGCAAGGAACAATGGCGAGATTGAATCGCATGTTAATGTTATGGCAGGAAAAGGCGTTTCACACCGTTATTTTTTAGACCCAGAAAAAGGTAGATTTAAACTCAAGGTAGGCCAAGCATCGGTAGGATTAACTCCTTTGTTGAAAGCTATGGGGGTTACCTCCGAGCAAGCCAAAGAAGCGTGGGGCACGGATCTATTTGCTGCCAACTATAACTCAGATGACGCTTCCGACTATACACGGCTTAAAGGTATGTTTCTTTCGTCCAAAGAATTACAAGGGCCGGAAGATCAACAGAGACAAGCTTTGCTTGCTAAATTTTCTAAAATGGAAATGGACCCCGAAGTAACACGGCGCACGCTGGGAAAGCCTTATGCAAATATGTCATTGGACGCTGTGCTAGACATCACGAAGAAATTAATAAGTGTTAACAAAAATGAATCAGACCCTGATGACAGGGACGCGCTTCATTTTCAGCAGTTTGTCGGGCCAGAGGATTTGTTTTCAGAGCGAATCGCACGAGATAAAGGGCAGGTACGCCGTAATTTACTATGGAAAATGTCAGGAAAAGGTAATTTAAGCTCAATGCCTTCGTCCGCATTAGACAAGCAGTTGAAAAGTGCATTGCTTAGTAGTGGGTTAGGGCAGGCAATTGAAGAAATCAACCCGACAGACCTTTACGAAAAAACAATGTCGGTTACCCGCGTGGGCGAGGGCGGTATTTCTTCCATGGATTCTATCCCCAAAGAATCTCGAAATGTGCAATCAAGTATGCTGGGCTATATAGACCCTGTCCGTACTCCGGAATCTGGGCGTGTGGGTGTAGACACTTATTTGGCAAGAGGTTCTCGAAAAGGAAGCGATGGAAAGCTATACGCGCAGTTTCGAGATTTACGAACTGGTGAAATGGTGTATAAAACTCCACAAGATGTGGCAAACTTAACTGTTGGATTTCCAGGAAGTCTAGAAGGGCCAGATAAGCGGGTGCCGGCAATGCGAGACGGCAAAATGCTTCATGTTCCTAAGGATAGTATTGATCTAGAATTACCTAATATGGAAGAGGCATTCAACCCTCTTTCTAATGTTATTCCGATGAAAAGCCAGGTAAAAGGGCAAAGATTAGTAATGGCTTCTCGTATGACTACGCAAGCTTTACCTTTAGTATCGCCCGAAGCTCCTTTAGTACAGTCGGCAGTTCCCGGTACAAACGGGAAGCAAAGCTATGAAGAGTTGTATTCGCCAGGGATGGGAGCTTTGCGGGCGACACAAGCCGGTAAAGTTATGGCGGTTACTGACGAAGGGATTAAAGTGCGTAATGCGGACGGTACCGAGGAAACGCATGAGCTTTATAATAACTTCCCTTTTAATCGAAAAACTTTCTTTCAGCAGACTTCGGTAGTTAAGCCAGGCGACACTATCCAGCCAAATCAATTGTTGGCCAGTTCTAATTACACAGACAAGGTAGGAACGATGGCTTTAGGGGTAAACGCACGTACTGCTTATATCCCGTGGCAGGGCAAGAATTTTGAAGACGCGATTGTTATTTCAGATAGTTTTGCAAAGAGAACGGCTTCGTCGCATATGTACCAGCACGAGCTGGAGATTGACGACAAAACACAATTAGGTAAAAGGCAATTTATCCAAGCATTCCCGGCGACATTTAAAAAAGAAACATTAGCGACTATAGATGATCAAGGAATGGTTAAGCCAGGTACGGTAGTTAATTTTGGTGATCCTTTGGTTCTTGGTATTACGCAAAAAGAAAATGCATATAACAAGGTGCACAAACAAGGGCAAAAGGGATTTAATAACGCAGCCGTACTTTGGGAACATCACGATAGTGGCGTTGTCACTGATGTGGTTATGGGTAAAAAAGGTCCGGTTGTTGTTGTTAAAGCTGAATCTCCAACGCAAGTCGGCGATAAACTGTCCGGTCGCTACGGGGACAAAGGCGTCATTGCTGATATCATTCACGATAATGAAATGCCACAAGGGGCGGACGGTCAACCTTTTGAAGTGTTGCTTAATCCTCTTGGGATAATTAGTCGAACTAATCCTGCGCAAATGTCTGAATTGTTTTTAGGAAAAATAGCGGCTAAGCGGGGAACGCCGATTAAAGTAGATGATTTTGATACTAAAAAAGACATGAGCCAATGGGTGTTGCAGGAATTAGCCAAAGAAGGTTTGTCTGACTTAGAAGATATTGTAGACCCATCTAAAGATCAAAAAATTAACAATGTGGCAACGGGTAGTCGTTTTTTTATGAAATTGCACCACACTGCTGAATCTAAAGGGCAGGGTAGAAGTGGCGGAGCTTACACTACGGAAGATGCCCCAGCTAAAGGCGGTACGGAAGGTTCTAAGCGCATAGGTTTGATGGATGCCAACGCATTGCTTTCTCACGGGGCTACGGACACGTTACAAGACATTTTCACAATACGCAGGCAAAAAAATGACCAGTATTGGATGCAATTTATGGCTGGTTACGATCCAAAAATCACTACAGTTCCTTTTGCATATCAAAAATTTGTGAATCAGCTGCGCTCGGCTGGCGTTAATGTGGTCAAGCAGGGAACGCAGACTCAGATTATGGCGATGACGGATAAGGACATTGACAGTTTAGCTGGAGACCGTGAGTTGACTAACGCAGATGGCGTAGAGTGGGGTAACCAACTAAAAGAGATCAACGGCGGACTATTCGACAAGGCTAAGACTGGAGGGCATGGCGGGACACGCTGGTCATTCATCAAACTTCATGAACCTTTGCCCAATCCTGTGATGGAAGAACCTATTAGGTCCATGCTTGGACTGACAAAGAAAAAGTTTGAAGGTGTAATAGCGGGTACAGAATCTTTAGACAAATACGGCAGCGGTACGGCAGCGCTGCAAAAAGCATTAGAAAATTTTAATGTAGATGCGGAAATTTCTAAAGCACGCGCAGTTATTTCCGCAGGTAGAGGCTCGCAGCGAGATGAAGCAATCCGTAAACTTAGTTATGCTAAAGCGGTGCAGAAGCTTGGGTTACAGCCTAAGGACTATATGCTGACCAAGGTACCGGTTCTTCCTCCAATGTTTCGTCCTGTTAGTCTGATGAGTAATGGTATGCCTTTGGTTAACGATGCCAACCACCTGTACAAAGAGTTGTTTGAGGCTAACCAGAATTTCAAGAGAATGCAGCAAGAAGTCGGAGAAGATGCTTCTGGGACAGAACGCCTCTCTACCTACCAAGCGTTTAAAGCGGTGACTGGGCTGGGGGATCCTATTAGTGCAAAAAGCCAAGAAAAGAATGTTCGTGGTGCATTAAAAAATGTATTTGGAGAAAGCCCTAAGTTCGGGGTGGTGCAGCGTAAGTTGATTTCTTCCACCGTTGACAATGTAGGGCGTGCTGTTATTACCCCAAACCCATCTTTGGATATGGACTCTGTTGGTTTACCGGAGGATAAAGCATTTAAGGTTTACGAAAAGTTCGTCACCAGAAGATTGGTGCGACAAGGTATGTCGATGCTGCAGGCTCGTACCCAACTAGAAGACAAGACGCCAGTAGCCCGTAAGTTACTGGTTGAAGAAATGGAGCATAGGCCAGTGTATATTAGTCGTGCCCCTGTGTTGCATAAATTTGGGATTATGGCAATGAAGCCAAGATTGACTAAAGGAAATACATTGCAGGTAAGCCCATTAATTGTAAAAGGGTTTGGAGCTGACTTTGACGGGGACACTATGAATTATCATGTGCCCAGCACAGAAAAAGCTAGAAAAGAGGCTTTAGATCGTTTACTTCCCAGCCGTAACCTTTTTAGTATAGCTGACATGAAGTCGGTAATGCACGCTCCTGCTAACGAATACATTGGCGGGTTGTTTATGGGGACAGACCCATCACGTAAATCCACGCGGCCTGTCCGGATTTTTCAAAACATACAGGATGCGAAGCGAGCACACGAAAGTGGAACTATTTCGGTCAATGACCCTGTCCGAATTTTAAATGGTTAGGAAACTAAGTAATATATCTCTATCGTAGATTTTAATTAGGGTTTAGAATCACAAGGTGAGATGACACAAGGAGTATGATTATGGCAGTTAATTTTGAATTGTTACGAATGGCACGACAAAGCATAGGAAAAAAACACTTATCTAAATATGCATTCGTTGCAGCGGGTGACCCGGCTATGGGTGCTCCCCCGATGGACCCTTCTATGGGCGGTGGCGGTGCTCCCCCGATGGACCCTTATATGGGCGGTGGTGGTGCTCCCCCGATGGACCCTTCTATGGGCGGTGGCGGTGCTCCCCCGATGGACCCTTATATGGGCGGTGGCGGTGCTCCCCCGATGGACCCTTATATGGGTGGTGGCGGTGCTCCGCCCCCAGCCGACCCGATGGCTGCAATAATGCCGATGATTCAGCAAGCGGTACAGCAGGCAATGTCCGCCAACGGCGGAGGACAAGCACAAGCAACGCCGTCTGGGCTCAGACCTAAAATCGATATCAATGTCGAAATTGTACAAATTAAGAAAATGCTTGCCAAAATTATTGACTCACTTGGTATTCACGTGCCTGTGTCTGATATGGTGGTAACACCTGAAGATTTAAATCAAATTGCGCAAGGTGGCCCTGGCTATGCGGCGGCAACGCCCGACCAGCCGGCGGGCGGGGGTGGGCTTGGGCAGATTCAGCCTGTTTCTCCCATGAAAGCGGCAGAGGCCTGGGAAAGTGGTGCAGCTTTCAGTTTACCTTCTGATTATTACCCAGCGCAAACAGCGCATAAAAGTAAAAGTGTAGCGGAGTTGGCTACTGCTCTTTTAATGCGAAAATCTATGTAAGGAGTTTATGTTATGTTCATTGTGGAGGTTCTTACTACCGTAGGGAAACCTCCACTTAGGCTTCCTGCTTCTCAAGTTGTAGTGCGTATGCCGGATGGCACTCCAATTAGCGTGGCGGCTTTGTTCGGCGGGGTTACTAGCGTTTTGGTATCGCATTGTGAAGACTCTAGCTTCAATGACAATTTACGTAAGTTAGGCATTAACGAAACCGTTATTTCTACAAAGGTACAAGTGTAATATGGACAATTCTTTGCGCTCTTCCGACATATATTACAGAGATAGGCAACCAATAGTTGTGCCTAAGCCTGTGCCGATGCCGACTTATCGGCAATCTTCTAACGAAAGTTTTTCCAATAATAAATATTATGCGGAGATGTCAACACCGGCTGGCACAGACGACATAGTTAAAATGCAACTGCGACCAAAAAAAGAATCGGAATTGGAGTTAGCGGATAACTGGGACGGTATAGCAACTTTTCAGAATGAATTTAAAGAAGGTGCCACTTCTATCGTGGTAAAATCAACTGAAGCTGTAATCCTGCAGTTACAAGTTGCTGTGGATATGGCAGTCGGGCGTAACGAGTTGACGAGAGAGCAGGTAGACTCTATAACTTTTGTAGCAACAGCTCGTGCCCCGATTTTTGCGGTACCAAAAGTGCCTCCGATTAAAGAAACAACTGTTTCTCCCAAGAGCACACCCGAGGCAGCCGATATCCTAAACGCCCCGACTAAACCGGGCAATAAAAAGGCAAAGCGGGGCATTACCCTGAAAGACATTGCAGCTGTGTTTGATGTCGACGATAGCGACGCTTAAAATCCAGATTTTAAATAATTTGTTCAGGGCAAAACTATTTTATGTTGAACACAACCGTTGGGCAATTGTTGATTAATGATGTACTCCCCGAAGAGATGAGAGACTCGCACCGTGTGTTAGATAAGAAGGGGTTGCAATCTTTATTACAACAAGTGGCGCAACAATACCCAGAACGCTATCGAGATATTTCTTTTCAGCTAAGCCAGCTAGGTCAAAGCATGGCGCAGCAGCAGGGTGGTATGTCGTTTGGTCTGCGACATCTGCAAGTAAGTAAAGCGGCTATGGCATCTCGGCAGAAAGTTAAAGTTTCACTTGCTAATATACTAGCGGACGACACATTGACGGACCGCCAACGAAATGACCAGATTATTCTTGCTGTTGGCAAGGAAAGTCCCGAGCAACAAAAGCAAGTTCTGGCAGAAGCATTAAAAGACAAAAACCCGCTTGGGCTGCAGGTGATGTCGGGAACCCGCGGTAAGTCGATGAACCTAACTAGTCTGCTGGGTTCGGATATGTTGTATTCTGACCAGCGTGACGAAGTGATTCCGATTCCTGTATTGCACAGTTATAGCGAGGGGTTGTCACCTGCGGAATATTGGGCTGGAACTTACGGGGCGCGCAAAGGGATTATGGCAACTAAGTTTGCCACACAAGAAGCTGGTTTTTTTAACAAGCAGCTAAACCAAACTAGTCATCGTCTTGTGGTTACGGGAGAGGATGCCGAGGAGGACAAAGACGCACCTATTCGTGGCTTGGTGGTAGACACCGAAGATGCGGATAACGAAGGTGCTTTATTGGCCCGTGACGCAGGTCCTTACGCACGCAATACCCCACTTACCCCGAAAATACTAAACCATTTACAACGGCTAGGGCACCCTAGAATTTTGGTACGCTCCCCGCTAGTTGGTGGTTCTCCCGAGGGTGGTGTTTATTCTAGAGATGTAGGTATTAGGGAAACAGGAAGGTTGCCGGGTATTGGGGAGCAAGTTGGGTTGCAGGCTGCACACGCTCTAAGTGAACCGATCAGCCAAGGGCAACTATCTGCAAAGCATTCTGGTGGGGTTGCGGGGCAAGAAAAAGCTGTAAGCGGGTTTCAATATTTAAACCAATTAGTGCAGGTTCCTAAGAAAATGCAAGGCGGGGCAGCCCATTCCCTTACAGATGGCACGGTGCAGCGGATTGAGGCAGCTCCAGCGGGTGGTAGCTATGTGACCATCGGGGATAAAAGACATTATGTAGGAGTAGGGTATGAGCTTAAAGTTAAAAAAGGAGACGAAGTAGAAGCTGGTGATGTAATTAGTACGGGGATTCCTAACCCCGCAACTATTACAGAGCATAAAGGAATTGGGGAAGGTCGGCGATATTTCGTTAACGAATTTCGTAAGGCTATGGGTGACAGCGGAATGTTCGGACATCGGCGTAATGTTGAAGTGTTGGCAAGGGGGCTTATCAACCACGTAAGGTTGACGGAAGAAACTGACGATAACGTTCCTGATGATATTGTACCTTATTCAACGCTTGAGCACACTTATAAGCCGCGGGCAGACTATCAGCGATTAACGCCCAAGCGTGCGTTAGGTCAATATCTTGAACGACCTGTGCTGCATTACACCATAGGCACCAAGATTCAACCCTCGATGCTTAAGAATTTTGAAGAATTTAAAGTTAATGAAATTCCAGTGCACAAGAACCCTCCTCCATTTGTGCCACAGATGGTACGTGGGTTGTATCAAATGCAGCACGACCCCGATTGGATGACACAAATGTATGGGTCTGGGCTGAAGAAAAGTTTTTTAGACTCGGTTACGCATGGTGCAGTTAGCGAAGAGCGAGGTACAAGCTTTGTGCCGAGTTTGGCCTTGGGGCTTAATTTTGGTGAAGGCAGTGATCGTGCCGTAATAAAGCCGAAGTCTGGGGCAACTCCTCCTTTTTTTGGTGGCAGTTTTACTCCGGGTCAAACTAAATTTGCAGCAGATACTCCGAATGTCTCTGCCCCGCCTTCTGCTTCTAAACCGCCTGCTGTTTCTACCCCACCTAGAACTTTAGCTCCGGGCACAAACATTATGCCGACAGCACCGACACCTGTAAAAGCACCTACACCTGCTCCGACATACTCGAACTCTAACGCAAATCAATTTAGTAATTTAATGCATAGTAATTCTCCCTTTGCTCAACAAACCGGGCAGGCGTTGAATCAAATGAATCCATTACACGCAATGATGATGTTGGGGGGGATGGCTAATAATAATAATAATAATAATATGTCTAGTAATATAATGAATGGGTTTGGCGGGCAAAATAATGGTGGAATGTTTAATATGTTTAATGGGGGGCAAAATAATAACGGGCAAAATAGCGGAGGAATGTTCAATAATATGTTTAATATGCCCAGCTCGTACGATTCGGAATCTAACATGCCTGCTGAGCCTGTAACTGAAAGCCCATATGTCTCGGCTCAAGGTCCAGTAAGTAATACTGCCTCTGGTGCTGCGTATGACACCGCAGCAAAGGGGGTAGGTGCGGGATATTCAGCAGTAGCAAATAAATTTTCAAGTCCTCCTATCTCATCTAATATTATGCCTCCGCCGTTGCCTAGAACACCTCCTCCGATACCCGCTAAGCTTCCTCCGATACCCGGAATGACTCCTCCTCCGATACCAGGAATGACTCCTCTTCCGCTGCCTGGGGTTAAACCTCTGGCTGGTATGCTCAGTAAAGCCACTTCAATAGGTGGTACAGGTTTAAAGTTAGTAAGTAAAGCGGCACTGCCACTATCTGTGGCTCTGGACACAATAAACGTCGGGCAAGACATATACAACAAAGGTTGGGATAATACAACTAACGACGCAGCACAAAAATGGCGAGATATACTTTCGGCCAAGGATGGGCTACATACCTTGTATCAAGCTCCATTACAAGTTCTAAACCCTGTGGCTAATGCACAATTAATTGCTGGCGGGGCAACACAGACTGCCCAGATGGTAGGAGAAAAAGCACAAGAAGGGCTAACCCATGCGTATGACAAAGTAACGGGTACGGATACTCGTTCTCGTAATTTTGCAGAGGACAAGACACAAGTTAAAAACATGGAGTTAGAAAATCAAAGAGATTTAGAAGGACAAAGAGCACTAAATAAGCCGAATCCAAATCTACCCCCAGATAGGTTAGCTTTAAATACGCAAGAAAATGCCCGTCTTGATGCTAAAATACAAGATTCTAAAACGAGGCAAGGAAATACGGCGGATGAAACTGCAAACTGGAGGCTAGGCCAGCAAAATTGGTTTGGCAGTGGTGGCCACAAATTTAGGGATGCTATGCAAAATTCGATTACTAATTCAGCTGCCGAATTGCAGGGTTTAAATAACGGAGGCACACTAGATGCAGGGCAGCAGGCTAGGAAAGAACAGTTAGAAAACGGACAAGCACAGCGTAAACAAATGATCGGTACTTACGATCGGGAGGGCGGGGCATCTGGTAAAGGTTTGTTTAGTACAGATATGCGCAACCGGGTTAGCAGTCTTAAGGAAAATATTGTGCAGGTCGGTTCACAACTTAGAGACCCCAACCTTCCTCCGGACCAAAAAGCAAAATTAGAGGCACAATTAAAAAATAATAATGAAATGTTAGAAGAATATCGAGGATGGGCAGAAAGTTCTAAATAATATTAATAAGGTGTTTGTATTGCGGTATAAGCCACTATATGGCTAAACTACTTTAATAACTTTAAGCTTCAGATAACTTAGGAGGACTCTATGGGGAATAAACCGCTGCTTGGCGGGCTTGACATAAAGTATGCTGCCGCATATCTGCTGCCCCCATCTACCTCGGAGTTCGGTGAAGATAAAAAGAAAAAGAAAAAGAAAATACAAGCAGAGGACGAGGGTGCTGCTGTGGAGAAAATGGCAGCCACCTACGGGGATGCCATTGTTGGCGCACGCTTATCCTTGGTTAGACAGCAGATGCGTTCTGGCGATCTAGGCGGCGGGTGGCATCCAGATAATCAAATTAATCCGATTAAGTAGCACAATCAAGGAATGTCCTTATGGAAATGCCTAAGCAGAGTAATTCAATAAAGAACGCCAGCATAGGCGGTAAAGGCGGGGAGACGGAATTTGCCCAGGCTTTTTCCAGCTTAGCCTATGCATACCTAAAAGACAAGGCACCACGACTTCTTGACTATATGTTGGGTTTTCAGCTAATTGATCGCAATGAAGATAATACTAAAGCAGTTGGTGTTTTTGGTTTCCAGCTCGACAAACAGTGGCTTTATGCCCCTGTATTTTTTTTAAACGGCGATTTAAAAGGGCATGAGTTGCTATACGTAAAAAACAATGATTCATTTGTTCCGATGAAAGAAAACTGGATTAACTATCTGATGAGTCGAAAGCCTCATATTTTAGGCGAACCTTCAGTAAACAAATTGCAAGAGCTTGGTGGGATTGCTCCTGACATTAATTCGTTGTCCTTGTCACCTACCGGCAACAAGAACGCAAGTGACATATATTGGCTTCGTCCAGTGCTACCCATGCTGGCAGCTTTTAAAGTAAAACTTGCTAACTCCTTGTATCGAGGAGCGGGCAATCGGCAGCTTGATCAAAAGGCGATTGTTCGATCGCCATTTACGGCTGCATTAGCCAAGACTGCTTCAAATCTGGATTTTAACCAAGTTCTGCCTAAAAGTCTCTTACTGCTTGAAGCTGCCTATGACTTAGCCGAGCGGTACCCTGCCATCAAAAAAGCTACTTGTGATTTTTACGGAGCTAACTGTTTTTCACGCTGGGGGAAAGAATTTAGAAGCAATACGATCAAGCAAGCTAGCAGCATTCTTTATTCACCTACCACGGTCACACTTACATCTACTAATTTGTTAAGCGGGGCAGCACAATCGAGGCCTACCATCGATCACATTAAAGAAGGCAAGCTACAAGTCGTTACTTCCGTAACTTCGGATCAAGGCGGGCTGGATACTAAAGACCAAGAGAACTTATTGCAGGGCAAGATAGTTATTAAGGATAGGCGAGAAGATGCAGAAGTAAGTAAAGTCTATGCAACAGAAAACGAGATTAGACTTTTCAATCCTTCTGAAACCGAACTGTACTCTGTACTGGAGAAGTCTGGAGAATTTAGCAAAATGCTGGTGGTGTTAAACGGGATTAGCAGCCGCGGCGCTGAATATATGACCACAGTAATACGCATAGACGATAAGGATAGTCAGAACAAAAGTTGGTTAAACGCAGACAATACGGCAGTTTTTGCTACGCAAGTTTCCATGGACAAAAATGATTGGAAAGATTGGTTCGATGGTTTATCCTCCGAGACTGACTTAGCCGAGGAGGCTGAATATATTGCGATAAACGCCACCCATTCCGCCACTGCTCCTTTTCATGTACTCACCGATATGGGAGATGGGCAATATAAAGTAGATTTTCGCATAAGTAAAGATTATCTATCTTCTCGTGACTCGCTGCTGCCACAGGTACAATCGCGCTACGCTAGCGGGGGCGACAACCGCACTCGCGGTGTGACTCTAATTGTGGGTAAACAGGATAAACCAGGGCTTAGACTTCGACCCCTGTCCAGCGAACTGTGCGTGCCTGCATCTTTTAAATTTATTAAACTGTCTGATGGTTCTTCCTCTGGCTTTTTTGGTAGTTGCGGTTGTTCTCCTTTGGACGAAGATTCAAACCCAATTAAGTTAGGTAGCTTAAGCGACATTCAACGATTGCTGGTTGAAAAAACAGCCAGGCTTAAAGTGTTCAATAACGGAACTGACGTCTACCTGGATTCGGTTATTGGCTCTGTGCAGTTAAGTAAAAAGGCAGCATTATGCCAGCTGGTCGCCACACATGGCCTACGCGAAAAAGCAGCCATGGACATGCTGAAAAAAGCGGAGCAGAAAGGACATGCTGTTTATCGTGTTCGATATGCCCCAGGTTATGGGGCCGAAAAGCAAGCTGCTCCAAATACCAGTGTGCTAGCTGGTGGCCCTACTTTCCCGCTTGATACTGAATCAAATAACGATGGTAGTGAGACTTATGGCCCTAGCACTTCTGTCCGAACCCAGACTAGTACGGAAAAAACTTCGCCCATACCTTCATTAAGCGGGCGTAACACAAATAGGTCCAAGTGGGACAACTGGCAAAACTTCGAGGCTAAGGATTTTAAGCAAAATCTGCAGGCGGCACAAGTCGCGGGCAAGGAAGGGCAGAAAGAAGTGTTTGATGTTTCGATGATGGCTGGTATGTTAAAAACAGTGCGACAAGATTCAATTGTAGACCGCCACTTAGGTGATTTAATGTCGGCGTTAGATTCGCTAGGTCGTTTGATAATGAATTTCTACTGGCACCAGGAAGAATTTGAAGATCGGTATGGCAAAAGTGATCTTCCGGAGTTGGAAGATAGTTTGCGTAACGCTTTTGAATCTCTTGGGGATATCACACTTTTCTTAAAAGAAAAAACCATAGAATCGTCGGCGGATAAAGGTGATATTAACTTAGATGAAGTTTCAAGGAACTAAACTATGTCTTCAGAATATTCTCGTGTTGTTGCGTTTTACGGTAGCTCCGCTGCCGTTACAAGCCTAGAACTTCCTGCTTTTACGAATGGATCGCTGGAGCGTGTTATTATTATTCAAACTAATCCTTCGGTGGCGGTTGGATCTGGTTCTTTTAAAATCTATGACCGCAAAGCTGCTTGTATAGGCTTGACTGATCTAAATGTAAAAGCTTCGGGGACTGTTTCGAGTGTATCGACTAGCTCTACCGGTGTAATCACTTTAGTGTCTAACATTTCGCATAATTTAGGCATAGCTGATACATTTTTTATTAAGGATTGTGCAGATCCCGCATACAACCTTGACTATCAAGTTACGGCTATAAACTCCAACACTTCAGTGACGATTTCTCCTGTAGGGGGGACACCAGCTAATTCTTCGACAGCTAGTAGCGGAGTTTGGCAAACATACCCGTTCGATGCCCGAACTTCTCCGGCTACTAACTTAATTTATTCTGGAACGATAACCGCTGGAGTTACTTTTCAACAGTTCAGCTTAGGGCGAGCTTATGAAAATAAAGATAACCAAGACATTAACCTACGGTGTCGGCACACGGGTCTTTGGTTGGAATTCACGCCCGCGACTCTATCGCCCGTAGCCACATTAAACTGGGAAATCGCTTACACCTGCAAAAAAAATAATGTCGATTAGGAGTCATTGTTGAAAAGTTACAAGGATGTGCGTCTAGCTGACCCGTTTCTTCGCCCTTACTGGAGGCACGAGCGTGTACTTCGCATGCTTCGCAGCGTTCCACCGGAGCGTTGTAAACGATTTGATGATCGCTGGATTCAAGAATATAAAAAGTTTTTGTTTTTTTGGAATAAAGGCGAAGCCCAGCGGGAACGACTTCTCTATGAAAATCCAGGCTTGTACTTCGCCTATAATTTATACGACAGGCTGGCGATTGAACCCGAGCTGACCTTGATGATTGAAGCCAGGCTGTTAGCTGGGTCTTCTGTCCAAAGCATTGCTAATGACTGCAAGACCATACCAGAAACCATTGAATGGTACGAACGACTATTTTTTAATGTGTCTGATTTCTTGACTCACCACGATTGGATCGTAAAAAATGTATTGTTGCCCGCGTCTGACCGTTTTGTAGAACAACTACCTCCGGACAGTGCTGGGTCAACGCAGCCGGCTATGTCTTCTGGGCTAATGCGCACACAATTAGATTTACCTTTGAAATTCTTTGCGTATTTTGGTGGTCCTTTAGTTTGCGATGTCATGATTAGCGGGTTTCGACGCAACAATCATGTATTAACCTCAGATAATTTGTCTGAATTTTTTAACAATCAATTTGCACTTCAAGTGCAGCGGCGCAGTGCGCAAGCCGCAGGACAGTTTGAGGTCAACAAGTATAATGTATTGGAACTTCTTAACACGCATATCAGGTTGATGGAATTGCATAAATCCGGCAAGAGTCAAGAAGTGCGACATAACGAATTTGAAAAAAATGTAAGTGCAATGATGCTGGAAATTCCTTGGAGTGTAGGTAAAAACGGAGAACAGCTATATCAAGGAACCGCTGTTGGTAGGTACGATAAAGGGCCAGTTGAGTTGAATTCAGAAGAAGCTATTTTAATCGCCGCTGGAACTAACTTACCCGTACTGGAACATGACGAAGGTATCGATGTTTACAAACGGGGGGAGACGGATACACATGCAACCATTGAATAAGGCAGATGAACAGCAGCTACTAGCTGGCGTAAAAAAGGCTGTGGACTTGGTTGATAACCAAAACATAGATCCTACCGATGCCATGTATCAAGTAGCAAAATCTATGCAGTTTTCTCCCGGATTTTTAAAAGCAGCTTGCAACGCTTTTAACACAGGGAGACAGCTCGCCCAGTGGAACGCTAATGATTCTGCGCTGGATAAGCTGGCTAGTTTTACTTTGGCAGATTACTCGACAGTACACGACAGAATCTGGGGACAAAAAGTAGAAAAAGTTGCTTCAGTATCTAATTTTTTACCTGTCTTTGATTCTTACGAAGAACAAGCAAGACAGCAGTTTCTCCGCGCGGATTTAACTACGCTGGAAAAATCGGCAGCTGAAGTGCAACAGCACCCGTTAGCGCTGGAAGAGTACGCTGGAAACAAAGTCACAAAAAACTACTCAAACTACGACTATTGCCGGCGTATGGCCGAAGAAGCTAGGCGAGAAAAATCAGCAAACGAAGACAGATTAAACCTTAAGCTACATCTGCTGGAAAATTATTTCCGTAAGTTTGCCCAGGATCGGGTGCCGTTGGCACAAGTAGAACATGCTGTTTCAGTTTGTCGTGGCGCGGTGGGTAAGACACTTATGGACCACGTGGCGGGGAAATTTCAAAAAGAAAAAAGAGCAGCAGATCACAAAGCTAGCTGGGTAGGTTTTCAGCAAGAAGTCGACTGGAAAAAAGAACCTTACACATTAATCGATGCCACAATAAAACAAGCTAGAGATTACTACAAGTCTGCGCTGGCACTGCAAAATCTAGAGATTAAAGCGGCAGAAGCTAAAGAAATTACTACTTCTTTTTATCGCCCTTATGTACCCAGCTATCCGGATAGCCGGCCTCCTTCTGTTAATCTTATGGAAGAAAAACGAGGGGCGGCACTTGCAAGCGGATTAGGGGGAGGACTAGGATTAGGATTAGCAAGCAGCATCGCTGGTTTGGCACGGGATTCCCACGACAAACTAGTAGACAAACAAATAAGGGAGTTAGATGCCCCTGACCATTTAAACGAGTTGCGAAAAATCAGGGCACAGACGGTACTCACTCAACTAATGAGTGATCCTGAAAATCCTTTAAGCCAATACGATCCAGAGGAAGTACTGGGTAAATACAATGAAATGGTGCAATTATCCCCAAGACTTGCAGATCAATCTGCAAGCATTGGACCTTTGTTAAACAAACGAATGCTTGGTAATACGGAACCTTTTGAAATTTCTGAGCTGTTGAAAATGGAAGAAAGTGCCAAGAAAACTCAGACTTCACCTTCTCGTGACGATAACCAAATAGGAAACGCGCAAAATGGCAGCATTATCGCTAAGTAGTATTACTTATGAGCAAGGGTTGCAGTTACTGGCGGCTCGAAAGCAGGCTTTTGACTCGGGGCGTATCCGTCGTATGTCTAAAGAGGCAATGGCTACTTCCTTTTATTTGCGCGACATCGGTACAGATTTTTTAGGGAAGGTAGCAGAATCTGGTTTGCTCGATTCTTTAAAATCCGGATTTGGAAGTTTAGGATCTATGGATGCTTCTACGCGTAATGTGCTGTTATCGGGGTTAGCCGGTGCTGGCGTTGGGGCAGGCACAAATGCGGCATCCTCCCTACTGAAAGGCGAAGAAGGGGTAGGCTGGAAAGCGTTAACTGGTGGGTTGGCCGGTGGGGCTGTTGGGGGCGGGATTGGTTTGGCGCTTAACCCGGATATACTAAGCAAATTTGTTGACAAAAATCAAAACGGGCCACCCGATTCTACCCCTCCAAATAGAAATTCGCAAGTAGCTGCGGCTATAAAAAGCAGATCCCCAGCAGAACAGTTAGCGGAAATAGACAAGTTACAAGGTGTGGCAGACAGCAGTATGCCAGAAATTAAAAGCTACGCGGCACATGGGGCAAACGTGGCGGCGGGTGGCGCTGCTGGTGCCTATGTGGCAACTAGAGCTACATATAATCCTGATGACATTGCACATAAGCTACGCACCGAGCTACACATGGCAGACCCTAGCAACACTCACACCTACGAGCGGTTTCATCGTGGAATGACAGCCCCAGACCTCGGCGTAATTGACGACGTAGCCCGCGCCAAACTTAGAGATGACATGCTTAAAATGACTCGCGATCAGTTTAGAGATGCATATGTGCCTAAATCTCGGTTTGGGCGTATTCCTTCTACTTTTGCGAGTAATTTACATACAGCTGCCCCTAACATGGCTGATGCGATTCTTAAAAACAATACTGTAACTGGCGGTATGTTTACTGGTGCGGGCAAAATACGATCGGGCAAGGCAGGTATACTGGCGGCACTAGCCGGACTCGTTGCGGCAGGGGCTGGGACTATACGCCACAACTACAATCAAAATAATGCAGAACGCAGCAATGCACAAGAAACATTAAAATCGTTAGCTGGTCTTACTAAGCAACAGCAGTAAAGGAGCAAAGCCATGGCGTTAATTAAACTTGTTTCTCCTGCTGGTTGGGACTTTGATCAGCAAATTGTTTCTCCGATTAAAGTGAGTAGCCGTGGATTGATTGGTAACGATCGTCAAGAGTTTTTAAAACGGGCTAGTCATTCTTTTTTGGACCAGTTAGATAATGTTAAATTTGCCTCAGACGAAGTTCCTGTGCATTTAATCGCATTAGGTGCAAGTGAAGCTTATGGCCCCAATAGAAACGGTGATGGGTTTAAAGAAGCCACTTGTCGCGAGCATCATGACACCTTTGTTAAATTTGCCAAATTTTTTCGCAATCATAAAAACAAGGCCGAGCGAGGCGATCCTTTCTATGGTGTGGTTAAAGCTTCTGCTTATAACGAAGATATGCGACGGGTAGAATTGCTTTGTGCTTTAAACGCAAGCAAAGCAGCCGCGGATCGGAATGGTGGTTTTATTGCAGATACCGAGTTAGAAAAGATTGCGAAAGGCGAAGACATAGGCGTAAGCATGGCGTGCCGTGTTTCCCATGACGTTTGTTCTTTTTGCAAGCACGCAGCTAAAACACGAGACGAATACTGTACAAGAGAAAAGTGTGCAGCGGGTGGGTGCAAGGAAAATCTCACTAAGCTAGTAAAAGTCGGTAATGATGTGCATCATTTGCATGTCGACAATCCCAACCCAGTTTGGTTTGACATCAGCCGAGTTTTTCGCCCCGCGGATCGTATTGCTTATGGCACCCGTGCAGATTACCTAACCAAAGCAGCCGCAGATTCCGGCATATTCGAACTGCAGGATTACATCAAATTAGCTTCGGCTTCTACTGCTCCTCTGGCTGTCATTTTGTACCAAGCGGGGCACCACGGTTTATGGTCGGAAAAAAATACTGCCCAAGTTAAATTAGGATATGGGCTTGCTGCTCTTGAAAAATTTGCAGAAATGCTGGATGCTAATACTTACCGAGCCGTAGTAACCTCTGCTTTTCCTATAGAAAGGCTGGCAAAATTAGGTTCGGCACACTGTGATAAGCAGTTAGCCGCGTTGGCAGATAATAAAATATTTTTAACATTGTATGATTATGCACGATTGGCAGGACAAGAAAAGTACATGAAAGCTGCAGCCGCGATACTCCCCGAAATATATACGCTAATGGCCGAGGATGAATCCTTGCCTTTAGCAATTGAGCGCGGGGTCGGCTCAATTGGCGATAAAACAGCTAATGAAAGTGCTAGGGCGTTTGCTGCCACGTTGACGGCGAGTCATTCGTTTCACCGAGTGGCAGCGGAAGACCGAAACCTTTTGAGCTGTATACGTGGGCAGGCTGCTCCTACGATCTGGCAAAAGGCAGCTGCATATAATTTGGAAGGCGAAAGCCTAGCCAAGGAGTATGCAATGTATAAGCTAGCAGGGTTATGGCGATTGGCTGCACTAGACAACGACTTTACTTCAACAGTCAAGTTAAGTCTTAAGCAGAATAGAATATTTAACTAGGTCATCGGAACTCGGTGCCGTTTTCAAGGAGTACATCTAAATGGCGACAACAGTTAAGACTCAAATAGACTCTATTGATCGATTTCTAAAAGCCGTAGGCTATTCTGAAAAGAATGCCGAGGCGAACACAGAGGCAGGTTCAATTGGTGGAGACACCACCCATCCTATTAAAGATGTGGATGATTCCACAGAAGACGCAACAGAAGGTTTCCGTTCTACCGAAAACACAGCAGATGTTAAGGCCGACCAAGGTCCTGCTTCTGTTGAAAATGCTAAAAAGGCTGCAGCTAGAAAACGTGCTTCGGTGCGTAAACGAGCCGATGAACACGATCCTAACGGGTCGGCCTCGGATGATCAAATACAGATTGGTACTAACAAAAAACCAACAGGGGAAGATCCTTCAGTGGAAACTTCCTCAGTAAAATCAGAAAAAGAAGATACCGACACGGCACATCCGGCTAGCACTGACAATAGTGAATTAGACGGCAACAAGTATGCCTCTATGTCAACGGCACAGCTTTACAAGATTTCAAATGATCTTGGGAATCGTGTTCTTGTTGCGCTGACAAAATTTGCCGACAAGGCCGATTTTATGGATGATGACGACTCTGACCGCAACGACTCTGAATCTGAATCTGACTCTGAAGTCACAGAAGAAAAAGATGCAGTAGACCTTGCTGGGCAAGCTGGTTGGGAACTTGCAGGTTTGTTAAGCGGTAAGTTTGACAAACGTGCTGCCGACTCGCTTGTATATTCAACTTTAAGCGAAATTATCAAGACTGCTAACGACGATGCAGATAAAGCTGCAGTTTACTTGCAGAGCTATCACACTGAATTGCGTAAGCAAGCTGAGGGAGAGGAAGAAGCCGCTTTAGCCGCCATGGGCGGTGGTGGCGGTGACGAGGCTGCTTTAGCACAAGCTATGATGGATGGTGGCGGTATGGGCGATGGCGGTATGGGCGATGTCGGTATGGGCGATGGTGGTGGTGCTGGCGGTATGGGTGACGGCGGCGGCGACGGTGCTGACGGTGGTGGTGATGTAGAACAATTAGCCGCTATCTTAGATCAACTTGGCATTTCTCCTGAAGAGTTAGAGGCTGCTATGTCTGAGCATGGCTCCGAAGGTGCTGGTGCTGGGCAGCCAGACGCAATGGCTTCTGCCCCGCCTTCTCCTGATGAAGAACCTAAAATGGAGGTTGAAGCGGCACATAAACAAGCAGTAGCTAAAAAGGGGGCGGCGTCTAAAAATGTGCGGGATTACATTCAGGAAGTTCTGGAGCGTTCCCGCCGTTAATTTTTTTTTTTGTTTGAATCTTATTTTTGGAGGATTTGCACAGTGAACACAAAAACCGCGGCCATGCTTGTCGAATACATTGCCTCTGCCTCGACATTAACCGAACGTTTGTTAAAACAAGCACACATACAATATGAACACAACAAGCAGGCTGCCTCCAGGCGGAGTGCTGTTCTTGCTCGACTAGAGCAGACTGGGTGTATTGCCCCGCATCAAAAACAGGCAGCTGCTGCGATGCTGGATAATCATGCCCATAGTTTAGACTTATTAAGCAATGCCATTGATAAGGTGCAGCAACTTAAAACTGCTGTAGAAAAAACCGGCACTGACCTCGGACAAGCTGTTTCGGACAGAGAAGCAGGCATTAAGCCCGCTAACAAAGGCCGTAACAGTTTAAATGACCCATATGTGGGCCGACGTACTTCTGAAAAGAAGGCATCGGATATAGCGATTTGGGCGGTTATGGACGCCCCTGGTTATTAATTTTAACACTAAAGACTCGTTTGAGTCTTAAACACAAGTCTTAGGAGGACGATTATGGCTGCTCCACGGCAAATGACTGCCAACACCCTTAACGCGTTAAAGGGTTGGCCCCAGATGAACGCAGTAGACTACGCAACATCAATTGATGCGTCTGTAACTACTGTTGTCCCAGCTGGTTCGGTGGTTTCGTTAAATTCATCTGGTAAATTCATTCTTGGTGTAGGCAATCTTAAAGTAATGCCTATGTTTCTTTTTGCCAATTCGGATGATCCAGATATTACCAATGACGGTGGAGATGCCTCCACTGTTAAAGGCGTATTTATTCCGATAGGCCCAACTGGACAAGCTTTGGCTCTGGTAGCAACTGGGGCATACGAGTTGGTAAGTACCACTTATGTCTCTGGTTCTTACGCTCCAAACGCTGCCTTAACTTCTGCGACGACTGGTGCAAATGCCGGTAAACTTGCAGCAGGCACGATGTATACCAATATGATTGTTGGTATAGTTTCCCGCGGTGTTGTAGACAATGGTTACGGCAAGAATGCTTTAGCATTTTGGCCTTGCCCCGTGTTCCCTACTGCTTAATTTTTAAATATTAACTCAATCTAACCACAAGTTTGATTGATACCACAAGGAGGTTTTTACGCATGTCTAATTCCAATACTATGACTCAAGAAGAAAGCAAACTTCTTAGTCAGACAATTTTTGAAAAGTTGGCTTCTAGGGACTCTGGTCTTGAAAAGCAAGCCGTTGACGCCGTTAACGACTTTACTAGAACTAAGATGCGCGAAGATGGATTTTATCGTAGGATTATGCCGCCGATTCCATTAAGCAACGATGATCTTGATCGCCAAGTCGATACGGACAAACCTGTAAAGATTGTGGACAAGGAACCTGATAGTCCAGCGGCTATCTCAATTCCTTTTGCCACGCTTCCCACTAACCTGTACATTCGTGGTGACAGGTACAAAGTTACTTTTGACCGCATCGTGACCCCTAAATTCACGAAAGATGTGGACGAACTTCGTACTTGGCACATGGACATCCGCCAAATTTTGTCGGACAATGCCATTAAGGATATGCTAGCGGAAGAAGATGGAAAATTTATTTCTGCGGTCAACACCGCTCTAGTTGGTGCAGAAACAATTGTTCCTACCTCTGGCGTAATCCAGTACAAGCAGCTTGGTGGTGGCGTCACCCGTGGCAACTTGTGGGATAGCTTCAAGATTATGCCAAGCACGCCTTCTAATCTGGAAGTTCACTCTGTCCTGCTTAATAACATCACGATTAAAGAAGTTGCAAAACTTAATCGTACTGAGATGGGCGGCGACCTTAGCGAAGAGATTATGCGTAATGGTTGGACTTACAGTGAATTCATGGGAGTTCAGTGGATCATCACAATTAAGAAGGGACTTGTCCCGACTAACACGATGTATCATTTCGCAGACCCTAAATTTATTGGCAAGAGCTATATGATAGAAGACACTACGATGTATATCCGTCGTGAAGCGTATTTTATCGAATTTTTTGCCTATGAAACTTTGGGTGGCACCATTGGGCATACCTCCGGTCTTGCTCGGGTTGACTTTACCTAATCACAAGTCTAAGTTAGCCCTGGACTGCTGGGGCTAACTTAGTTTTAAAATCCAGAATTGGAGTAATGAATTATGTCTAAGCTTCCTAATCCTACTGACGCTTACAACTATTTGTTTAACAAGGTGCATGCTCAAGTATTTTTGAACAAATTAGCCAGTTACGGTATTACCCCTAGTACCGAACAGGAAGTTTCAGATTTATTTGAACTTGCCGGACAACTGCGACATATCGAAAGCCCCGAAAAGCAAGCTGCAGAGGGTAGCCGTTTTGGCTCCGCCGTAGCTGGACTTAACGAGGCTATAAATGCGACCCCTCAAGGTCAATGGCAGCAAGCAGTATATGAAGATTCCGCAGTAAAGCAGGCAACTTATGATTTAGCAAATGACCCTGCTATCTATGCTTCCATCCTTTCGTTGAAAGCGCACGAAGCCGCTGTTTTGGCTGGTAACAGCTAAGCCAGTTACTTCAAAAAACTTTCTATAAAAGTATGCAATTTAAGATCGACTGGTTACAATAAACCGGTCGATTTTTTATTTTAGAAAGTAGTGCTTATGAAATTAAGTCTGTTCACTCCTACGCATAAACCCACTTACCTAGTTAAAGCGTATGACTCGTTGAAAGCACAGACGCTTACTGATTGGGAATGGGTTATTCTACCCAACGGCCCAGATGCTAAAATCCCCGAAATTATACAGAATGATGTAAGGGTAAAGATAATAACTACTGGCGATAATTCACACAACATAGGGGCGCTAAAGCGGGCTGTGTGTGATGCGGCAACAGGCGATGCGTTTATTGAGTTTGACCACGATGATTTGCTAGTGCCGGGAGAAAGTCTGCAAAAAATCCATGACAAATTCGAGGAGGGTGCCGGTTTTGTTTATTCAGATGCCGCCGTATTTAAGCACAAAGGTAATTCGGAATTTAATCCATTTACTTATTCTGCCCAATACGGCTGGCAAGATTACGAAATTAATGCGTATGGGCATAACCTGCGGGCTAGCCGTTGCTTTCCTGTGTCTCCTCGTTCTTTAGCTGAGATTTATTATTGTCCAGACCATGTGCGATGTTGGTCCCGTGCTGCTTATTACAAGGCTGGCGGGCATAACCCTGATTTGTCTGTTTGTGACGATCACGAGTTGATGATTAAAACCTACATAAGCGGGGCTAACTTTGAACACACCGGCGGATGTCATTACTTGTACCGAATGTTTGAGCATAATACAGTGTGGGCTAGGAACAACTTAATTCAAGAAACCACGTTAAAATTACGACAGCAATATGTACAGCAGTTAATTCAGTCTTGGTTAACCCGGAATAACTTGCCTTCACTGGACATCACGCAGCTACGCACTGAAGGGTGGAAAGCAGATACGCAATTGTTACAAGGGTTTGGTCATAATATGTATGGGCACATAGTAGCTGACACCGAGTTACAGTGGTGGGCAGGCCGACAAGTAAGGGAATTCATGAACGTGGCTTATGCTGCTTTAATCCCAGGTGGCTATCTAACGATTACAGTACCAGAGGTAAAGTCTGGAATGGGTTATGGCGACGTGGAGTGGCAATCGTATTTCAGCAACACAAGTATGTGCCCATACACGCGCAGTAACTTTGCGAAAAGTAATGGGAATATCACTTGCAGATTTCAGCAAATTAATTGTTTGGAAGTTTTTCCTTCAGATTGGCACAAAGAGAATAAGTTTAAATTTTTACGCTTCGAGCTTGTGGCTTTAAAAGGGCAAAGACACCCGGGATTACAACATATTTAAGCTACTACTATTTAGATTTCTTGTTTAACCGCTTACAATATTTTAAAAGGAGTATGCGAATATGCCAAATGAAAGCACTAATCAAAACAGCCTTACGCCAAAACAAACTTTGGTAGACGGTTGTCCTGTGCTGGCCAAAATCCAGTGTCACGAAATCCAAATGGGTCAATACGCTCGTTTGTTGTGGAATTTAAAAACTCCGCAGGGAACTCTTGTCGATTTAGCTGGGGTTGCTGGCTGCTCAGATAGCTTAGCAATTAGCCAAGCTGGTGTTTCTTTCGATGCCGTCGGTAACCCTCCTTGTGGAGTTACGCTGCGTATGCGGGAGTTGACCGGAATTGATCCGGTTAACGATTTGATTTATTCCATAGATACCACCATTATCAATCCCGCTACCGGATTGGTTCGAGCTGCGCCGCTACCTGATGCCATTGTTCGAAATCCTGGAGTTTATCTGGAAGAGTGGGCAGTATTTGATTTTAACGGCAACATGCTGTTTAGTAACCAAAGCTGTGCCTTCGTACGCCGTGGATTATTCGGTGTCGATGCAGATATGACAAAGCGAATTCTCGGGCCCCCTACGATTGAAGAAATAAGATTGTCTATGCGGGACAACGGGCCAGCGGATAACTCACTGTTAGACGATGTGGAGTTTGATGCGGCTGAAATCACGCAAGCTGTTTTGCGCCCAATTATGTACTGGAATGAAACACCACCTCCTATCCAGCCTTTGCTTACCACTAAAACATTTCCTTTTCGAGAGATGTGGATGGTAGGTATTCAATCTTATCTGTTTGATATGGTGTCTAGCCATTATCGCCGTAATCAACTTGCTTATAACGCAGGCGGTCTATCTATTGACGACAAAAATAAAGAGCAGCAATATAGAGCAGCCAGCAACCAACTCACTCAGCAGTTTCGCGAAATGTTACGAGCCAAGAAAATGGAAATTAATATTGGATTGTTTTCTGGGTCATTAAATTCAAGTTATTCTGGTGTGTTTTATTCTTAGCATAGGGGCACCCAATATGCGTGATAACTGCGAAACAAATCAATGTCCTCCGTCAGATTGCTACAATGTTTTTGATATGGTACATGTCTCGTATTTGATACGAGGTGGTAGCCGTGTCATGTGGACATTGGTTGATACTTTTACAGATCCGACTCCTTGGGTATTTCAATTACAAGTCGGGCACGGTGGAACACAAACCGCCGACGACTGGGAAAATGTTGGTCTTCCTATTACAAATTCTGTCTACGCCGTTGACCCAGGACAGGAAAATTACAGTACCGTATCATTACCCTTTTATTACCGTGTTAAGCTGACTACCTCTGTGGGGGTTTACTATTCTGACCCGACTATAAAAACTGGTATTCTTTCCGTTAAAGATTGGCGAATAGCAAAGGAAATTGTGCGGAAAGAAAAGTTACGCTTTAAGCATACTTCACAAGATGGTTATCTGTTGAAACGACGAGCAATGGGAGCAGATTGCCCTATATGCCTAGATTTTCAAACACTGGAAACTACCAACCCCTATTGCCCGCAATGCTGGGGCACCGGCAAAGAGTGTGGTTATTTTTATCCAGTTGGCTGCATCTGGGCGGATCTTTCTCCGCAATCGCAGAATATGAACATAGATAACCAAGGCATGCGGGGTACGGTGCAAGATATTAAAATAACAGCACGGATGTTAATGCTGCCTTTAATCGGAGAGCAAGATGTTTGGGTCAGTCGCAAGACAGACGATCGCTATTATATTCACGCCATACAGCATACTACCGAAATCAGAGGCGTGCCTTTGGTGGCTACTGTAGAGTTACGCCCTGCCCCGTTTTCAGATGTGGTTTACAGAATTGCGATACCGCAGCAAGACGAATGGCTGCAATCTTTAGTCTAGGACACTTATGCCATATATTCCAAGATCGCCAGCTGCCGCCCTTCCTAACTTAGAAAGCGTGCCTCGTGCCCCTTCTCGTGCAACTTCAGGAAAGCCTTCAGTCCCTTATGCTGAAACTTCTAACACGAATAAAGCTAATCCTTTAGTAGGTCGGTTAAGTATGTTAAAATTCGATGTGCCGGCTCTTAGCATTTTAAATCACATAACAGGTAAGGAGTTTAAAGTCGATGGATACAACAGACTGGTGCCCCCCGAGCGTACCTCCTCCTGAACGAGATGCACCAAAAGTACAAAGTACGATTGATATCAGTTACTTGTGCGACAACGGGTGGCAACCTCTTCTTATTACTGGATTTATTCGGGATTTGCTTATCAGACAGTGGGCTAACCCACATAATATTATTAGTCCGGAAATGAAACAATATGGCTGGCAGGAACAAGTAAGCTCTGGTATACTTATCGAAAGTGTGTATCGTTATAGATCTGATCTTGTTGAAAAACGACCAGCTATAATGATAAAAAGAAATGCTTTTAAAGATATGCCACTTGGCTTAGGCGGTGGTTTTATCTTTGGAGGCGGTCTTGACGCATACGAAACCGAAAAGGGTGCAATTAGTCGGCACGCAACTGTATTTGTCGGTTCGCACACTCTTTTCTGCATCCATAAAACGGGTGCTTCAACGGAGATTCTTGCTGCGGAGGTCCTAGGGCATCTGGTTGCCTGCATGTGGCCGATTCGCCAGAATCTTGGATTGAGAAATTTCTCAGTCACCGATGTAGGGGCTATTCAAGAACTTGAAGAGTCCACCGAGAATTATGTGATTCCTATAACTGTTGGGTGGGCTTACGAGCACACTTGGGAGCTTAAACAAGAATCACTGCCCGTGCAAGGTTTTTCGTTTACTGGTGTACTGGATGGAGACGACATTAGTTTGAACTCTCCATATCAAGGCCCATAACTCTTATACATTCTTAGGCAGGAGGCCACCAATGGCAACTTATGTTCTTCCGCAAGTTCTTGTTTTCCAGGATTTTACCATACAGCCATCCGTGGCTGCTAACCCTTTGTCCGCACACATATCGGGCGGGCATGCCAAGCTTGTTCGTTGGAGCGAGGAATCCGAACGAGAATTTGGTAATTTAGGTTTTTATGACAATGGTACTTCGTTAGTTTCGGCTTGGCCACATCGACCAGCTGGTGCGGTAATGGATACCAGCTACACTAAACTGTTTATAAAAGACGCATTGTTGAAGTATTTTACCGAGGCAACCAGCGGTGGTTCTAATATTAGTGTGGTTTCTAGCTACCGCAATAGAATTACATCTGATTCGGTAAACTTCACTTCTAGTGGTGCGTATGTGCGTGCCTCCGCTTTAGGTAACCGAGATGCAAAAATTGGTGATGTTATCCGCATACGCGGTGTTGCTGAAGGAACTAATGCCACGGCTGATGTCCTCACTTTATGGACTTACATTCGTGGATTTATCGCGGAGACAGTTGCTTCTTCCGTCGCTGCCCCGCTATCAGCTTCTAGCAATAAAGTAACTCAAGCCGCAGCTTCAGTTGCAACTCGGACTAGCGGGGTGGCTAACTCCATCACCATCACACCTGCGGGCACCTACAATGGGTTGCCTTCCGGCATAATTACTGAAGTTTACACTCTTACCGTGGTGGACGGGTCAATCAATGGTGATTTGACTACCGCTCGTTTGCGTGTTACTTCAGCAAGCGGAACGGATAATGTGGCTGCCTTGTTTCCTGCTGCAGGCGTCGCCGTAGGTGCACGCGGGTTGCTCGTGACTTTTGGTAGCACTCCTACCTCAGATACTGCGGCTACTTCTACGGATGCTGGTGTTAGCGATGTAGATTTGTTAGTTGGGCAAGTGTTTACTATGACCGTTTCCCAGACATTTGACGCACCTGTCAAAGCAACAAGCGGAACATACACAAACACTGCTGACACTAACTATATTGTTACAGTCACTAAAGGCGGGGCATGGTCAGCTCACCCTGAGATTTCTGTTTCTACGGCAGACGGGATTGATCAAAGCGGCCCCACCATTATAAATACGACTGTCGCTACTTCTATTGGTAACTATGGCGTTTTAATCGAGCTAACCAGTACAGCTGGCTTGTGCAAAGGCGATCGCTTTTACATTCAGGCTACTGGCATCGGTGAAGGTGCAGTCCGAACCCTCGTGCTTGGACATAACTTAGACCAAACTTTTGGGGGTGGCGAGAATATCGGAATTGACCTTTACATCCGCAAGCCACTTCTTGAAGTGACTCAGAATCGTACAGGTATGGCTCCGTTGACTAACTGGGATCAGTCTTCCCTTGAGTTTACGGTAAATTCTGGCATTGTTGCTTACGACGCTGAGGTAGGTATCGCAACTGCGTTGGATGTTTATTCTTCTGCCGCCCTTGGCTACGGTGAGTTATATGCTGAGTATCGTGCGTGGTTACCTGATTTGGCGGGCAAAGTTAACAGCATTATCGATGTTGGCAACATTGACGATATCTCGGGTTCATTAACTCCTGACAATCCGCTTAAATGGGGCGTATTTAAAGCGTTATCCAACAACAACGGCACTCCCGTGCTGTACACTGCGGTTAACGATCCCAATGATATCAATTACTGGGATGAAGTGATAGAAGTGTTGTTAGGGAGAGATGACGCTTATAATTTGGTACCCTTGACCTACGACGCGACAGTGATTGGGCTGTTTCAAGCTCACATCAATAGTGCGTCATCCGCATCTGAAGGAGCTTGGTGTGTGCTTTGGGCGAACTTGCAAGGCGTGCCTGAAATTCCTCTTGTTGCGGCTGCGTCTACTATTGCCAATCACATGGAAGCCACCAGCACAAATGGAGAAATTGTTTTGGCGAATTTTGAAGAAAATTCTGCCACAGATGCAACAGATTACACAATTTGTTATGTTCCCTCCGGCAACGCTGGGTTTGAGCACAACGGTGTAAGGCCCGGGGACATTGTTCGGGCACTGTACACTGGAGATGGTTTTGGCAACTTTACCTACAGCGAATTTGTTGTAGACGAAGTGCTGTCCGAAGACCAGCTCCGTGTCAAGACGGGACCTTCCATAGCACAGCTAGTTCCTTCCAAAATAGAAGTTTGGAGGACATTATCCGCCAGTGAAGAAGCTGTTGAAATTGGTAAAAATGCAGCTGCTTATGGGAATCGGCGCGTTAGAGCCACTTGGCCCGACCGCATTGAATCCTCCGGTACAATTCAACTAGGTTACTTTTTGAACTGTGCTCTCGCTGGTTTAGCCTCGGCAGTACTTCCTCAGCAAGGTTTGACCAATGTAGAGGTTGTCGGATTTTCTAGTACACAACGCACAAACGATAAGTTTAATAAGCCACAACTAAATATTATGGCTACTGCTGGTGTGTGGGTTGTACAGCAGTCTGCTACTGGAAACATACATACCAGACATTCGGTAACAACTGGCGATTATATTGATATTAACCAGCGAGAAGAAATGCTGACGCGTAATGTAGACAGCATCAGCTACCGGTTTAAGGATTACTTTGCTCCGTTTATTGGCGTTACTAACGTAACTCCAACAATGAACGACATCATTCTTGGGGGTATTGAAAAGCTAATTCGCACTTTGCGAGTAGAGCGGGCTACCCCTCAACTTGGCGGACAGCTGATTGGTGCAACTGTTGAACGTTTCGATGTGTCAGAAGTGTTTAAAGATCGCTATGTTGCTTTCATTAGTTTGCAAGTACCATATGCACTTAACAACATTGAATTACACCTTGTAGTTTAATGTAGCCTTTCTAGGGGGCTAGCCAGCCCCTTGGATTTTTCTTAGTGACTAACCGCCGTAGTGGCAGCACGGCTTTATAACTTCAAGGAGTAATTAACATGGCAGACATCTATTCACGACAAAAAACGCAATTTGCCGGAGCTTTTGCTTCGGATGTTGCGGCTTTAACGCTTGCGGGGGCTACTACTGGTCTTGGTATAGTACAGAATGTTCAAGTGACATATGCGCAGCAAGTTGCTCGCATTTATGATGTTTCAAATGGCGGTCTTGGCGGAGGTGCCGCAGCCGGTATCGTTCCTGTATTCTACGTGGGCGGGCGTACTCAAGGGCAAGGAACGATTGCACGAGTTCTTGGACCAAAATCTGGAGCTCTTTGCGACTTCTATAACAGCATGGGTAATGTTTGTTCCCCTCAAGATCTAACATTTACATTTGGCGGAGGTTGCGGGGTATCGGGTGCCTCAGGCAAAAATCCATCTAAAGTCGCAGCAATAACAAATAATGCGGGTAGCAACACTTTTAATAAAGTGGCGTACACACTAACAGGTGCACTAATGACCAACATTGGTGTTACCGTGGGCTCGCAAGATATGCTTGTAAATGAGAGTATTACACTCATGTTTGCAAACATGGAGTGCAGCGACGCTTCTGGTAAATAAGTTAAATTCCGTATTTTAAACTCGCTGGCTCGACTTAGGTTGAGCCAGCATTTTGAGTTTTAAACTCCAAACGCACCATGAGGTGAGACACATATGACATACAGTTCGGGATCGTCTGTTGACAGTAAACCTGCAGTATACAACAAGGATTCTACTGGAGTAACTGATGGTATTCCTCTGCGCCTGGTTAACGGTATACAAGGAAAATTAGATTCAGCTTCTCCTTGGAATCAATTCAATACCGGCGGTCAAGTTGGTGACTCAAGAAACAATGCAGCCATTCATTCAGCTCCGCTAGCTAGCGACACGCCGTTGCGTGTAGGCCGTGTGCTTTTAGCTCTTCCTTATGTCCATTGCTACAAAGTTCAATTAACAGGGCGACAAGGTACCTGTATAGCTACTGCTGCCTCCAATCATTCGCATACCCCGCTGGGCGTACGCTCTGGCGAGGTAATCCCGCCTAATTCTAATGTGTTAATCTGGAAACCAGCAACCGCGGAACTCGCTTATATTTTAGCGGTACTTCCGTCGCCTGTGTTGCACGATAATTTTAACGCTTCAGACCACATCCAGCAGGGTGGTAATTCTGGGCCTAAAAAAGTAGAAGCTTATCGCAACATCCCCAAGACGGTAGCAAAAGGGCATGGCTGGGTTTCCCAGTCTTGTGGACGACCAATGGACGGCACTATTGGCGAATACGTGAGGATGTCCGAAACAGGTATTGGACTTTTGATTGATTCTTTTCAAACTTATTTACGTGTAAATGAAACTTGCGGGCTGTGGTTAAACTATTTTGACAGCTACACTAAGCTAGCAGGTCTGTCTTTAACTATTATGTCGTACTGTACGCACAACATGCAGTATTACGATGAGGGCGAAAACTTTTCTATGCTGGGGCATATAACTTACCCCTGGGAAGCCGCTGGGATGTATGCCCCCAATACAAAGTTTTCTGAAACTAACGACATAGAAAAAGTTCAGTTGGATAAGCAATTTCCATTCGGTTTAGAGGATTTACAGGATCAGAGCCAAACTCCAATTTATAGAGTAACCGATTATACGGGTTATCTCGGGCAAGGGTTTAATCGGACACTAATGAAGCCGGCCAAAGACAGCGGCAAACGATTAATGGTAGAGACAGACAAAGATGTCGGCTTGTTTCAAGAATTAACCGCATTGGACGGGGGATACTCACTACGGTCGGCTAAGCATATTATGCTGGCCAAGTATCCGTTAATACCCAATCCCAGACGCATCCGCGCGCCAGAGGATGCTAAAGGCGACGATTTACTAGAAAGGCCGGGTAAAGGAGAATATAAATTCAGCGGTAAATTTGGAGAAGGGCCAGAGCATAAAGTTCGAGATTGGAAAGACGACAAAGTTTCTTCAATTCCGAATATGCTGCGTCCTGCGGGTATTATGGATTTGTTAACCCACCATTATAATTGGAAATCCACTCACCCATTCTTCTACCATAAAAAAGATTATGATTACCCTGAAGAAGGAGACAGCACTAGTCCGCTTAAAGCAATTAAATTTTATCGTGGAAAAATGGCTGAATCTTATGTCGAGATCAGACCTAAACGTTTAAAAATTGACGATCGGTACCAAGATGTAAATTACTACAACACGGCATCGTTTATTACACTGGCAGAAGACGGAAGTATTATTATTGCGGATGGTTACGGCTCTCAGCTATTATTGGGGGGAGGTCAAATTAGGCTGGAGGCGGGCGGTGACATAATGTTAATGTCAGGTTCGCGCGTGGTAACCTTGGCAAAAGAAGCAATAATCAGGGCTAAAGAGAATGTAGATATATCCGCAACGGTACACGATGTTAGGATTAAAGCAGAACGAAATATGCAGTTGCTTGCTGGAAATGCAGGGTCCGGTGGGATGCTTTTAGAATCCAAAGGAAAAGGATCAACCCAAGCATACGAAGGTAGGATTGGAACTGAAGTTGCGGGGTCGGGTATAACGCTGCTAAGCCGAGGTGGCTCTGTAAACACTATGTCAAAAACTGCGTACATTCGCACAGGAGTAGACGAAGGTAATCCAGAAAGCAGCGGAGATTTGATCATTGATTGTGCTAATGGTCGTTCCAGCTTAGTGGCTTATGCTAAGTCCTTTGACTTTTTTAGCTCAGGCGGGCTGGGGCTATGGCATCAGCCGGTAGGCCAAGGTGCTGCATCCATGTCGCAATCTCATTATTTCAGCAGTAATTTTTCTAAAATACGAGGTGGACTAGTTATAGAAGGGGATGTGGCGATTGTTAAAAAAGGAGAACTCGGGGTGGCCGGTGGTGTATATGCTATGGGGGTTATTGGTTGTGCTAAAGGAATGGCTTGTTTAAAAGGGGCAGCAAATATTGGGGATAGCTCGATAGGGAATTTTGTACCAAGCATTGCTAAGTTTATTGAAGAATTTGAAATTGAGGGAGACAAGTTAACCCGGGCTGGCGATCCTATTTTTGCTGGATTTTATCCTAATTTTATCTGGAAAAATGCACAGCCAGGCAATAGCAATTTACTCGGTAACCAAATTGGTTTTTCGTACCGAGATTTATCGGCAAGGGGTAATGCTTACGATTACACTGCAAATAAGTTTTTCTTGCTGGAAACTCGATGGCAGCAGCTAGGGCGTATGGGTGTGTTACAGTCAGAAGGCGAGACTTGGACGGAAAAACTAGTGCATTACCAAGGGCAAGAATTATATCCATGGCCTGGCAAACTGAACTGGTTGACTGAAGAAACATTTTTAGGCTACAACGACGAAGACAAATTTAAACTATTTGGGACTAACGCAGCAAAAAGTCGTAAAGATAATACAAAAGATTACGAAGAGCCTAGCTTTCCTGACTGGAAAAAACGAGTTTGTGACGGAAATTATTCAATGTAAGGAGTGACGATGATTGATTTGACTAATATGCCTGAAGATGAACGACGTTTGCTGGAAGAAGTGGCTAAAGCCAAAGGGCAGACTTTAGAAGAAGCGCTAGTCTCACTTGGGCATATTCTACCGCCGAAGCAAGATATGAAGGTGGAATTTGTAGGTATAGCCGCCGTAGACGACAAGGCTGAAACGACTCCGGTGATATTAGAACCACCTTTAAAAATAAAAGCGGAGACTAGCACACCAATTGAAGAAGTAATCCCTAGCTTACCTAGCGATTTTGCTGTAGACGCACCCCCGCCCGCCGCGGAAACAGAAGCAGAAGAAGAATCTGGCAAAAAAGAAGACGAAGAACTAGGTTCTGCTTTACACATGTGCCCTCAATGTGGCTGGGATCAGCATATGCCGGTTATTCCAGAACCAAGCCAGTTTGAAAAGCTTGGGTTTTTACAGATGCTGTTAGGGCAAAAAGTATTTTCTAAAAAATATTTGCTGTACTCTGGTCATTTACGCCTAACCCTTCGCTCGTTAACTCTTCGAGAAATTGATGCGCTATACGAGGAAACATTTAGAGCCAAGAGAATGGGTATCATCGCGACAGACAATGATTTTTATGAGTACCTAAATAGGTTGAGGCTTAATCTTCAAATCGTCAGTTTATCTGCGCAGAACAGCGCTTTACATATTACATTACCAAACGGGTTGAGTAAAGAGACTCATCCCAATGCCGAATCATTCTGGGATGTTTTTTTAGCCGAAAAGAATCGAGCCAAGAAAGCAACAGAAAATAGCCTAACCCTCGTGGAGCAGATAAGAGATTACATACTTTCTGATGTACTACCTACGGAACATTTGCATCGTATTGCTTCGCATACTTGCAACAAATTTAATCGCTTGGTCGTCAAGATGGAGGTATGCGTTGACGACCCAAATTTTATGAACGAGATCGAGCAGCCAGCTTAACTATTCGATCTGCGTTAAAGGGGGTTATTGATTACAGTAAAGCAGATTTGCATAGCAGTATGTGGTGGACTCGCTGGAAATATTTGATTCATGCCATGGAAGAGATGGACCGAGAAAAACTTTTGCATTATGCTTATGACTTTCAACTAGCATTAGTCTCCAGCTCCAAACTTTCTTCCGAGGATTTTTCTAAGCTACAAAGAGAATGTAAAGTACTTTTTGCGGATTTAGAAGGAAGTTTGCGTCCTTGGCTTGGCCGTTCTTCGGAAGATCGTCATACTAAGGATGTAACTGACTTTAAAGAACAATGGAAGGCGTTAATCGGTTTCGATCTTGACGATACTGAAGCTAAAGCAAAATGGGAAAAGGAGATAACGGAAGTATCTTCAAATGTAGCCCGTAAGGTTAATGAGGCGCAGGCTAAAGAATCGGCTCAAGAAACTAACTTCTATGCTACATTGGAAAATGTACGGTTAAAACGGATGAGACAGCAAGGACGCATAAAATGAGCATGGATCCGACACAATTATCGTGGATGCAGGACGCCGGCATGGGGCTAGGCGCTGGTGGATTTTTTGCTCCCCACCCAGCCGGAGGTGCCGGCTATTTGTCCCAATTAGCACAAGGTTACACTTCTCCCATCCAAGGGCATGCGTTACCGGACACTTCTCCGCTAGCCCAACTTAATTTACAGCAATATGGCCTACCTGGGATGGTGGCGGGTATGGCCGGTAATGCTTATATGTCAAATAGAATGCAGCAGCAAGGCTTGCTGCCTATGGGTAACGCTGGCTCATATATGCAAGCGCACCGCACACGCGAACATTTAAGAATGAAAAACGAAGTTAGCTCAGGAGTAGCTAAACAAGACGAGGAGGGCATCTACCAATCGTTCAGAGGGGCTGCCGCCTTAGCCGGAATTCCTTTTAACCGAGAACAGCGGGATGCTGCCCGAAGTATGTCCGAGACTGTTGCTTCTTTTGGCCCGGCTTTGGCTATGCTAGCCCCTGATTTGATGGACGCAATGTCGGGAGAAAAAGGCAGTGTGCAGGCGATGGCTGGGCAGATGATGGACGCAAATCGTTACCGGGCTGACCCTATCACAGGAAAAATGGGATACAGCACAGAATCCAATAAAAACCTAGTAAACAATGTTTTTGACAACTTATTCTCTAAAGATAACATGGCACAGATGAATGGTATGCGCGCAGGAGATATGGGGCAAGCGTACCGGCAGCTATCTGCGGAAGGCTTGGTTGGCCCGACTGGAAGTTTACGTGATCGCACCATTCAGTCTCTTCAGCAAGCTCGGGAAGGGGGGATGGATCTAAGTAAAATAGATGGGGATATTAAAGAAAATACTAATCTTGCCACCTTGCCTAATGATGTACTAGCTAAACTTCGAAAAGATCCCGGCGTAGCCGCTAAGATGAGCAAGGACGATGCTAGTCAAATATCAGATCAGCTTCAAAGTTATGTTGGATCTCTCTCTGCAATTCGTGAAGTATTTGGCGAAAACGGTGATGCTAATGCACCTATGCCAAAATTAATAAATGCACTTAAAGCAATGACTTCAGGGCAGATGCAGAAATTTGATCCAGGCCAGCTTAAAGCTATGGTACGCGACATGCAGTCTATGTCGCAGCTTTCTGGTAAAAGCATAGATCAGTTAGTCGCAATGAACCAGTACGCTAACACGCAAAACTCACAGGTTATGGGTAATTATGGTGTTCATTTTAACCCTGCTTCAACCAAAGTGGGAGTGACCACAGGTATGGCATTTGCGGAGCACGGCGGGACTACGGGATTCGGAGCACTAAACCGAGAGCAGGCAGAGCAAGCGTCCATGGGTATGTTTTCTCGTGGGATGGGTTCTCAGATGTCTAATGCTTTAGGTGCCTTGACTCGAATTGAAGAAGCTGGCGGGTTTGCTCAAAACGGAGCCGGTAATGAAATGCGTGCAGCATTAGCCGCTGCCGATTCCGGGGCACACACCTACACATTTGTGGACGATAAGGGTGCTTCACAAACGAGAAACACTCCGACTAAAGAAAGCCAATTTAGAACAATGGTTGGGCAGGGTGCTGTAACTGGCATGGGAGCCTCTGACTTTAATATGATGCTGGGAGATCGAACTTCTAATCTGCGTGCCCTGTCCACCAACGAAGATAGACAGCAGGCTGCAATGCGGCAGCAGCCCGCAGAGATGGCTAGATTAATTTCTAGAAACACGGGTAATCGTTTAGCTTCTAGCGAAGTATTAAAACAAATTGCTGACCCCAAGCAACGTGCATTAGTGGCTGCAGAGTTAGGCAAGGCGGCTACAGCGGCTACAGATGATCTAACTATGGAGCAGTTACAAGACCCGGCACAAAGAAATCAAGCAATTGCCGAAAGAATACAACTAGAAGGAAGGAATCATGGTTTAGACATAAAAGACGAGCAAGCTAAGCTTATGGCAGTCACTTCCTTCGGACAAAGGGAGTCTACGCTTCAGTCTAGGATAGGAATGGACGCAACCTCTTATGCACAAGTACACGGCAAAGCAGTACGTGCAAGTCGAGACGACAAGCAGTCAGAAGTAAAGGCTCGCTCTGGCTTGAATGAAGCAATGTCGGGGTTAGGGCCAAAAGGTAGTCTCTTACAGCGGTTTTCTACCTCGGTACAGAAGCAAGGTGATAAAGGGGAGGATGCTAACTTAGACACACTAATGGGAGATATGTTTGCTGGTGATATAGATGAAGCCAAAGATAGGTTAAACAAACCATTGGAAGCTGTTCGAGATAGCAAAGAAAAAATTGACAATTTGATGAGCCGGCTGGAAGGAGCAACTCCAGAAGGCAAAAAAAATATTAATATAGATATAGCAGCAGAAACAGTACTATTAAAGAAGCACGTTACGGCAGCAAGGGAAGCCTCAGATATGCTCGGGATGACCGATAAAGAAGGAGTGTTTAATCAAGCAGATGTTAAGAGGGGTAGAGAAGCGGGACGAGAACTAGACCATTTTAACCGTATGGACCAAGTGAGGATAAGCGGAAGTACCGCCAATGTAACGGCCGCAGACAGAGCCGAGGCTAAGACTACTAAACTTACGGATGACGATTTATACGTAATGGCAGAAAAGGATCGAAGTAAAAAACTAGAAGAGGCAGATAAGCAATCGGAGCAGTACTGGTTGCCAGCAGGAGCCAAGGAAGTTTATAACAAAGCAATAGCTAACGGGGCTACCGCAGAAGTGGCTAAAAAAGCGGCAAAAGATCATTTACGCAGTAATGTAATTTCGGTCGAAGACAGAGCTAGAGAGTTAAGAACTACGCTGGGGGCAGATGCAACAGTTAACTCAATACAAGATAAAAACACACAAGATGCTATTATTCAAGGGCGGCGGGGTTCGGAGGACACACGACCTACAGTTAAAGCAGTAGATACTCGTACAGAAGAAATGAGAAAAGCAGAAGGAGGGCAGGAGAAAAAAACCAAAGATGAGGTGGATAAGCTTACTACCGAAGATCGTAAAACTTACAACACTAAGGAGAGGCAGTTAAAACAAAAAGCGGAAGATCAGCTGATTGCCGAAAATCAGTTACGCAGTCTTGGCATACTTAAGGCAGACGAAAGTTTAAATGCCAAAGGTAAAGATATTGCAAACTATACAGGTTTGAGCGGGGACAAGACAAGTCTACGCAAAGAATTGGTTGCGGCTAAAGCAGAAGACAGAGCTGCAATCGTTAACAAATATTTGGATAGCCAGCAAGTTCAACAGTTCTACGGTACCGCCGCCGAAGTTGCAAAGAAAAGAGATGCAGCAAATGCTTATGCCGCTTCCGACGCAGGAAAACAGGCGGCTAAGAAGACTGAATCCAGCCTAGACAGTCTCTCTGAGGTGCGCCGAGAATTCTTATCTGACTCTAAAGCCGTTAGCCGTGGCGGGGCTAGGGGTGTGATTGCGGCCAAGCAAAGTCAGGAGGCGGAAGAAGAACTGCAGACTCTGGCTAATAAGTATCATGGCGGTGATGTAGGCAAGATGGTGAGCAGCGGTGGCACTGCCTTAGATAAAAAAGGTGAGGCTGAACTTAAAAAGGATTTTGGCAAATTATCCGCCGAAGAAAAAACCAAAATAACTGAGCGTTTGGCTGCGTCCGGTAATGCCCTAGGTTCCTATTTCGCTGGGTTTGGTACTGCAAATCTTACCGAACAAAATTATGCTGCTTATGTTTCTCTTCAAGCCAAAGACGCAGTTGCAAAGATGAAGGAGTCAGTAGATGGGATGTCAGGCGGTGCCAGCCAGACTTATGCAGATTTGCTCAAGCCGACATCTGCAACCAAAGCAGCGGCAAAAGAGATGTTTGGAGGTAAAGCAAATGAAGGTCAAGAAAAAGGGCTGCAGGCTTTAAGTTCTGCCGCAGCTTTAAAAAATACAGATTTGAAAAAACTTTTCAGCACGCCAGCGGATCAAGCGCAACTAAAGGAGATTACTAAGCAAATTGCGCTAGGAGAAAAAGGTAACGTGAATACCTCTAACTTGACAAAAGATCAAGAAGCAGTAGTCAAGGCAGCCCAGGATATGGGCAGTTTAACAGGCTTAAACAAGGATCAGATTAAATCGTTAGATGTATTGGCTAAGTCAAATGCAAAAGACGACAGCAAGGAAGCCGCCGCACTAGGTATGACGCAAGAAGAGTACAAAGCAGCTGTTCAAGGAGAAGCTATCGACCCAAAACTTAAACTGTTTAAGGATGACTCGTCAAAAGGTACAGCTAAAGAACAGTTACAAAAAGCCCGACAAGATGAATCAGCCTTGGCAACCAACAAGACGAAGTTAGCGTCGGCACAGGCGGTGTTGGCTAGAAATAAAAGCTCAGAAGGGGCACAGAGAGATGTAGCTAGGTTAGAAGAACTTGTTGCGAAACAAACTGGTTCAAAAGATGAGCGGATAAAGGCAGCCGGATTAGATCCAACTAAAAAAGAAGATGTTCAAAAATACGAGAAACTTTTAGTGAATCAAGGAGGAGTAGCACAGCTTGAAAAGCGCAAAGCTGAGTATACGGCGGAAAGAAAAAAGCTTGCGGATGCAGGTATGTCCGAAGCGGATATTAATAAAAAACTGGGTACTATGACAGATTTAGAAAAAGACAGTCAAAAAATCGCTAAAGATTTAAAAGATAAAGACTTAGGCAGCGATGCGATGAATACTTTAGCGGACTCGTTTGGTAAAACAAGCGTAGACGAGCGTAAAAAATTCAAAGACGACATGGGTAAAGGTGGCGGTGCTACAGATAAAAACCGCCAAATGGTTGCCAATGTTTTAAAGGATGTAGGCAAACTAAAGGGTATTACCGGAGCTGCCGACGGCGACTCAGCCATTAAGAAACTAGATATGCTTACAGATGAATACGAAGCGGCTAAAACGCCAGAAGCTAAGAAGAAACTTGCCGAAAAATACAAAATGAAGGGAGAAGAATTGGACAGCATAATGAACAAGACCGAATTTTTAAAGATGAAAGACAATAAGAAGGACTATACAGAGAAAAACATGCACGACGCCATGAGCAAAGTTGGTGGAAAAGATATTGCGGCTGAAGTTAAAAAAGAAGCAGAGCGCACTATGAAACTAACTGGTACGCTATTACTTAAAGGAGCGGTTAACGGTGAAGGTAATTTGCACAATGGTACAGCCGTAGGTGGTTCATCCTAAAGGAGTAAGCTATGCCGGTCGTTTTCTCAAAAAATACTGGTCGAGTATTTATGCTCAGCGATGCAGTCGCCGAAGGTGCAATATCCATGGGAGGGGTAGTTGGCACCGCGCCCATCACTTATACGCAACACACGACTATCATCACACGCATTGGCGTTGCCGCTTCAGCAAATTTTCAATTTTTACACACAATTGGTAATGATGTTTATATCTATGTTTTTGGGGATAGAATGGGGCAGGTAGACCTGCATGGTATAAGCTTTGCGCAGCCGTGCGCCCAAGTTGGCCGCTTTGATAACACAGAAGAACACGGGTTTGAAAAAATGTTTAAATGGTACGAGGCTAACCGAATTTCGGCACGTCGTGAGCCTGTAACTGTAACTATCGGGGTTAAAAAATCTTTTCAAGGTTTTGTTACTTCGTTAACTGGAGACGCGCAAGACGCACAATACCGGACTATTAATTTTCAATTAACTATTTCTTTATTGCCCCCAACACCATAAGGTTAGCCATGTTTAATCACGCACGAACTCTGCTTTTAAACCTAGACGGTGATCAAGGGTATTTCCCTAATTGCCCGGGGGAAGAATTGATCCCTCAAAATTATAAAAAGTTAGAATTTCCTACTTATCTGGATGTGTTTCGTTCCCGTTTCTTTGGTGCTGACCCTGACAGAGCTATGCTGAATTACCGTGCGTGGCAGCTACTCCAGTTGCTTGAATCGACGGAACTGCAGGCACATATTCTAACGCTAGATCCGCGGATTACATACGATCTAAAAAGCAATAAACTTAGTTTGCACGATACATTTTTGCCCAAGATTACACAGCAAGGTGGCACTTCGGCACAGAGGCTTACTGTCATAGGTTCCCCGATTAACCCAGCTGCCACGGGAAGAACTACTTTTGATTACCGCATTAGTATAATCGGACCAAATATTCAGATAATTAGGCTTAGCCCTCCCTTAATGGAGGTACAACATCTACTAACTTTGACGGCAGGACTTAGCGAATATTTTTCACTTCCTCTGTCGGGATATAGATTCTGCGTGAATACGACAGATCCAGAAGTATCTTGGCAAGTGCAGGGATACCTTAGACCGCAAACAAGCTTGTCCGAAATTGAGCAAGGTTTACACAGTATAGGCGAGCCTTACTTAATTCAGCTATTTGGGACAGCTGCCGATGAGCCTTACACTACGTTTAGAAATTGCTGGAAAAAGCATCCTGAATTTGCTTATAGGCTGGGCAGTGCAACAGCGGCAATGGTCTACCGCATGGAAGAAGAACGCAGTAAAGTAAGAACGAGCATTAACTCTAATACTTAAAGAGGAGCCATGGCGGATAAATCAAATAATTGGGCAATGGTGGATTTGTCTGCACAACCAGGCGGGGCACAGTTAGTGCTACGCGTGTCAGGTGCCGATATTCCCGTAGCCCAATTTAGCATGAGTTACGGCTTAAACGACATTCCAAAGGCTACAGCATTAATTGCACTTGGGCGCGACGCAAGGACGGGCGAGCCATCCGCTATTTACGCCCAGATAAAGACGATTAAACAAATGGCCAGAGCTCGTGTATTTATCGTAGGTAATCTGGGCGACTGGTCTCCCCGTGGTGCAAACGGGGTTAAAGAATATTTTCCAACGAGTACCAACACATCTATATTTATTGGTTATGTGGCAGGAACAAGCTACCGCAGGTCATCAGGGCAAATCAGCTTAGTGTTAAATTTAGTAAGTAAATTAGTGGATTTAGCCCTGTCTTCTGGCGGCAGCAAAGATGTAGTACCTGGCTCGCCTAACGATTTGATGTTGCCAACATTAACTGAGGGTTCAGGTGTCAGCGGAGAAGCATCAAATAAATTTACAGACCAGTTAGAGCAAGATTTAATTATTGATTTTAGTGAGGCAATTTTAAAAGTACTAATGAAGGTGTCTGAAGAAAGTCAAATTCAAACACACGAGGCGGATTTTTGGTGTGGTGGCTTAGCACCCGCAGGTTCCCCGATTTCGGATAGGGCAGGTAACGGAAGGGCGGCAGCTGTAATTAAACCGGGCGCCGGGGATAGATGGCAAGGTATTAGTAATCTTGCCACAGGTACAGATGTGGACAAGTTTCTTACAAAGTATCCGCTTAAGGTGGGCTCAGCTTGTATACCAAAAGCGTGCTCTTTTATCGGAGGTCAAGTTTCGGCTTCACTTGCTAGCACCAGTATGTGGGGGATGCTGATTGGTTCAATTTTGCCTAACTTTGGCTGCGGTATTATCCCGTGGGCATCTGGAGCAATTATAGCTCCTATTCTTGACATGGCACGGGATGCTCAAATAACAATTAAAGCAGATGAATATGCAGATTTTGATTTAACCACTCAGTCCCAGCGCCCATTGTACGGAGTTGGGGTGATGGGTAACTTCGAGATGGGTACTCTTCCTCAATCTGAGGAGCCAAAGCTCTGTACTGGAGCTGTCTTTGTCGCTAAAAACGAGGATGGTAGTGATTTAAATGACGGTATGTGGTTATTTGTAAACACCCCGGGGTGGACTGATAATTGGACTAATAGCGAGCCGGGAACAGCAGATGGAGAGAGTAATCCAGATATTGTTAAAACACTAACTGAACCAAGTCACGATGCTGCTGGGATTGCAGTTGTAGCCATAGACCGCAAGCCAGAGGAGCAGCTGATACCAGTTAATGACGCAATGCAACAATATGCTAAAATGATGTATGCTAGTAACGCCTTACGCGGGCGAGAGGGTTCTATCGTGGGTAAGCTTCGGTTTGACGTCGCACCAGGTACTACTATATTAGTGCAAGCTAGAGGGGATAATTACTTGTCTGCAGGTGTGGATACCTTGGCCACGGATATGTATGCATTTGTGGCTAAAGTTCACATATCCATTAACGCGGAGAACGCCTCTGCTACTACATCTTTTGAAGTAACTAATTTACGCACTGCAGCTGAGAATAACTCCGGTTCAGAAAGATTCTCGATGCTTGAGCACCCATTCTTTGCAGAAAACTATTTTAAATATGTTCCTTTGGTTCCTATGCTTTCTGTTCCCAGTAAAGGCTACTGGGACCCGCCTAGTAATCCACCGCTTACGGCGGTGGCAGGGGAGGTCGACCAAACGCTTACGGCGGTGGCAGGGGAGGTCGACCAACCGCTTACGGCGGTAATAACTACCGCGTTGCCTCCAGCTATCTCGGGTAATGCTGATTTAACTCCTACGGCTGAAACGTCAGGGGCGACCAATTTTCTGCCCCCGATAGACGCACCTATTCGAAGTAATCCTGTCGTACTAACGGCCCGCCTGAGCTCCGTTAGTGATTCTGGAGAAGCAGGGCAAACAACAGCACAATAAGTTTAACAAGGAGTACTTAGTTATGATGGACGATTACTTAGAAGACGAATACAAACCAGCATTTCAAAGTTGGCAGCAAAATCAATCACCGGAAGGCAATGCTGCCTTACTTAAAGCCCTTGACCCTGTAGTGCAAAAGGGAATCAAAATGTACGGGTCTGACAGCCCGTTAACCACAAGTAGAGCTAAGCTGTTAACATTAGATGCAGTGCGAAAGTATGATCCTAAAAGGGCACGACTTCAGTCTCATGTGTTAAACCAGATGCAAGGACTTCGCCGAATCAACCAACAACAACAACAAGTTATCAGCGTTCCAGAGCGCGTGTTGTTAGAAAACCAACGGCTACATGGTTACACACAAGAACTATCAGACGAGCTAGGGAGAGACCCAACAGACGCAGAATTGTCGGATAAACTGGGCGTGTCTATGTCACGGTTTAAAAAAATTAGAAGTTATCAGCCAGGCGTTAATACGGGAAGACTAGATGCGGTTAACCCATTAACGGGGGGTACCGCTAGTTCAATCCCTAACCAACAACAGGACAGCTCCGATCTTTGGAGCGAGGTCGTATACCAAGGGCTTGGTCCTTTAGACCAGCGAGTTATGGAATTAACTTTAGGAATGCGAGGGCATAAAAAATTGTCGAATCAAGAAATTGCTAGTAAGCTTAGTCGCAGCCCCGGGGCAATTACTCAGCGTAAGACTAAAATACAGCAACTGTTAGACCGAGAACAAGCTTTGTCTCCTTTTATTGCGAGGTAGGCTATGCCACAAAAAGCTATTATTGATTATAATCTTGAACTCACCTTAAAGAAGTTCGCTAAAGCAAAAGGGGCAGCAGCTTCTAGCCGCGTTGAAAACGAGGCCATAGGTTGGTTCCGCCCCGAAGTTGGTAGACTAGTAGAACTTACAACTACTGACAGTACTTCGACTGTAGGTGCGTTCCCTCCTTCGACGACGCTGCAAGTGTGGGTAACTAATCCCAATGCAAAAGGAAAAGCTTCGGCCACCATTACAACTACTCCTGACGGCAAGATTGGTAAGATAACGATAAACGATGAAGCGCGTGGATCAGGATTTCTCTTAGATGACACTCTCCATATTAGCCCAGTAGACCCGACAATTGCCCGAGATTATCCCGGCATAAGAGATGTAGGGGCAGTCCCTGCCAAATTAACATGGGAAGGGTTTTTATTGCAGAAAGAAGATTTAATTCACATTCACAGTGCGTTCGCGACAGACGAAGCAGAAAAAAAGTTGATTGAAGCTTACACTGTAAACGATGCTGGAAATTCATCTGATGGTATTGTGCTGTCTTTGCAAATCGACTATTTAGCACAGGCAGAAAGAGCATACAGGGCGCGGGCGACTCAAAATTTTCCTCGCATGCTTACGCATCTTGCGTCCAGAGAAAAAGGACACGGGCAGCCTACCGGTGTTTTCTTAGGGCAAGCTTTAGACTATTTTATACTACTTTTAAAGCAAGGCGCAGATGCCTCCGGAGGATCAGTGTGATACAATTATCTGGAACGGTAGCACAATACGGCGGGCGCACTGTTGATTTCCTTGCATTTGACGGGATGAAAGTTAAAGGGGATACCCAGTTAACTCAAGCTCTGGTATTACCAGGGCAAGCCGGAGCACTGATTACCGGCATCGAAAAATTAGTTCAAAGAGTTCTATTGGAATTACTTACTGAGCGTGGTTCTTTAATCTACGACCCAACTCGTGGTACGCTTTTTTTAACTAAAATTCGTGCGGGGATGGTCGGCACATCTCAGGCTTTGTTTGCTGCTTTTAATGCGGCAGAATTGGAGTTGCGTAATACTCTAAAAATGGAAGAGGATAAACTGGTTGATCCTGCGGATGAGCGTTACAGTCAGATGAATCTTTTATCCGCTTCGTTATTTGGGGATGTTGCCACACTCTCCATACAAGTGCAGAGTATGGCTGCAGAATCTAGTACTGTTATTTACCCGCTCCGCATTTTAGCTAACTGAGGATGACAAGATGACATTAAATTTTTCTAATGCAGATTTATTTAGTTTAACGGCGTTAAACGCAGCAGATGTACAGCAGCTGGTAGACCGAATTGTCACACAACTGCAAGAACTAAACCCCAGTTTAGATTTAAAGCGAGGGGTATTCAAGGACACCGTAGCTTATTACCATGCAGTGCTGGAGGCCTCAATCCGTACTAGCTTAAGAAGGTACCAGTCAGCCAGAAGTCTACAGCAAATTCGGAACAACCCGGAGCTGGCCGACACCGCAGTAGTGGACGATGTTCTTTCCAATTGGGGTATAGCCCGTAAAAGCGGGACTAAGGCTATCGGCTCTATTACTATTGAGTTAAGTCAGGCACGCTCCGTTAATATTCCAACTGGTTTTTCATTTCAAGCGGCAGGTAAACGTTATTTTGCTACAAAAACATTTGTTGCCAGGTCGGCAGAATCGCAGTTATCCTTGACAACTGACCGGCTATTGTCCCATTTAAGTAACGGCAATTACGCATTTACTATTGAAGTAGCAGCTGAAAACGTCGGAGCTGCCTATAAGTTAAACGCAGGCGACTCTGTTGTTCCAGTTCGTTCTATCGCCGGCTATGTGACTAGTTATGCCACCTCTAGCTTTTTAGACGGGTTAGGAGAAGAAACCAACGAAGAGCTGTTGCAACAACTTCAGTTAGGTATAGCAGCAAAGACTTTATCTAACCGAACTAATATGCGATCGTTTCTTAGATCTATTCCTGCTTTTGCCTCGGTAACTAATCAATCTATTGTCGGGTATGGTGACGCAGAGATGTTGCGGGATCGGCATACAATATTTCCTGTCAGCTACGGTGGCAGGGTAGACTGGTATGTTCGAGGACAATTTCCATTACAACGGACACTCTTAACCGTTTCAGCAATATGCGTGGAGGTTGCTTCAACTACAAGTACTTGGCAATTTTCATTGGCTAAAAACAGTATTCCAGGGTTTTACGAAGTCAACAAAATCAGAACGGCGGCAGACGCAGGTTTAAATTCTGGATTTGAACCAAGCAGCGATACGAGGTCTACCGATCTAACGGGAGATGGGTTTTTACCTGACATTGCCACCGTGGCGGAAGGTGCTTATTCTGCATTTCAAACTTCGGTTATTCGTTTTGCAGACACATTTACTTCTACGGCTACTCTATCGGTGGGGCAAATTTCACAATACCTTTGCGAAGTCACTGGAACACCGTTTATCCGAGAGATACAAGAGCTAGTCGCAAGCCGGGATGTGCGAAGCTATGCCGCGGATGTGTTAGTCAAAGCCCCTGTTCCTTGCTTCGTAGATGTCACATTAACCGTCAATAAAACGGCAAGTGATGTTGTACCTCCAATCGATGCAATTAAGGCTGCTATTGTAGCTGTAGTCAACAGTACGGATTTTATCGGGAGGCTGGACGGTTCTATTATTATCAAGGAAGTACATAAGCTTTTGCAGAATAGTTTAAGTGTGACAAATTTAGATTTGTTTGGGCGGATACGCAATCCAGATGGAACAATCCAGTACCTCAGAAATTCAGATTCTTTGATAGTGCCAAACCAGCCGGATAAAATGGTTACGGCTAAAACCGTACAATTTTTTACCGAAATTTCCAAGATAACAGTTAATGTTGCTTCTACCCTCTATACTGCAAATTAAATAGGAGTCGAGCTATGTCGCGAGAACACAAAGGCCGAATTGAAGCTATACGCTTGTTTAAGAAAAACGGAAATAATCAAAATTCACCACAAAAAATGAGTTTTGCGTTGGATTACTTAACCTTTTTTGGGTATGTCGCTGTTGAGCTTTTGCATAACATCGATTACTCCAAGCTTGAAGAAGCGGTAAAATCATTTCAAAGTTTGTTTAATCTGAAAGTAGATGGTGTTATTGGGCCTAAAACATTAAGAGCCATGGAAACGCCGCGTTGTGGCTGCCCGGACAAAATTGACCCTAAAAACAAACACCATATTCAATTTATGCAGGCACAGGCTGTTGCTGCCAAACAGCGTAGCCGCTGGAATAAGCAGGGGCTTACTTACGCAGTACAGCAATATGTCGTAGGTTTACCTAAACTAGCCCAAGATAAAATATTTTCTACCGCCTTTCGTGCATGGGATGATGTCTGTGGTTTAAACATTACGCGCGTTAAAGGCACAAAAAAAGCAGATATTGTGCTTGCCACCGGGAAAGGAATACAGCATAATTTTGATGGTAGCGGTGGTACTCTGGCTTGGGCTTACATGCCCAAGGGGAATGACCAGCAGCTGTCGATGGAATTTGATTTAGATGAAACTTGGATTTCTCAACCCACGGATCGTGGAATTATGCTGCTTAATGTTGCTTGCCACGAATTTGGTCATCTTCTTGGTTTAGACCATTCAAAAAATGCCGGCGCGCTGATGGCTCCTTACTACAATCCATTCATAAGCGGACCTCAAGAAAATGACGACATTAAACGCATTCAAACACTCTACGGATTAAATCAAAATGTAAAAGCGGTTAAAAAAGAAACAAAAAGCATATTAGTCGTAGAGTTAAAAAAGGGTCAAAAACTGGTTGTTACCCGTACTTAAAGGAGTAATGTTATGGTAATAGATTTGGCGGCGACAGTTACTTGGATCAAGCCTGTACTAATTATTCTGCTAATGACAATTGGAATAGTTTTTTTTGCCGTTCCTTGGCTGAAGGAAATGATAGGCAAGCTTCCTTCTAAGCCAGCGGAAACACCACAACCTTCCCCCAGCGCTAAGCCTAAACAACGAAGCAGCGACGCCACGCCACCGGCTGGAACTGCAGAATATCTGCATATTGTCGAGACAACTGCCCCTAATGCCGACCCTACCGTATGGTGGGAGTACGCAAAAGCTGAAATGACAGAAGCCGAAGTAGCAATTGCCGAGGCTAGATTAGCTCAGCATGCTCCAGCTACTTCCGCTAATATCAACAAAGAAGAAATAAAAAACTAACCGTAGGAGAATCATTATGTCTTTGCGACACATAGGTCTATTGAGTGGAATTCTTGGTTTGTTATTGTTGGTCTTACCTTTGTCTAATGACTCGGTCGCGATCGAACCAGCTACAACTACGGCCTCACCTAAACAAGTATTTGCCACTTACGAGAAGTTATGGAGAGCGCATGCTAAAGCCGCAGCAGACAAGCTCGCTTCTACTGAAATTAAAACGGAAAAGGAAATTTGGGAATTCATTGCGGCGGGGCAAGAGCCAGCACGAAAGGCAGCTTTTATGGATTTAGCAAAAAGCGAACAGGACTATTTTGACAAGCAAGGTGGTTGGTCGGCGAAAGCCCATGAAAAACTATTAAGGAGTTATGCAAAATGAGTGAAACACAAATGTCTGGCAACTGGAAAAAAGAAAAAGAAGACTACAGCTTTATTCGTAATCTTTCTAAAGCTCCTATGACTACAACCGCATGGAAAGAATTCGTTAGGCCCGTTGAAGTTGACATCAAGTGGCATCGCACCGAAGATCAAGGGCAGATTGGAAGTTGCCAAGGGCATTCACTTACTTCGGCGCTAGAACGCTTAGCTTTTGTACGTGGTGAGTCTGTGCAATTGTCTGAAATTTTTGCTTATCTTGCTTCTCAAAAACTAGATAATCTTCTAGGTGCGGATAAGGGTTCTACTATTTCCGGAGGTTGTCAAGTTGGACTTGAGTATGGTTGTCCTCCTGAGGCGCTTACAGGTTACCCTAAAAGCTATCCCGGCAGGGCGGACCGTGCCGCGATACTAAGTACAGCCAACTACGAAGCTGCCCTGCCTTATAGAGCATTATCCCTGTGGGAAGTGCCCGATGATCACGAAAAAGTTCTAGATTTTATTGGCGGGGGCGGTGCAATAAATTTTGGTATCGATTATTATGATGGCTTAATCCCTGCGGATAGAGTTGTACGCACTTACAGCCCACCACGCCACCCCGACGGGGGGCATGCCATGTGTGCCCTAGGCTACGATAAAGACGGAAATCTGCGTGCCGCCAACTCTTGGGCAGATGGCGGTTATTTGATTACTCCCGGAGCTTGGAAGCAGATAGTAGAGCACCGAGATACGGCAGCAATTGGGTTAATGGGCAACAAGGAAGCCACCCCAGTTGATTGGTATCATAATTCACCTTACTACAAATTGAGGCTAAAACCAGAATGAAAAATACATTAACAATCGTGCTTAACACATTTGTGTTTGGACTGGTGTGTCTTATGGTCTTTATAGCTTTACGCCCGACAGATTCAGCTAGCATAGCTGCCTCGCCTGAATTGGCAGAAAGCGTGTTAGCTAATTTTAACCGGCATGTAAGTGAAGTACTTGCCGGCAACCAAAAAGTCCAGTTAGACACGCTGATTGAACAAAAGAAAATACTACAAAAGATTGACGCAAATGTAGATAAACTGATCGGCAATACTACTTCCGACCCTGCTGTTACCGAAGAAAAAAGGAATGTACAAATTGAAGTAATGCCGCCTACTACCTACCGTGGGATATTTCGTCGAGGTGCCTCAATTCGGACACCAGCAGCCGGAACGGGCAAGTGAAGCTAAACTCTAAAGAACCAGTTAGGTTCTACTGGAATAAACATGAATTACCCAATCAAAATTTCACCATTTGCCTATGACTTGCTGTGTGGCTTACTGCAGCGAGGCGTGGTAGAACACGAAGGTAAGCGGTTAGATTTTTCGGAAGTCCAGAACATTTCAATTCAACACGGGGTTATGACTTTTCAGCCACCGGCTAAAGTAAGCGTCGCAGTGGGCCCTATAAAAATAAAGACTACCATGTCCTCTCTTACAGTTTGTGCCGACGGAGTTGAAGTTGAAATTGATTATTCGCCTATTAACATCAAGGTAATACCCCAATGAACTGGATAGCATTAACAGAAGAATGCTGCGGTACACAAGGTTGTTCGTTATCCGCAATTCCCAAAACAACCCTAACTACTACTTCCAGACGAGTTGCACAGGGGGTGCTAAAAAAACGAGAGAATATTAGCAGGGTGGCACTTGCGGTACAAAAGGCATACGAAGCTAACCCCGCCGGAACCAGAGAACAAACGCAAGAGCAAGCTACTAAATTTATTGTAAGTAGTTTTATTTTTTTCTTTATCGGAAGTCTGCTGTTAAACAAAGTAATGAGTATCGCATTAACGTGGTTTTTAGATTATTTATTTAGACCAGAAAAGAATGAGTAATGACTTACCGCTACCCGCAGAATGATTTTGATGACACAGATTTACTTTTAAATCTTCTAGGAAGTTTCTGGGCAACAACCTATCAAGGAAATGAATTAATTTCAAACTTATCTGGCGTAGCCGGGCAAATGGCACAACAGACGTATATGCAGCTGATGGAACTCGTAAACAGTATTTCTAGATTTAATGTTCCATTGTTCCACCAAAACAACTGGTATGCCTTGAATTTGCGCGAAACGCAGCTAAACCTAGATTTAAACTTATTACCTAAATATGCCACGCAGACCAATCAGACTTACACCTCGGATAATCCCTTAGGCTATGGACAAGCAATACATTCAGCTTATTTTGTATACACCAAGCCGCAAGGTTTAACCGACGTAAAGCTTATGTTTAACCGGTTGACTTCCCCTACCGTGGCGTTGGTGCAGGGGGTAGACTACTGGCTAGAAGACACGATTATTGTTTTTCGAGCTGACCCCTTTAAGAACGATTTAATCGCAAAACGAGATTTACTAAACGATAAAGGCGAACTCGCAGATAAAGAAATAGTATTGTGGCTGTATCAAGGAAAATGGGAATGGTACACAACTTATAAACAATTTGGATATGCGCTTGGGTTGCAGTTGAAATCAAGCGAAGGATATAAGCAGTTTATTAACGCGATATTTGACGCTTTTGTAAGTGGCACAAGTATTCGCACACAAAAGCTGGCCCTAGCTGCAGCTTTCGGTGTGCCTTTAGTTATAGAAGCAAAAGAAACTGTTGAAAAAATAATTAAAGACGCAGATAAACTTAACATCATTACAGATCAACATGCCTATCGGTTTCCACTAACTGCAACACCCCTCGTACAGGAACAACAACAAGTAACCGCCGGAGATGGGCTTACCGATCTTCTGCAAGTATTTGAGTTTACTCAGGGTAAACAAATTAACCCACAAGACATACCTGCTCTTTCCGTAGGCGTTGGGCTAATACCTTACGGGTTTCAAGGTGAATTAATTTTTGAAAATATTGAAACTCCTTTACTTGTCGAGCTTGAAGTTGCCGGGTTTACTAAGGTATCTTGGAAAATTGGTGGCTACCCTTTTGACGCAGACAAATTTTGGGAGGATGTGCATACGGCAGGGATAGCCAAAAATCAAACAATTGCAATGCTTCTGGATCTACGGGGCACACGTATAGGTCAGCCGACTGCTGCAATGCTCCCTAGTAAGATAAATCCATTACAATTTCTTACCGATAATATTTTACGCAATAACGCTTATGTCGTGAAGGTTAAAGCTGGGGTTTCTCGGGCAGCCCGCCTCCCTTTTGTACCCACCGAACAATTGCGTAAAATTCAACCACCGCACACTTTGATGTTATTAAATGTGGAATTGGTCTACGCTGATAATTATGTTAGTATGGAATCCGCAGGTACTGAAACGGACGTAGGCTGTGCAGAAAATTTATCTTTTTTTCCGTGCACAGTAAACACAGAAGCCATGGCGGCATCGGCATACATGACTGAACAGGTAAATATTACTACGATTGGCGGTCGTTGTATTTAAAATACAGTAAGGATTTATATGCAAAATTGTTTAAATGGCAGCGAAAACATTATCGGAAAAGTACGAGTTTACAGCGTGACAGACAACAGCTGGACTGCGGTTACAGAGTACAACCATAACCTTGTACTGTACCAGTGGGCAGAAATTGCCTCAAAATTATTAACGACAGGCGACAGCCGGTTTCGTATTGGCGGGTTGTACTTAGAGTTTGCGAATACAGTTAGCCCTGGCGACGCGGTGGCAATGCCTTCGCTGGATCGCTCCCGAAATGTAGAGTATTACAACGCTCTATCCGGAAGTGCCACTAAAGACTATTTACGCGTGCCTTTAACGGCTAGCCCTATATCTTCGCAAGGAACAGGATTAAGCAATAATCAAATAACTTTTTTTGCACGAAGTGGTGGGATAGCTGGAGTACACGGTAAGCCTTTCTCTTATGCTTCTAACTCTGTTATTATCGGCGCTTCCCTTGTGGCATTCGTCGATGCAACGGACGCCACTCGTGATTTGTTATTCAGCAGCTTCTATTTTGCAGAAGAAGATCAGCAACAAAAAACTGCGACTAGCCAAGTTGGTATTGAATGGGTGCTGACCCTACAATAACCACGGCTCGCTTAAATGGAGAACGAAGGGATGAGCCTAGAACGTTTTATCAAATTTATTAGCGAAGGTGAGCCAGTCTCCCCCGGTACAGCTAATCGCCCGCTGCAGCAACTAGACCAAAATATTCAGTATCTGTGGGATGTTATTCAAGCTGCTGCTTTAGGTTCTACGGTTTATGCACGGGCACAAACAATCGAAACTACTTTAAAAGTGGGGCAACCTGTTTATTTTAATCCAACTTCCAGCCGATTTGAGGCAGCCTTTGCCTCCACGGAATCGGATACTGTTACAGGTTATCTGACCGTTTCAGACCAAGCACAAGTCTGGGGTATCGTAGCTGAAAAACACAATGCGACGCTGGCTGATATTTTGTTGTTCGGGTATGCCCAGCTAGATATTCGAGAAGCACTTGATACAGTAGTAGCCACCGGAGAAAATGTCCCAGCCGCGACTTGGTATCTGTCTGGGATGAGTGTCGGTACTCTCACGAGACAACTGCCTCCTGTTACCATCCCTGTGTGTAAAACTAACAACAGTGGTGGCGTTTACGTGAATCCAAGTTTTGTGGATTTTTTAGAAAATCACAGGCATTATGCTTTTTCGCTGACAATGCTTCCTGCGGGGGAGGTAACCCCGCCTGCTGTAAATGCTTCCCATGTAATTACAAATCCGGATTTTAACTTATCTGGTTGGTTACCAGCCGACAACTCCGTTTTTGAAGGAAAAGCACCGGCTGGGGCTAAGTTCGGCTACAACTTATCTAAAGATTTACCCCTTAAAAATTTATACCCTCCTGTACCTTTACAATCTGCTTGCATTCAGATGCAGCGTCCTAGCGTCTGGGATACTTCAACAGAACATCGCTGGTATGGGCAGCAGCTAATGGACGATTTAGCTGTAATCGACAGAAATGGTATTTGGTGGATGAGCGACTGTTACGATGAAGTTCCCTGGCCCACTGATCTCGCCACTGATAGTTCGGTCAGCACTAGTTATGGTGCGTGTGCCCCGCTTGGTCGAGAATATGTTTTAAAGCTGTACTACACTCGGGTTGGTTTTGCTACCGACATATCCACAGTAACTAGTCTTAAATCGCTAGATTCTCGCCTAATTATCAACTGTGCCGGCAAAGATGTTCCTGGAACTACAGGAGATTTAGACATTGATCTAAATCTGGCTTTTATGGTTGGAAGCCAGAACTTGACCGGCTATCGTGTTTTTAAAGCATTTGATCCAGTAACTAACACTTTTAATGCTGGACCCGTAGCCGAAGGTGTTTACGCAAATTCTGCTAATGTGTTATTGTCTAGCCCGCACACTACTGTTGATGCGCTGAACCGTACCATTTATCACGGACCAATTGGTCTTGGAGTAATAAGCCAGCCAACGCAGGAATTAGCTAGCCAACTTGTTCGATTAGATGGGGTAACTGAAGAAAGTTATCCTGTGCTATATCTTGGAATGCCGAATGATATAACTACAAGCTATATTGTAAAATTTGAAGTCCCTTCCGATGCGCCTACAAATTCTAATTTTAAACTGAGGTTAAGGTTGCTTGGTAAGGTAGCAAGTACATTACCGCAGCTAACCGTTTCTTACTATACCTCTGTACGGCCTTCGGCAGGTTTGACAACTCCCGTAACTGTAACTCAGAGTTACACTGCTTTGACAATTAATACAGTAGCGGTAGTTGGAGCTAATCAAGCGGTAGAAGCGGAAAGCTCCGCAATTAGTCTAGCTGCTGGTACTATTATTTACATTAAAGTGCAGCGTACTCCTAGCGATGTTGCGGATAATTACGCAGGTGAAGTGGGAATTATGCAACAAACAGGGATATTGACAGCAATATAATGGAGGGCAAGGATGCCATTATCTCAGTGGAATTTAGATTTTCTAAACCATAATGCGCAGCGTAGTTATCCGTTGACTGCGGAATCAACTAAGCAAGATGTTACAATGTCGTTTGAAATTCCAACCGATTTTCTTGTAGGGTTAGATTTGTCTGTGTCTCCCGCTATGGATATGGAGACTGGGCGATTTTTCATTAGACAACTTGGTCTATTTGCTTCTGGCATTCAATTAATCATAGCTTACGACACAGGGTTCAGCCTCGTAGATGTAGCCACTGGTTTAATACCTACTACCACCACTATTAGAAACAAAGTCTTTGCACTTAATGGCATAGGCGTTTACACAGACATAAGCGGTAAAGTGATTATCGGGCGAGTAGATACTATCCAAGAGCAGCCTAGCGGTCTGTTTACTTTTGCTCTGGAAGATACTCGCATCGAACCGCAGGCTATTCGCCCCATGATTAAAGGTATATCTGCAATACGGGTGTCCTCCGGCGTAGGCGGAGTCAGCCAAAATTTGTATGGCGATATTGAGTTAGTAGCTGGCACTAACATTCAAATTTCTACTGCAATAATCGGGTCAGAAACAAAGATTATTATAAGTGCATTAGCCGGTGAAGGCACTATCGAACAATGCGTCTGCGAGGGAGAAGCTGCTGCTATACCCTGCATTAAAACTATTAACGGAATCGGCCCAACTACTGGCGGTAACTTTAATTTTATCGGTGATGACTGTTTACATTTTACTCCGGCTGTCAATGGGCTTAAAGTTACAGATTCTTGCTGCACTCCTTGTTGCGGGTGTGCGGAATTAGAAATTATTACTAGAGATTTAGAGCGTTTTGCAACGCAGCGCAACGCTTTAGACTTATTTGTTAACCAGTTATCGGCAGAAACAGCTACTTTCGACATGACCGTGCTCGGTGCACGCCTTGGGGATCGGCGCTGTTTGACCTGCACATAAAATTATGAGTAATACACGAGGGCGACAACCAGTTGGCTTAAACCAGCCCCCAAGTGGCGGGTCTGCCTATCCGTTTGTATCTCCTTCGGTTGATATTTTGAATTTATTGGCTGACTTCTTTGTGTCGTTCGATGACCTTTCTGACACGTTTGTTTATCCTCTATATGTAGCTTGGATGCACGGATTTGGCACTGTGACTACGGCACCACCCGTGGGCTGGCCTGCTCCTGCCCACACTCACGATCTTGTGGTAAGGGATGCTAATGATGCAATAGTATTTAACTCTACCACTGCAATTCGTTTTACTACGGAAGTATGGGACAACCGCTTATTAATACTTGAATGGACAACTGAACACAACATATGTCGTTGTGCTGTGCACACAGATTGGACAGATGCAGACATCAGTGACTTACAGTCTCGAAGCTATACTACATACATTGTTCCAGAACGGGGCGAGTTACAGGCAGACACCTGGTATAAAATGCCTAAACGAGTATTGTCACTTAGTGTCGGGCTTACCTACATTACAAAAAGCAATATAACCTTAGCTGAAGGTTACAATGTGCAAATTTCTCAAATTGCGGCCACCCCTGCTTTAACCCTGGCTAACTTTAATCCGCTAGAAGACCAAACAACCAAACCTTTAGTGGAAGGCACTAGGAACACGCAACAAATTTTGTTAGAGGCCATCCCATTAGCCGGATTGGGCGTATTTCCGGGCTGCGTTGATCAAGAAAAAGTAATTCGCACAATCAACGCAGTCCGCAGTAACCAGCATCAAAACTTTTTATACGACAGCGAAGGTTGCATAAGAGTACAACGCCCTGTTGTGCTTAATTCTTCTTCGCCCCGTATTTTTCACTACGGTACCGCTAGCTTACCCGCTGCGACGGAGGCTGCTGCCGCTATTCTTGTCAGCAATGATTGCAAAAATTGTTGTGACTGCACCTATTTTGCTCAAACTTACCAAGGGTTAAAGCGCCAATGGAATTTATTTAAAAGTACGGCAGAAAATGCAGAAAAAGTCCGAGACAGATACGCTCAAAATAAAGAACGATGGTTGGTGCAGAAACAAATACGGGAAGCAGATATATTGCGAGTGCGCATCTCGTTGGACGGTAAATGTAAAATACGGTGGGGGATAGCTTTCTGTAACGCCAGTAAATGTTGCTTGAGCAATGTTACAGTATATTTAACTTGGCTTCAGTACCTCAATGGTGTTTTACAAACACCTGTCCTCCCTCAATTTGATTGCCCTCCAACTATGTTAGACGGGGACGAGCAATGTGATGGGCCTATCCCCATTGTGGCAGCCCAAATAAATGCGTTAGGTAACGCTTCTAAACTCACATGGGGTTACAGCAACCCACAGACTGTTACAACTTTATACGGGAGACACTGTATGCCGGATTGCGGCAGTCATCCCGATGGGGCTTTAAAATTTAAACTTCATGTTTGCATAACATGGGAAGCCGCACTTAAAAATCCAGCAACTGGCGAAGCCTGCGTGTTTCCCTCCGTGCAGTATTCTGCAATTCCAGACGCAGTTCAAAGTATTTGGGGAGCTTCTGGGATGGTTTTACCTGCAAACATTAAAGACGAAAAAATAACTCCTTTAACCGTAACCGATAAATCGAACCCCTTCTGTAGGCGCTGTAGCTGCGTAGAAGAATTAACTATTTAATGGAATGTTAGTATGCCGATTCGCAATAACCATTGGTACAACCTTAACGAACAGCGCTTTTATCCGCTGGACGATACTGCGTCAGCTCGCTCGGACAATGGCGACTTGCTACCAAATTCTTTAATCGCCGACTTACGCTTATGCTGGCCTAGAGAATACGGCGAACATGCTTTCATTAGTGCAGCCACAAGTACGCCTGGTTTAGTTACTGTACTTATTGAAGTCGCAACCACACTAGAAAACAATCCGAGTGATTCCGTATTAATAGCAGGTGTAACTCTTCCTAAGACAGAATTAACCAACGGCAGAACTTATGCCTTAACCACGTTTAAACCAGGGGTTGGCGGATTTATTGTGTTGGGTACAAACTTAGAGCAGGCATACTCCGGTCGTTTTAGTTCTCCTTCTCAATCTTTGTTAACTCCTAGGGCTGCCCGTCCTAATCGTGCACCTCCTGTGCCTACAATCAAAGTAAGCGATGCAGCCACAGCTCTATCCGGATTAGTTAAACTAACTGCAACACCTCCTTTATATCTAGAAAAAGAAACACGCATTATCTACGGGGTAGAATACTCTAATGTTATTGTTTTTCGACTAAAGGAGGGCAGGCAGAACGCAGGAATAGTGGCCCTAAATGACTCAGTTTTTGCCACTTTCTCTGGGCCTTGTGGCAAGCGAGCAGGCTCGAAAACTTGCAGTGACCCGCAACCTGTGCAATTTATTAACGGCGTTGCCCCGGACTGTGCCGGAATACTTACTTTAGATTTTCAAGGATGTGCGGTTGTCGGTAAAAATACAAAAGATTGTGGAATTATTCTAGACTGTTCCTTAGGTTTATCCGCTAGCTGTACCCCTCCGTACTTGCCAGTATTGCTTACAGGAAAATTACCAAGCGAATCTCCGCGAGTTGTAATTCCTCCAGTACAGCCTCCTATGCCCCCTGCTGTGTCGACTGTAAGCATCAGCGATGTGGTAGAAACCATATTAAATCTACCTTACTGTGATACTTTTGATGAAATGATTGCCGTCGGATTTTATCCGGTAGGTGACTCGCTTTTTAATTTTGTTTCTGACGACAGCCCGGGAGAAAACGATTGTTGCGTAACTGCTTCTACATCGCATGGTTGCGATATGTCTATATCCGTATCCCACGCATATTCCGTCTCCTATTCCAACTCCCACCGTAATTCCTATTCATTGTCTTACGATAAAGTGTTAGAAGCTATAGAAATTGCAAGCAGTTACGCCACAATACATCCAAATGCACAAGCACGCACCAACATTTCTATTTGGACAATGGATATTCAAGCACTGTACCGCAAGTATACAACAGATGTCAAAATCATCAACGGACAACCGGGGAGTAAAAAAAATGCAGGAATTATTTTAAACTACAGACAAGTGTTACCAAATGTATTCAATTACTTAGTTGCGCTATTAGATGTCGAAACAAGCACTTTTGGAATCTACTTTTTTAACGGGTTACTTCTTGCACCTTTCAGCACAACAGTGGTCCCAGAGCTTAAAACAAACGACTGGTACCGCATTAGTTTTTCAGCACTTCCGGACAGCATAACGCAAACTAGCGTGCAGCTAATTGCTGATTTAACCGGCATTACAAACCCAGCGGTGACTGCAACGCTTTCTACCTCGATATCTTCCAATCTGTGGCAAACAGACGCAGGCAATGCCGGCGTGTACGCCAAACGCTCGTGCAGCTATTTTTCATTCTGGCGCGTGGAGGAAGTTGGAGTATGACAGCTATTCGTTTTCCGGAGTTCTTGGACTCACTAGAAAATACTAAATATCCATTTACACCTACAGCTGCTTTAAGCAACGGTAAAGTTTCATTCTTAGAAGGTACTTTTCTAGACGCGCATGTCTACGCCACGACAAGTTTTTTTAGATATTACATTTCAGCCGTAGTAGTAGAATCCGGCAAATTTACAATTCATATAGGGGATGAGGCAGCACCTAGAAGTTTATACGGGGAGATTGATCTACCTATAGCGATTAAAAATGTGCAGCTACAGGATGATTACGGTAGACCTGCGGGCATACTTGTTTCAAACCCTGACCGTTTGGCCGTATTGGCTACTTGGGGGATCGGTACCCATACATTTGAAAGAGGGCAGACAGAGTTTTGTGTTACTTGTCAGATGCCCATACCTAATCCGGGCGTATCTGGGTTTCTGCTGGAAACTGGGGAAATACTAAGTGGTAAAGTTTGGTTCGTAGGTGACGATGGCGTTGTTGTTTCTATTGCTACAGCGATTAATTCACAAAATAATTTAGTAAGCTCATTACAAGTAAACGCAATAGGCGACCCACTTTACTTGCAAAGATTATGCAACCCGTCTAACATATTTACTCCGGTTAACCCTGTGCGTATACTCAGAGTGGTAAATGGCGAAAACACATACGATTGTTTGCCGGACGTTCAGGGAAACTTTAATTTGCAGATGAATGATGACATGGCACCAGATGCAGCTTTGCGAATTCGTACGACTGCTGAAGGAATAATAATAAATGTAGAAGGGTCTACTACGTAGATAATTGTGAGATAATATGGCGATACCTAATTTTTTCAACGAAAACATTAACCGTAGTTTTCCATTTCAACGAGCAACAGTAGGGGTAGGTACGCCTACTAGTGGTTCCGTAACGATGAGACAACTGCCGGATAACTTTATTGCAGATTGTGGCTTTATTTTAGGCCCTGAATCTGGTTTTATTGACGGGATTCATTCTGTCTTTCTACACAAAATTTCGCGTGTCAGCGAATCGTTAATTGAATACGAATTCCATTCAAATGCACCTAATTTGCTGGATAGTTTTTTAATATTCAGAAGGGATATTGCTGACCCGATTTACAGCACCGAGTTTGTGGAAAGCGATGCCCCGTTTTACGCCCCAGTTAGCCATTCTCTTTCTTTATCCATATCAGTCCCTTCTGTGACTTGTGGAGAACCTTTCTGGTCTGGTTATCTTGTAACTGGGCCTCTCGTTGCTGTTACGTCTCGCTTATCCAACGGGGAGGTAATTGTCCGTGTTGAAAACGACGAGACATTGGTTGAACCTGCATTACTCCAGAATTTAAACCAAAGTCAGCTTGTGTCGTTAAATATTGCAAACGCGGACAGAACTAGAGCAATACGCCCAGATAATTGCCCAGCGAACTCTTGGACTTTTCCGACTGGTCGTATTTATGTGGTACAAGAATGCATGCAAGGAAATTTACGGCTGCAGCCTGGTTATAATATGGAAATAAACCAAAATTCACTTACTAACACAATTGAGTTTGCAGCAAAAGTAAAAGCAGGATTAGGAGAACCCTGTGAAGAATTTAAGTTATTTCCGCAAGAAACTGTACCGGCTGGGGCAAGTAACAATTTATTTGCGGGAGATTATTATTGTAATGAAACATTAAGATCAATAAACGGGCTACAAGGCCCTAATTTGACATTAATTGCTGGCGTAGGTGTATCTATCTTACCTGACAACGCCAACAGTACTGTAACTATAAACATTAACTTAAACGATTTACAAACATGTTCTTACGCCACAGTATCTGAATCTATTTAATAGGAGAGAAAGGATGGGGCACAAAGCATACGCGGCACAAGGACCACAAGGACCAGTATTTGACATTATCAAATGCGATGTTCCTAGTATCTTTCCTATTTCAGCCGACGATTGGTTAGCTAATCCTCAAGTGCCACAAGCACCTGCGGATATCGCAGATTGCCCTGTAACTTTAATCCCAATTTTAGAACCGGAGCCACTGTGCCCCCAATTAACATTTCAAAAAGGTTCCCAAGGTTACGCTACTACTCGTATTGTGCCGGCTGGTCAACAATGTGCATTTTTTAAAATTACAAAAAACGAATGTTGCGAATTTGATATTAGTGTGGATTTATGTTTTCCACAGGGGCCACAGGGGCCACAGGGGCCACAGGGGCCACAAGGACCACAGGGGCCACAAGGACCACAGGGGCCACAAGGACCACAGGGGCCACAAGGACCTCAGGGGCCACAAAGCCCACGAGGACCTCAGGGGCCACAGGGGCCACAGGGGCCACAAGGACCACAGGGGCCACAAGGACCACAGGGGCCACAGGGGCCACAAGGACCTCAGGGGCCACAAAGCCCACGAGGACCTCAGGGGCCACAAGGACCTCAGGGGCCACAAAGCCCACAAGGACCTCAGGGGCCACAAGGACCACAAGGACCTCAGGGGCCACAAGGACCACAAAGCCCACAAGGACCACAGGGGCCACAAGGACCACA